GTCCTCAAGGGGCACAAGGAGTTATTGGTGCACTCGGAGCACAGGGAAGACAGGGCATACAAGGGCCACCTGGGCCACCTGGGCCACCTGGTATCCCAGGGCCACCTGGTGCGCCCGGAGTCCAAGGAGCACCCGGAGCACCCGGAGCACAAGGTGCTCAAGGTGTCCAAGGTGCAACAGGAGTAAACGGAGCACAAGGAGCACAGGGTGTACTAGGAGCACAAGGACCACAGGGTGCCGCTGGTGCGCCCGGAGTCCAAGGATTTCAAGGAATTCAAGGCGATATAGGTACAACAGGACAACCTGGTGTATTGGGAGCGCAAGGCCCACAGGGAGCGCAAGGCCCACAGGGAGCGCAAGGGATACAAGGAGCACAAGGCCCACAGGGAGCGCAGGGCGCAGCCGGCGCACAAGGCCCGCAAGGAATACAAGGAGCACAAGGCCCACAGGGAGCGCAGGGCGCAGCCGGCGCACAAGGCCCACAAGGAGTGCAAGGGACATCGGGTACGATAATAACGCCTAGTGGGCCACCTGGCTTTCAAGGTGCACCTGGACCTGCTGTAACGCAAGTCTCTGCACTTGGGGTCAATACACCCGCAGGACCAACCGGGGTTATTAGAGCAACTGGTGATGTCACTGCATTCTACTCAGATGCTAGATTAAAAACCATTATTGGTCCTATTGATAATCCTCTACAGCGGCTGCAAAAAATAGAAGGGGTATATTATCAGCCTAATGATCTAGCAAAGTCGTTTGGTTTTGATATCTCGATGAGAAATATAGGATTTATTGCACAACAAATTGAAGAAATATTACCAGAGGCAGTTAGAATTGCACCGTTTGACGCAAATAAATTTGGTCATAGTAAGTCGGGTGCTAAATATTTGACCGTGATATACTCAAAGGTAGTTCCGTTGTTAATTCAAGCACTAAAAGAACAGAAAGGACAAATTGATTATATCCGATCAAAACTGTGAGGATACAATGAAAGGCGAATGGTGCTATTTCAAATCTTATTTTGACAAGAATACATGCAATGAAATACTAGAAAAAGCAAAACTGATAGAAACGCAAGATGCAGTTTTGGGTTTAAACAATGACCCGCAGGTCAACTTTGAATACAGACGCAGCAAAGTTCGTTTTTTAAACAGCGATGATTGGAGATTTAAGGATCTGTTTACTGACCTGTGGAAAACTGCCATAATGGCAAATCGAGATTTCTTTAATTTTCATATAACCAAGTTGGATTTTGTCCAACTTGCTGAGTATGATGCTTCGTATCAAGGAGAGTACAAAGAACACCATGATGTTTTTTGGCTAAATAATGACCCTGATTACCATAGAAAGATGACAGCGGTCATTCAACTATCAGATCCGAACGATTACGAAGGCGGAGATTTAGTTGTGACTGAAACAGTTACTCCGCCTGGGCCTACTGAGTTTAGGGATCAAGGTACAATTATATTTTTCCCTTCATTTCTGAGACACAAAGCAACTCCTGTTATCAGAGGTACTCGTTATAGTATCGCTGCTTGGTTCGAGGGTCCCAAATGGCGATGAAAATTGAAAGATTTGATGAGCCATTCACCTATTATCTTATTGATAACTATTTGGATGAAGATACGGCTAGGAAACTAGAATCAGAGTTTATTCCATTTGATTCTAGCAAATGGTTTACCTATGACAATCCTGTTGAAAACAAGAAAGCATTGAACAGTTGGTACGAGTTCCCTCCTACTACTTATCAGTACATGACTTATCTTAACTCAAATGAACATGTTGAATCACTAGAACGATTAACAGGAGAATCAAAGTTATATGCTGATCCTGGGCTACATGGTGCAGGGTGGCATATACAAGGCAATGGCGGACTGTTAAATGTTCACTTAGACTACTGCATTCATCCCAAGCTAATGAAAAAGCGAAAGTATAACTTAATTGTTTATCTTTCTGATTGGAATAAAGAATGGGGAGGAAATCTAGAACTGTGGAGTCATGATAACTTGACTAATCAACCAAAAGAAAAAGTTGTTACGGTTGAGTGTAAATTTAATCGTGCAGTTTTATTTGATGCCTCTATGAACTCATGGCATGGATTTTCTGAACCGATCAATTGTCCTCCTGACAAATTTAGAAAGAGCATTGCGATGTATTATTTGGTTGATTCAGAAGAAGGTGATAGTGACAGAAAACGCGCATTGTATTCACCTCGTAAAGAACAACAAAACAACAAAGAAGTTTTAGATTTCATTAAAAAACGTGTAATAGGTTGATTAATGCACTATACTGCTGCGCTAAGTGCTAGTAGATTCTATAGCACTTACTTTGAACACATTAAAAATCCAAACGCATATGTAGTCGAGATTGGGAGTCAAGACGTTAATGGGTCTCTTAGAGAATTATGCCCGTCTAAAAATTATACAGGAGTTGATTATGTGCATGGTAAGAATGTGGATGTAGTACTGACCAATCCATATAAATTGCCCTTTGGCGACCAATCTACAGATATAGTCATTTGCAGTTCTGTGTTTGAACACTCAGAAATGTTTTGGGTCACTTTCTTGGAGATCATGCGTATCCTTAAACCACATGGATTGTTTTATCTTAGCGCTCCATCTAATGGAGACTTTCATAGATGGCCAGTTGATTGTTGGCGATTTTATCCTGATTCAGGAAAAGCGATGGTCACTTGGGCAAAGTATAACAACATAAATTCTGTTCTATTGGAATCCTACATAGGAAAACAAGACCAAGACATTTGGAATGACTTTGTAGCAGTTTTTCTTAAAAATGAATCATTCTTGAGTAAATACCCCAATCGAATATTGCATCAAATAAATGATTACACGAATGGTGTAATCAATGGAATGCCAGACTTTTTAAATTACGATCCTATCCCAGAAGACAGAAGACGATGAAAATTGCTATTTTTTATCATCTAGCCCAGCTTAACGATTGGGAGATGTTGTATCAAGAGCAGATGCAAGCGTTGATTGTAAGTGGTTTGTATGATCAATGTGAGTTTATTCATGTGGGTATAAATGGTACTGAACCATTGCCACTCTCTTTGAGTAAGGTGAGATATAAGTACAATCCTGAATTGGTTCTTGAAGGGTATACCTTAACTGATCTATGGAATTTCTGTAGCGAACACCATGACTATAAGGTGTTGTATTTCCATTCAAAAGGTGTTTCTTGGAATAAAGACAATGCGGCTGAGACTAACGTTCCTAACTTATTGTTTAAAGTAAAACAATGGAGACTTAGTTTAGAATTTTTCACGATTCACAAGTGGAAACAAAATATTCAGCTATTAGATCAGTATGACTGCGTTGGATCAGAGTTTCAAACACAAACTATATTAGGTAGTCACGACTTTAAGGAGTTTCATTCTCCTCATTTTAAAGGAAACTTTTGGTGGGCTAACTCATCTTATATCAGAACACTTGATCCATTTTACCTTTTAGATGAAACAGGTGGCTGGACAAGATGGCGTTCTGAACATTGGATCGGTACAGGGAATCCCAAAGTTTACAATTGGTATAATTTGGGAAGAGATAAGACACACTATATAGATGAATATAACGTAGAGAACTATTCTAAGGCAAATTTAAAAATGTCAAATAAACAAGCAAAGATCGTGATGATCACGATGTTTAAAAATGAATCCAAAGTAATGCGACGGATGCTAGAGTCCTGTTACAAGTACATTGATTTTTGGGTAATCCAAAATAATGGATCAACTGACGGAACGGAAGTTATAGTAAAGGAGTTTTTCGCTGAAAAGGGTATTCCTGGTGTGCTTTATGATGTAGAGGAAGGATGGGTTAATTTTGGATGGAACAGAGATCATCTAATTAGGACATGTCAAACGATTGATCATGGATGTGATTGGATTCTCAAAATGGACTGTGACGAAACACTTGAAGTAGATGATAACTTCGATTGGTCACCGTTGGACAACAAGAATACAGAGTCTTTTCATATTGCAGCAGTAGCAGGGACTGCAATCTATTATCGAGCATGGATGTATAATGCTAACTTAAGATGGGGATTTAATCATGATCCTTGTCATGAAACTGTGTATAAGATAGAAGCGGATGGTTCAAAGAATGAGAGCTTTTCTAGATATGACTTGCCTCCAGGATTTAGGCAAATAGGATTCAATGAAGGACAAAGCTGGTCAGACCCAGCTAAGTTTATCAGTCATGCATTGATTCTTGAAGAAAAGATGATTAAAGAAGGTAACATGCTAACTGACCTGTATCACTTTTGGTACATAGGTAAAAGTTACTTTGATGCAATTCCTTCAAGTGCATTTCCCTTGAAAGAATCTCAACAACGTGAATATGCAAGAAGGACAATCTATTACTTTGAACAGTATGTAAACTATATTGAAAAGACCGGGCAATCATATGGCATCGATGAGATGAGTTATATGGCTATGTTGTTTTCAGCCGAATCTCATCTATTTTTACAGAACGATGAGGCAGCAATTGTTTGCTATAAACTATCGGAAAAATATGCGCCAAGACGAAACGATCACCTTTTTGGTTTAGCAAACATATACAAGAGACTAGGTCGTTATGAAGAGATGTTAGCAGTAACTTCAAGAATGATGTCACCTGAAAGAAAAAATCCCTTTCCTGATTATAGCTCATTCATTGATACTGCATTATATTACGACAGTCCAACTGGAAGAGTTCAAGAACTTCATAACTTTGCACTAAGCAAACAGGAGAAACCTATGGAAACAACAATTTTTACTTACAGCAACGTTCAACGACCTAGATTATTTGTAGTTGATAATTTTTATGCAAACCCAGATGCAGTACGAGAGTTTGCACTTGCACAAGAATTTCAACAAGATTTGCGTTGGTACAAGGGACTTAGGACAACCACAGTATACAGGCCTCCTGGAATCAAAGAAGCATTTGAAAGGATTATAGGACAAAAAATAACGGTATTCGAAGAACATGGGTACAACGGGGTATTCCAACTGTGTAATGCACAAGATCCTCAAGTTTACCACTACGATCAGCAAAGTTGGGCTGCTATGATATACTTGACTCCTAATGCACCGATTGAGAGTGGAACAAGACTACATCGCTCTAGGTTAAACGGAACAAGAGATTCCCGTGAGTCAAATGTAGACGATGCATTTAACGGGGATTTTTATGACGGTACGAAGTTTGATGTTGTCGATAGCGTAGCTAACGTATACAACAGATTAATTATTATGGATGCTAGGTGCATTCATTCAGCCGGTCCTTACTTTGGAAATAATGAGACAAACTCAAGGCTAACACATCTATTTTTCTTTGACTAATATGAATCAATACAAATTTAGTATTATCACACCGGAGCATAATCCTAATAACGCTCCTTTTTTGCTAGAGCTATATAAAAGTATAGCTAATCAAACCTATTCTAACTGGGAGTGGATTTTATATTTAAACAATGGTTGTTCACCCGATGATCTCCCTGAACTCATTCTTATGGATGACCGAGTTATGATCTATCATTGCTTGGATGCAGCACATAACATTGGTGCAATAAAAAATGCAGCATTTAATTTAGGAACAGGTGATGTTTTGGTTGAAGCAGATCATGATGATATCTTAACTCCTGATTGTTTAGAAGAGTTGAACATTGCGTTCCAAGATCAACAAGTTGGGTTTGTTTTTAGTGACAATGCAGTTCTTCACATGAAGGATGAGTTCTCACCATTCTCTTCTACTTATGGATGGACTCATAGGATGTTTGAGTGGCAAGGAAAACAGTTATATGCAATGAATAGCTTTGAACCTTCTAGTCATTCAGTTGGGTATATTTGGTACGCACCTGATCATGTTAGATCATGGAGAACTTCTATTTACAAAGAGATCGGCGGCCATAACCCTGATCTTTCTGTATGCGATGACCATGAATTGATGATTCGTACATATCTTACTACAAACATGAAGAGGATTCCCAAGGTTCTATACATCTACAGAATCACTGGGGATAATACTTGGTTAGCTAGAAATCAAGAGATACAAACCAAAACAGTAGAACTTTTTAATCAATATGCAATGAAGCTAGCTGAACGTGATGCAGAAAAAAGAAATCTTCTTAAGGTTGATATAGGCGGGGGGATAAACTCACTGCCAGGGTATATTACACTAGATCAGAGAGAAACAGCCCACGTTGTATGTGATTTAAATAACGGTATTCCTTTGCCCGATAACTCAGTGGGAGTTTTGAACGCAAGTCATATTATTGAACATCTCCGAGATCCTATTAAAACTATGCGTGAGATTCACAGAGTACTTGCACATGGAGGATGGGCATTTATAGAAGTTCCAAGCACAGACGGGAGAGGAGCGTTTCAAGATCCAACTCATGTTAGTTATTGGAATGAAAATAGCTTCCTGTATTATACTAACTCGTATTTTGCAAACTTTATTGAGAACAAAGATATTCGATTCCAAGAGTTTAGAAGAGAGACATGGTTTCCTAATGAATTCTTGCGTAACATGAACGTTTGTGTTACTACTGCTTGGTTGGTTGCCCACAAGCCAAATGGAAATACTTTGCCTCACGGTATGTATATATGACATCTTATATTCATCTAGTTAAGATCGATGACGTTGAAAAGGAACGTAGGGTAGAAATATGCAATAAGTGTGAGCACTTAAGCAAACTAAAAGTTTGTAAGAAATGTGGTTGCCCAATTCAAACTAAAACTTGGTTAAAGAAAGCAAAATGCCCTATCGGTAAGTGGTAGAAAAGTTAATCTGTCTAGTTTTGTTGATACATACAAATCAAAAGATTAGATATGATTACAGGCCCAGTAAAATTTGATTTCATGGCAGGTGGAGTAAAACGCACTTCTATGGCGTTTTGGTGTGTCATGATGAAGCGAGAGTTGTTTGACGAGATTGGACTTTTAGATGAAATCTTTTCTCCTGGTATGGGAGAAGATGGTGATTTCTCTATACGAGCCGAAATGGCAGGTCATTCTTTAGTTCAAGTTCCTAATAATTTTAGTCATATGTTCGGGGAAGGCAAGTTAGACAACGAGGTCTATGCTTTCCCTATTTACCATAAAGGTTCGGGAACATTTGGATGGGGTGACTATGGTGGTATAATTGAACGAAACCAAAAAATTCTAGACGAGAGGTATGGGTTGAATCAAAAAACTTACGAAATAGATTCCAGGTATCAAACCAATAAAGAAATTAGATACTTTGATGATTTGCAGAATGCTGACGAGTTTCAGAATGAAGTGTATGAATATGCAAGATTTCTTGCAGAACAGAACTCCTACAAAACAGTATTAGATATAGGTTGTGGCTCTGGATTCAAATTGAGAAAATACTTCGACGCTTCGAAGTACGATTGTTATGGGCTAGATTTAGACAAAACTTGTTCGGTTTTGCGAGAGAAGTATAAAGATGTAAACTGGATATCATATGATATCGATAATGAAACTGGAGCCCCGAGTGAACTTCCACCGCAGGTTGATCTTGTGATATGTTCAGATGTAATAGAACACCTGCGAGATCCTGATAGGTTGATGTCTTTCTTAAAAGGGATTGATTATAAAATCTTATTGCTATCAACACCGGACAGGGATATTATTTCATCTAGGAATGGTAAGTTGTTTGGACCACCGGATAACGCTCATCATATTCGTGAATGGAATAAAGATGAACTTAATAGATATCTAAGTAAGCATGTAAAGGTAACTGGGCAAGCAGTTATAAATGAAGCACAAGCAACTCAAATGGCGGTTTGTATTCCAGCAAAAACTCAAGTTTCCATAGTAATTCCAACATACAATCATTGCGATGATCTACTGAAACCTTGCATTGAAAGTATCCAACAATACACAGACATGGTAAATGTTGAGTTAGTAATAGTTGCGAATGGATGTTCTGATAATACACGAGAATATGTCCAAACTCTAGAAGGTAACGTGAAGTTAATATGGGTAGATGAAGCCATTGGCTACACAAAGGCGACTAACTTAGGAATTAAAGCAGCAACAGGGGAAACAATTGTTCTGATGAACAACGATGTTTTGCTGTTGTCACAATATAAGAATTTTTGGTTAGACGTATTGATGAACGCACTTGTTCCTACTAATGTAGGGATTGTTGGTGTTTTGGAAAACTATGATATGTACGCCGACGCCAAATTTCCTATATTTTTCTGCGTTGCTATCAAGAGAGAAGTGTTTGATAAAATTGGATTACTAGATGAAGCATATTCTCCTGGATATGGAGAAGATATTGACTTTACTCTTAGAGCCAAGCAAGCAGGATTTGATTACATTATCCCCGTCGCAACTAGATTCGTCGATGGACAGAATGTAACTGAATACCCTATTTGGCACAAGAACAATCAAACGTTCAAAGATGTTCCAGAATATTTGAGTATCATCCAAAGGAACAATCGGTTGTTATATGAGAAATACAATCCCAGATTCAAGTCGGCTGATTTCAGTATTGTCATTCCTACTTATAATCATTTGTATGACGCATTGAAACCATGCATTGAATCATTGTTTAACTACACTGATCTTTCAAATAAAGAAGTAATTGTAGTTGCAAATGGTTGCACTGACGATACAAAGCCGTTTTTAGACTCGATATCTGATAAGGTTCGTGTAATTTGGTTTGATGACCCGATTGGGTACATCAATGCGGTAAACGCCGGTATTGCCGTTAGTGTTGGTAAACACATCATTTTGTTAGATAATGACTGTGTGCTTTTACCTCAATCAGTTGATGATTGGGTGAATATTCTTCATGCACCATTTGTAAATAGTGACAAGGTCGCTGCATCAAGTCCATTTGCTCATGAATATGAAGACATGGGGTTTGTTTTGCATTCAGGATGCACAATGTATAGGGCGGATGTACTGCGTCAAATTGGTATGTTTGATACTACATATCATCCTGGATACTTTAGTGACTCAGATGTTGCAATGAAAATATGGAAAGCAGGATATGAATGTGTAGAAGTACCAAAACGTAACGATGATAAGCCCTACAATAACAATCTATTCTTAATCAATTTTCCAGTGATGCATTTGGGAAATGTTCAGACAATGGATAAAGTTAAGGACAATGAAATCGTCAAAAAGAACAGAGAGATTTTATATTCAAGATATGGAAAGAAAAAACAAATGAAAAAATATAGCATAGTAATCCCTACTTATAATCATTGCGATGACCTACTAAGACCTTGCCTTGAGAGTATTGAACGTTACTCAGATATGAGTCAGGTTGAGGTTATTGTAGTTGCAAATGGTTGTGTGGATAATACTAAGGAGTATGTAGAGAGTTTAAACCCTGAAAACTTTAAGTTAATCTGGGTAGATGAAGCTATTGGCTATACAAAGGCAACTAACTTAGGCATTAAAGCAGCAACAGGTGAATATGTTGTGCTTTTGAACAATGATACTGAAATTCTACCTTCAGAAAAAAACGCATGGCTAAACATCTTGGAGGAACCCTTTAACACAAAAAAGAAGGTAGGACTGACGGGCCCCTTGCAACTTTTTGATGATTATGCAGGTTCGCCAGTCCTTATCTTTTTCTGTGTAATGATTAAACGTACCCTATTTGAAGAAATTGGGTATTTGGATGAAATCTTTACACCAGGTGGCGGTGAAGACATTGATTTTACTGTTCGCGCAAACCTTGCAGGATATGAAGCGATTCAGGTTACTCAGACCACTTATAACGGTGTAACTAATGTAGGTAACTTTCCGATTTGGCACAAAGACAATAAGACGTTCGGCGAAATCCCTGAATACACGAACCATATCGTAAAGCGTAATGGTCATATTAATGCTAAACGATACAATAAGAATCTAAAATTGAACTTGGGTTCAGGTGGTGTACCCTATCCAGGATATTTGTCAGTTGATCTTTATGATAAACGAGCACATGTCCATATGGACATTACTAAGCTAGATTTTCATGATAACACCGCAGTTGAAATTCTTGCTTCGCATGTGTTCGAACATCTTAATCCTTATCATGCATTGGACATTCTTAAAGATTGGAACAGAGTTCTTAAGCCAGGTGGAAAGCTTATTATGGAGATGCCAGACATCGAAGCCTTGTGCGCTAGGTTCGCTGATGCAAACACAGGAGAACGATACGGCATTCTAAATGCAGTATATGGTAGCGTTAACACTACGGGTGAAGGTGGACCAGACAATATTACAGCACCGCATCTATTTGGTTGGTGGAGACAATCTCTGTTAGATCATTTACTTAATGCAGGATACGTCGATATCGAGTTCATGGAAGAGCAAATCCCTCACCCTGAAAGCAACTTGCGGGTCGAAGCAGTAAAGCCTATCCCTAACAGGAGTGAATTGTATGCACAAGACCCTCTTACTTACGATGAAATCTTTGGTATCGACGGGTACAAGATTGCAAAGAGAGGACCACTATCACCTAGAGGAAAAACAGTAGTAGACATTGGTGCGAATATTGGATTGTTCGCTCTTAGATGTGTAGAATTAGGTGCAGCTAGAGTGATTTCTGTTGAACCTCAACCTGCTGTCTATCATCAAGGACTTCTACGTTACATAAAAGATTTTCCACAGGTCATTCCAATCAATCGAGCTTGTTTAGATGTTGATGGTAAACAAGTTTTGATTTCTGATCAAAATGTTGCATCTAGGATTGGATACGAGGGAGATCCGGTGGAAAGTATTTCTCTAAGAACTATCGTAACTCAATATAATGTTGAAAAGGATTCGCTTCTTAAAATTGATTGCGAAGGATCTGAGTATGATATTCTTTTGAATACTGATATTGATACTCTTAGGTTGTTCAAGGTAATTGATATGGAATTACATATGATCAACAACGTTAATCCTTTGTACAAAGGATTTGAAATTATCATGAATCGAATGAATGAAGTTGGCTTTAAGATGGAAGAATTCACACAGCATTACTGGAACTTTACAGATGGCCGAGTCCATCCGATTGATGTTTGTGTCTTGAAATGGGTTAGAATGGATTAATATGGGAAAGCAAATTCTTTGTTCTATTTCAACTAGAAATCGTTATGACACAACATTGCCTATGGCAATTGAGTCAGTCATAATGCAGACTAAGCGACCTGATAAGCTGGTTATTTTTGATGACAATGATAATCCTAAAGATATGCGAGAAGTGCAGCATTATAGGTATTTGTTTGAAATGATGCAACTTAAAGGGATGGATTGGGAATGGGTATATGCCTTGAAGAAAGGGCAACATCATAACCATCAAATGGCTAATAGAATGGGTTACGAATGGGTATGGAGACTTGATGATGATACGGTGGCAGAGCCTAACGTACTTGAGACTTTGTTTTCCTACACTGACCCTACGATCGGAGCGGTAGGAGGGGCAGTACTTACTCCTCCTTTCGGTCCATTGGGTAAGGTTACAAGTAAGATAGAAGATATCTACTCTGAACCTAATATACAGTGGTATTATATTGACCAAGTCAAAGAAGTTGATCATTTACATTGTTCCTTTCTATACCGAGCAGGAGTGTATGATTATGATCTCAGTTTGTCTAGAGTAGCGCATCGAGAAGAGACACTATTTTCGTATGGGCTTGTGCAAAAGGGGTATAGAAATTTAGTCGTTCCTAATGCTGTAACATGGCACTTAAAAAATGCGACTGGCGGAATTAGAGACTCCAATGTTCGTGAATGGTTTGAACATGATGAAAACATTTTCAGGAATAAGATACTCTTAAGGGACAACACGATTGTTGTATTAGATTGCGGAATGGGAGATCATATCGTGTTTAAGCATGTGCTTCCTGATGTTAAAAACCCTATTGTTTTCAGTTGCTACCCTAATATTGTTCCTGGTAAGAGTATTGCGGAAGCGTATCAAATGTTTGGTGATTTGAGTCAGTTTAGTATCTACAGAAAAATGGATGAATGGAATTGGAAAGGCTCCCTTGAAGACGCCTTTAGAAAACTTTATGTGAGTGATAAAAAATGATATTGATTTCCCCTTATGCAAAACAAATGCGAAATGGAGAAAAACATCCAAAGAACTATCCGTACTGGGATAAGCTCATCCCTATGATAAAAGAGCCGATCATTCAGGTTGGCATCGAGGGAGAGTCTCCGATGGTAGAGGACTTTCGCCAAAACTTGTCATTGATTGAATTAGAAAATCTTGTCAATGAATGCAAGACTTGGATATCAGTTGATTCATTCTTTCAGCATTTTTGTTGGGATTTAGGTAAACCTGGCATTGTACTATTTGGACAATCTGATCCAAATATATTCGGTCATCCAGAAAATATTAACCTACTAAAAGATAGAAAGTTCTTGAGAAAAAACCAGTTTTGGCTTTGGGAACAGTGTGAAGCCAATGACGAGGCGTTTGTAGAACCTGAAGAAGTTTTAAGGACACTAAATGAACATTTTTCAGTCAACTGACGGTGATACTAGGTTAAAACTTTGGTTTGATTTTAGAGAGGAGATCAAAGGTTTAAATACGAGAGATAAATGCATTGCAGTTGATAACTGGTGGCAAGCTGCTCCGTTGATCAATCATCATTTACATCCAGCTGACATCGAGAATTGGCCTAATCCATGGGAACTGTTGACAGAAAACAGCTACTGCACGATTGCAAGAGGATTAGGGATGTGCTATACTTTAGCCTTTTCAGGTGTAAAAAATGTTAATATGGTAGAGGCTAAGAACAGAGTTGGTGAAGAAGTGGTATTAGTTTTAGTGGACAACTCAAAGTATATACTTAACTATTGGCCTAACACAGTAATAAGTAATACACTCGATGAATTTGAAGTCACAAAAAAGATAAAGATTGAGAATATCTTAACCAAATATAATAACTAAGGAGAAGTAAAATGAACGCGGTAGTTTGGAGTAAACAACAATGCACTTTTTGCGAACAAGCAAAGGCATTGCTAAAACAAAAAGGAATTCCTTTTGAAGAAAGAAAAATAGGTGAGGGATGGTCTAAAGAGCAATTGATTGAAGCTGTCCCTTCTGCTAGGACAGTACCTCAAATATTCTTAAATGATGAGTATGTAGGTGGGTTTGATCAACTTAAAACAAAATTAGGGGCAATGTAATGTTTTCAGAACTAAAAGTAGGCGAAGTTTACACATTTAAAACATCGGGAGGCGAAGAGATTGTTGCTAAACTTCATAGCGATGGCAAGGGTATGATTATTCAGGTAGTCAACCCTGTTAGTGTTGCACATGGAGGGCAAGGAATGGGGCTCATTCCATCGATGATTACCGCAGATCATGAGAAATCGGTACAACTAAATACTAATAACATTCTTATGGTATGCGAAGCGGATGAAAATGTAAAGAACAAATACATTGAATTGACTACTGGGTTAAAGCTTCCAGGTAAGAAGTTAATTTTAGGATAATTCATGAGTCTGCAAGGTAAACACACTCCTCTTAGTATAAATTTTACATCTGGTCTTCTATCAGGCACAGGTGTGAATGTAAATGCCAATGTGCGTTATCTTGCAGGCGAAAGTCAAGTCTACTCAGAGTATACTCCAGGATCTTTGATAAATGATACCTGTTTAAATGATTTAGTTAATGCAACACAATTAGCATACTCTAAAATAGGCCCTGATTTAACGACAGGAGTATACGATAACCTAATCAGTATAGGACAAGGAACTATTCCTCTGTTAGGTAACAGTAAACCTGCATCATATGAATTTAAGTACGAGGGACAAATTGCAAAGTTTGGGTTCGTCCGTATGATTGCGCTACAGGCATTCACTGAGATGGAGGTCAGTTCAGGATCGTTTTCTGATTTTTGCTCATCATTTACAAAGTGCTATTCTTATAAGAATAGAATTAACAAGATGATAGGTTCAATGTCAAATAGTCAAAGCTATTTGGACGGAATCTATAGTAATATGAATGACTTAGTGACGAGCGATATAACCGGTGTTAACCTAGCAACTACTTACTGGGGACAAGACCTAATCAGGTTAGGTAGAGCGATTGATCTTTCTGAGATAGATAGATTTGGAACTCCTTCAGTTTTACTTAAAACTCTCCAGCGTACCGGGGCAATCACTAATACACTTGGTACTGCATTGATTCTATGTGGTTTGACAACTAGTGAAATAGGTGAAATATTAGCCAATATTGCTCCGGTGACTGAAGAACAAGAGAAGAAAATTTATGTCGCTTTTCAAATCATCCAAGGGGTCGATCTTGCTGAAATTCTAACCGCGATGAATGTTCAAACTTCAGGATTACTGTTATTATCTGATTTACTAAATCCTGCTAAAATTTTCCCCAATAGTTACAATAGCTTGACTACGCCAAAATACAATTCCATTAGAATGGCTACTAATAGTAAAACTTACTATTTTATATACGATTCAGGTGGGATAAACTTGCAACTGCAAGAGTTTGGTTTTAAAGAAAAATACAATAACGTCATACCAGATGAAATTGCTATTGCATGCGGGGCATTTAGCAATGCAATGATGCAAATCAAAAACATCAAAAAGATGAATTTTGAAAAGTTTGCACAAGTAGTTGCCAATCTAGAAACTATGAAGGACTTGGAAGTCAATGGCACATCGACTCCTATTGATTCTTCGTTAATAAACTCAGCGAAGACAACCATTGCTGTAGGAAGTGGTACTGACGGGTCTTACACTATGGCTGACTTCTATGGTGCAATGGCAGGAGTTTCTTATAAGCTAGCAGAACTGAAGGATGCAATTATCAAATTGCAAACTCCTGCATTGAAAGAAATTTATAGTAATATGGTTAGTTTGCTTAATGGAGCAGGACCATATACCTCAGCACTTCAAACATTGATAGATCAAGCCAATATTGAAATTGCTAACATTCAAAATACAAACAAGTCATACACTACCGTTAGTGAAGACTTGTTCACAAATCAACCAGAATATACTGATTATTCAGTAACAGTGATAAATACTTTATGGGAAGATATCGGTGCAAAGTTAAGCACCGAGATCAAAGCAAGAGTGGCTGCATTGCCCGATGACCCGGCTGTAACTGGGCATGAGGATGTAATTGCTTTTGCAGAGGCAGTGGTAAATGTGTATGCGTTGGATACTTCTTTACACGGTACTGCCAGTATAATAGAAAGAATCATGGATATGACAACACCGACTGGAAATTATGGTGTTGCTGCTATGAGGGAAACTAGAAATGCTGTAAGACTTGGATTGATAGGAGGAACGCTAGACAACAACATTGATTTTTCGCTGCCTGACCGAAGTTTACCCAATGCTTTAGACTTAAGTAAAGTTACCGGGGATTCAAACGTTTTGGGCAGTTTGGGTGGTTCACCAGAAACGTTGTTAATTCCTAAAAATCTTGATATATTCAATGTTTCTGCTACTTTAATGCCGTCCGTATATAAACCAGACGACGCATCAACTGCGGTCTTCGACGGAAACTGTAACTGCTGGTCTTGATTTTAAACTAGTAGTCCGTCACAACTAATAGGAGAAAATTTATGGTGAATGTTAAATCATTCAAGCTATACCTTTTTCCTGTTTTGTTTGTGTTAGGAATGACTTTTACACATGACAATTCAGGGGTACGAGCAAATACCCGCTCATTGGATACCTACCTTGTAGTAGGTAAACCAGTAAACAAAAAAGAACTAGATTGCCTTGCAAAGAATATTTTCTTTGAAGCCAGAGGAGAAGTATACTCAGGTCAAGTAGCAGTAGCTAGAGTTGTAATGAATAGAATCCATCATGGGTTCGGCGATAATACCTGTCAAGTCGTATATCAGACTGACAGAAAGGGAAACGGTACACTATGCCAGTTTAGTTGGGTTTGTGAAAAACCCAAACGGCTAGATAAAAACGATCCCGCCTACATCCGAGCACAGGATATTGCTTATCGAGTATTAGCATTCAATGCTTATTCAGACAGGGTTGATAAAAATGTTCTATTTTTTCATAGCAAACATGTAAATCCTAGATGGAGGTACAAACGCTTCAAGCAAATAGGAAATCACATTTTCTATGCTAAGATTTAAGCAGTAATCAAAACTCTTTCCATTTTTATCGTAGCCGAGGTTGATGCAGTCATTACGACGATCAACCTCGCGCTACCTGAATTTACATCACCATCAAACGATGCAAGGGTAGATGTTGACGTTAGGATTGCAAATTCAGAGACTTTTGAAGTCGTTCCATCGTACAACATAATCACTTCCGATACTTGACTGTCAGAACCTTGTACTACCTGAATTAGATATTTTGCCGATCTGTAAGCAGTTGTGCTCCATGAGTCAAGTACAGAAGGGTTTACTGTGCTGATAGTAGCAGTTATTGCATTTTGTTCAGAAACTGCCGTTGTTGAAAATGCTAAGTTTAATGACGCGCCATTGTTAAGCTGAATGTCATTTGTAGAAGTATTTCCTACATTAGTGACTGATTGTAGTGAGGGAGTAGGAGGAGTTATTCCACTGAACCCACTATTTCCAGAATATCCGCTAACACCAGAATACCCACTAAAACCTGATACTCCGCTTGCACCGGAGTACCCGCTTTGACCGGTGAACATGGCACCCTGGAACTTAGTTACCCAATCACCTGCTTGAAGAGCCACGGTGCCTACACCGATTGTCCACATTTCAACGTAATCAGTTGAACCATTTAGATATACTAATGCGCTATGACTAGTGACCTGAGTAGATACGTTTGTGCCCGGTCCACTTGCTGAAAATACCGTTCCGTTTTTCTTAAAGAGAACTTGGGCATAAGTCACGGCTTGAGTAAAGTATGATGTGCCCGTTACAAAATAATATCCTGCAATCAATGGCTGAAATCGACTGTTCGCAGTGCTAAACGCTGAGCTAGTGTCGTATTCAACTACGTCAAATGTAATTTTTTCTTCTTGGGCTGACGTTAAATTTTGCTGTGTAGACTTATACACGCTGAAGCTAGGTCCAGCAACTGCAGGAACTGATACTCCACTGAAACCTGAGAATCCACTGACACCAGATATTCCACTAAATCCAGAAGTTCCTTGTGGACCTTGAACTCCAGAGTATCCACTCGTTCCAGAGTATCCACTTGTTCCAGAAGACCCGCTTATTCCGCTATATCCTGATCTGCCGCTAAATCCACTTGTAGATGAATATCCACTGAATCCGCTAATACCTGAATATCCGCTCGTACCAAGTACACCTGAATATCCGCTCGTACCTGAGTAGCCAGATAGTCCTAACCCAGAATATCCACTGATTCCACTATAACCACTGATACCTGAGTATCCACTCCTACCGGAGAATCCACTGATACCTGAACCAGAAAATCCAGATGTTCCACTAGCACCCACTTCACCTGAGTACCCGGATGGTCCTTGTAACGATCCAATGTTAATCCAACTTGAACCATCCCATACCCATCCATCACCGGTATCTAATGTTATGTATAAATCACCGGCGTTGCCTACATAAGAAGTTGGATAACCTGGTAAATTTGTGAATGTACTTACTGTACCTTTGATAGTGATCGAAGTACCATCTTTCCCGCTGATGCCCGAATATCCAGAGAATCCACTGAAGCCAGACGCACCAGACGCACCACTTGCACCTGAGTATCCACTGAATCCAGAATAGCCACTGAATCCAGAATAGCCACTGAATCCAGAGTAACCTGATCTTCCACTGTATCCGCTATATCCACTAAAGCCAGAGAACCCGCTAAACCCGCTGATGCCTGAGTATCCACTAAACCCACTAAACCCACTAAACCCACTGAAGCCAGAGAACCCGCTCTGTCCAGACGCACCACTAATACCCGAGTATCCACTAAACCCGCTGAAGCCACTAAAGCCGCTAATTCCTGAGTATCCACTTACACCTGAGTACCCGCTGAAGCCACTAATTCCTGAGTATCCACTGAATCCAGATGTGCTGTCTCCGGACATCCCACTATATCCAGATGTGCTTTGTCCTGATATACCACTATACCCTGATGTGCTTTGTCCACTGATACCAGAAAATCCACTGATACCTCTAATTCCAGAATAACCAGAAGAACCACTTTGACCGCTGAACCCTGATGATCCGCTTGATCCACTCGTACCAGAATATCCTGATCTTCCAGAAGCCCCTGAATACCCGCTGAACCCAGACCAACCGGACGTACTCTGACCTGATATGCCACTAAACCCTGAACCACCACTAAACCCAGACCAACCACTGAACCCCGATGAACCTGATATGCCAGATGTCCCGGAGAACCCGGAATCACCTGAAAATCCACTCAGTCCCCGATCGCCTGAAACCCCTGAGATACCAGATGCCCCACTGAACCCTGAGATTCCCGAAAACTCGACGCTTCCGGGTATACCTTGTGCACCTGAGTAACCACTGAACCCTGAGTAACCGCGAAGTCCGCCGTACGCAAGTGAATTCCAAGCAGTAACACCGTCCCCTATTTTAAACATCCCGGTGTCTATCTCGACACCTATCTCTGCTAATGCAAGAGTGGGATTAGCTGAGGTCCATTCGCTTGCTGTACCTCTTCTTAATTGAAACTGAATATACGCCACTTAAGTAACCCCACCGCAATTAACGTTAAACCCGACAGAGAAGTCAGTGAAAGGTGTTCCGCCGTCGTAAACAACAGGTCCACCTAAGCCTGAGTACCCAGAATAACCCGAGTACCCAGAATAACCTGAAGCACCGTTGCCACTAGTCCCTGAAGACCCTACAGGTACCCACTCAGTACCGTTCCATTCTAATGTTTGTCCATCTGAAGTATATTTCAACATATTGAATGTATTTATGATAAATAAAGAATAGGAGACATTGGAATGTTAGAAACTATTTTTTGGCTTATTATCGGAGCTTTTGTTGGGTGGAATTTCCCTCAACCACAGTTTGCAAAAAACATTCAAGCAAAATTGGGAGACCTTTTTAGTAAGAAGGCTTGACAAGGCATAAATAATATATTATGATTAACTCTATGTTTACATTTTGGTCTTCGCCCGCTAATTTATTAGCCGACGCAACCATTTTGGGGACAATAAGTTCAAGAGAACGGATGCGGGGTTAAAATAACAAGAAAGTAACGTTGTAATTTTAGCCCCGAAGATTAAGTTGTTCGGGGCTTTTTTATTAAGGAGAGGATAATGGCTGTTTTAGCCTTAGATGTATCAGGTATTCCAAGACAATGGATCTCTTTCGATGAAGCGATCACTTATCATGCAAAAGATGCAGTAGCATGGAGCATGGGTGAAGTGGTTGCAAGATATCGCGGTGGTCTAAGCCGTATTAATGGTGGTCAAAGTGTGATCGAGACTACTAGCATCATTGCGGTTAAAGGTCATGGATTTGATCCAAATAGGTTCAGTCGTGTCTCTCTCACTAATCGTACACTGTTCAAGCGTGACTTGAATATGTGTGCTTACTGTGGAAAGCAGTTTTCAGGCATTCACAGTCTTAGCCGTGATCACATTGTTCCTAAGAGTAAAGGTGGTACTAACACTTGGATGAACGTTGTGACTGCATGTTGCGATTGCAATAGCAGGAAGAGTGACAAGACCTTGCAACAAGCTAGGATGGAGCTTCTGTATCTTCCCTATGAGCCAAATCATTGGGAGAACTTGATTCTTCAGTCTCGCACAATTCTTGCGGATCAGATGGAATTCTTGATGGCAGGAGTACCTAAGCATTCTCGGGTACTCAAAAATCCTGAGTTTCATTGAAATAATGCTTGACACAAAGTAGTTAGTAGTATATAATTTGTAAATGCTGAGAAATCAGCAACGCTCTTTAACAATTTGTTGGTTGACTAAATATACGATCTTACAAGGATCGTGATATGTCTGAACAGTTACCAAACGCTTATGAACTCAAGGTGAGAATCTTGGGGAACGAGGTTTTTGCGGTCGCAATAGGTAGTAGCAGCGATAGCAATAGGTGGATTGCTCTAGGTTTGATCACGATCTTTTCACTAATGATTGTGTTGGGTGCTTACGGTGACAAGCTGGTTGCACTCTATCAATATCTAGTTGGCTAACAAACTGTTAAAGGGCTTGACAGTAAAGCAAGTAGGCAGTACAATGCTTGCATACGCTGAGAAATCAGCAAAGCTCTTTAAAAATCTATCGTGTTCTCAAGGCTGATGTATAAATAGTAGTATGAAACCTACTTATTTATATGTTAAGACCCACAAAACAGGGTTGAAATATTTCGGTAAAACAGTTAAGGATCCCTTTGTATATAAGGGCTCCGGTGTTGTTTGGCTGCGCCATATCAAAAAATATGGTAATGATGTTTCAACTGAAGTTTTAAACAACGGTTTACCATTTATTACTCCGGAGACACTGTCCGAAGCTGCGCTAAAGTTTAGCAAAGATAACAATATTGTTAAATCTGCTGAATGGGCTAATCTCATGAATGAAGATGGACTCACCGGTGGCGACTTCACACAAGGATACTCGGAATCCGAGTATAAAAAATTGTGCGAACAAAACAGGCGAGCAAAGTCTCCAGAGACTATTGAAAAGCAAAGGCTAGCATCAATCATCAGTCAAAATAGACCTGATGTAAAGATGAAAAAGAGTTTGAATGGTAAAATAGCGCAAAACAAACCTGAACAAAAACAACGCCTTAGAGATAAGGCAAAACAGTCAATTAAAGACGGCACGCATCCAAGTCAATGGACCTGGTCTTGTTCGTGTGGTGTATCAGGTAAAGGTAAATCTAACTTCAATAGATACCACAAGAATTGCGCTAAAAAAGTTTGAAGGACGGCAATCCGTCAAAAGGTCTGATATTTCACCTCTGTGATCCGCTTTGCCGAGCGTCTCATAGAGAGTCCTAATAGTGTAGTGGTAGCACAACCGCCTATCGGCGGAAAGCGAGGCGTTCGATTCCCTCTCAGTGTTTATGAAACGTCAGCCTTGAGAACATGATAGACAAGATTGATTGTAGTAGCTCGCAAGCAACCGCAGGACTTGCGTTAAAAAGATGCGGAGTCAGGTGAGGTTAGCACTTTAGCTAATCCGCAGATAGTACTGACAGTAATTCGCTGCTATGATCAAACTTGTGCTTTACATCAAAGTAAGTAGGCAGTATAATGCTTACATTGATTGATCGCTCTTTAAAAATTCGAAGTCATCTTAAAGCTAATTGCCGACGACAACGCCCAGAAGAATAGCTAGGCACTATTCTCGTCCGTAGTCGCTAGCCTAGCGAGAGGTTCTGACCGGATATACGATACTCAACATGTTAGAGGGATTGAGTATCATGCGAAAGCACTATATGCCTAGTTGGTTGACATTATACTTATGCTATTTCCAATGTATACTTTAAACTGATACATTAATATATTATTCGACCTTGCAGTTAGCTTTAACGTGACTTTGTAACGAAAATTGCCCCGGTGGCGAAATAGGTAGACGCGAGGGACTTAAAATCCCTTCCTGAAAGGGGTGCCGGTTCGAGTCCGGCCCGGGGCACCATATTGAAGCACATTACTTGCCCGTCCGTAAACGACGAGGAAAACTACTGAAGAAACAGGTTCGAATCCTGGGGACTGGTAGTGTGTTTCAATATGGTAAAAGAGTAATTAACTTTTACTATTATCGGAAGTCATGACTCCGATGATCCGTGGTAGTTTAAAGGTAAAACGCAGCGAGGCGTCGGTTCGATTCCGACCTAGGGGGTAATGAACTCACTAGTAGCTTAATTGGAATAGAGCGCAGCGAGATAAGGGTATCGTAGTCCCTTCCACAATGGATCAACTATATTGAAGCACATTCAAATAGTTCAAGGTAACAATGCCCGAAAGGGAGACGAACTGAAACTGTTACCAGAGTGTGTTTCAATATGGTTGAAGGGTTTGTTTTAGGAACTGGACTTAATGTCACATTAGAGCATCACTCTAGACTTCAACCATCATATTGAAGCACATTAGAACTTCTGCGGGCAGACATTTCCCAGTAAGCCTTAAGCTGAAAAGAGACGCAACAGTTCGACTCTGCTAGTGTGTTTCAATATGGTCAGTAAGGGATAGATCGGAGCGAAACAAGGATGCTAGTCACATTCGATGTCGTGAAGGAATCACCTGAAGTCGGGGCTGAAAATTTCGTGACTGAAATGATGTCTCGACACCATATTCAAACACATTAAAGGGCGCCCCTAGTACCAATAGGGAATCAAGGGCGAGATTGCTGAGTGTGTTTGAATATGGTAAAATAGTTGTTGACAACAAGGCTAGATTAGAATATAATCTTCTTCGTTGTTAAAGATTTTCGCTTCTGTAGCTCAATTGGTCAGAGCAGAGGTCTCATAAACCTTTGGTTGGGGGTTCAAGTCCCTTCGGAAGCACCAAGTTTTAGGATTCTTTCAGCAAACTTCAAACTTTTACTTTATGAAAAAGAAAAAGGAATCCTGTAATAACATGCGGGTATCGTATAGTGGTAATACCTCAGCCTTCCAAGCTGAAGCGAGGAGTTCGATTCTCCTTACCCGCTCCATAATACGGAGACATGGCCGAGTGGCCTAAGGCAGCAGGTTGCTAACCTGTCGAGTCATGCAAATGGCTCCGTGAGTTCGAATCTCACTGTCTCCGCCAAGTTTTCTGCCCGTAGCTCAGTTGGATAGAGCAACGGATTTCTAATCCGTTGGTCGGGGGTTCGAATCCCTCCGGGCAGGCCAAAAATAAATCGCACTATTTTTAGTGCATAAATAAAACATTGCCTCAATAGCACAGCGGTAGTGCAACGGTTTTGTAAACCGTAGGTCGGGAGTTCGAATCTCTCTTGAGGCACCAAACATTTCTACAAAGATGACTTCGAATTTTACAGAGAAATTTATCGCAATCGGTAGTATGTTACTATCCGCAGTTATAATTCTTTACATCTCATGCTGGCATTTCTGATAATCACATTATCACTCGTACTTTCAATCTACCTTTATTGGAAAGTAATCAATGAACCAACTTCATGCACAGGTGACTGCAACCAAGGAAGAAATTGTACTTGCCGCACTAAAACAACTTCTGACGATTCCCAGACCTAGAATTCTATGCAAGGACGGAGCATCGATTTCCGTCCAGGCTAATTCTAACTGCTATTGCTCTCCTAGAAACGACACTGGTCCTTATACCCACGTAGAAGTGGGATATCCTTCACATCCTTTCCCTGAGGCTGTGACTTACAAAGAAGATTTTGATGCAGACGACTGCGACACGATCTTTGCTTATGTGCCCATTGAGCTAGTGGAAGCCTGGATATATTCACACGGTGGGTTCGCTCCCATAGAATCTGAAAAATAACCATGGAACAAGTGTACAGCACCATTGTGTTTTATTGGAGCAACAAAGGCACTAAGAGTGAATATATCGCCCATAACAGAACTCTTTCTGATGCGCTAGATGTTGCTAAAGATTTTGGATACAAGCCCAAGACTTGGTATGATCCTCGCACCTGGGGAAATTCCTACACCACTTACATTAGGATTGACAAAAAGTAAGTTTGGGTATATCATGTATACATGAAATCACTAACTCAACACCTCACGGAACGTCATCTCAATCTTGACTTGCATCGTCCGATGCTAGACGAGACGGAGAGGGTAGTCACGTTCTACTTGTGGAATCTTAGTGGGCAACTAGTGGGATATCAGCAATATCGCCCCGAAGGAGCAAAAGTAGGACAAAAAAATCCCAAAGAGGCTAAGTATTTTACTTATCGAAAGCAACCCACACTGGCGCTTTGGGGACTTGAAAGTCTACACTTGAGTCCCGATGTGGTTTTTCTGACAGAGGGAGTTTTCGACGCTGCTAGGCTCACTGAAAAAGGATACAGCGCACTTGCAGTCCTTAGCAACGATCCTAGTAGAGACCTAGCCAACTGGCTCAGTATGTTGAATCGCAAGGTGGTTGCAGTTTGCGACAATGACAAAGCTGGAAAAAGGCTTGCCAAGTTCGGAGACGTTGCAGTCTTTACGGACGAGAAGGACCTCGGAGACAGTACTGAAGAATTCGTGAACGAGTTGCTTGCAAAATATGCTTGACAAATAATTAATTTGGGCATATAATAGCTTCATACACTGAGAAAACGGAGATTCTGATGACTTACGAATTCATTCAAGTGACTGCCCGCAAAGACAACGGCGACTTCGCCCTGTGCAGCAACCTGTCTCTCATGGATTGTGAGGGTCTGACGCCCAAGCAGGCTGTGCGTAAGTTGCAGGTCATGGCTGACAGCTATCAACTGAACGGGTATTCCATCGAGTGGACTCGCGAGGTCATGGGGGCTGATGAGGTGGAATTTTGGGGTCCTCTGTTTGACAAAGCTGCGGCTTAAGGAGAAATATATGAACGAACGAATCCAAAAACTTGCACGGGAAGCGTTCATTAAAGAACGTAAAGAGTTCAGTGCGGACTGGAAAGAAAGCGAACTCTCGGAAGCTCTCCTGGAAGACTTTCAGGTAGTGTTTGAAAATTTCGCTGAGTTGATCGTGGCCCAATGCGCGGAAATGGTCGCTAACGACCCCCGAATCAACTGGCTCGATGCTGCTCAAATCGCCAAGGAAATGCGCGAAAAATTTGCAGAAAAGGCTTGACAATAAAAGATTTCGGGTATATAATAGCTTCATACACTGAGAAAACGGAGCAAAAGATGACCAAATTTGACAAGTCCAAGTTCACTGCGGGTGAGTATGTGATGTACGAAGGTCGGTTCGTCGCCCGCTTCAAGCGCGGTCATCGTGCTAGCTTTCTGAGCTTTCTGGTGAAGAACTTCACGGTCGAGGAGTACTTCCAGAAACTCGAGGTCGAGAAAATGGCCCCGCTGGAAATCCTCAAGGAAAAGGGTTACATTCTCCCGCACATCCGCAAGTGGCTCAAAGAAGCGGGACTGCCCGAGACTCCCGAAGGGCTGCAACTCTTCCTCAACCGTCAATACAATCGCGCCTAATTTAGGAGATTTAAATGACTTCTCTTTCTACTCAGATCATTCGCAAACTGGCAGGCAAAGATGCTACTATCTTCAATGATTGCATGAAGGATGGTACTCGCAGTTATAAGGTCAGTGGTTGGACTATGGCTGACTATGAGAAAGCTGTGGTGCTGCTCAAGGAGCAGGGCATCTATGGTTGGATCGTCAAAGCCCGCCCTTACTATGCAGGTCGCGGTGGCAAGGTTGTTCAGAATATTCGTCTCCGCGTGTAACAGTTGACAGTAAAAAATTTCAGTAGTATACTCTGAAAAATCGTTCCTAAATAGGAGAACAAAATGAGTGTCAAGGTGAAAAGTTCGGAAGCGACTGTGTTTAACGAAGAGCAATTGGTTATCATTTCCGAATTTGACGGTCGTTATCAAACGAACAAGGTTATTGCTAAAGTAATTAGTCATAATATCAGTACGGATCAATATCTGCTTGCTTTGGCAGATGGGAGTTGGAAGTTGGCATTTGGTCGTAATCTCCGTTCGATTGGGTTTTGAACAGCATTCTAATCAAAAGGATTGAAAATGGCAACGATTAAAGAGATCAATTCTAGCATCATGTTCGGTGAGTTCACCAACGAGGAACTCGACTCCATCATCATGGCAGTCAAGTTTGCTCGCGGGCAGCTTGTCAAGCAAGCTAGGACCACGTTGGTGAAGGGAAGCAAAGTCAAGTTCACTAGCACCCGCACTGGGCAACTGGTGGTTGGTGAGGTGGTTGAAGTTAAGCGAAAATACATTCATGTTCGCTCCGGTGCTACCACGTGGCGAGTTCCTGGAAATATGTTGAACGAGGCCTAAAGTTATAAATAACAATGCAGAAGATAGACTTCTGCATATAATTAATTCTAAGGAGTTTAGAATGTCTACTGAAACGATTGCTTCAATCGAAGCTGAGATTGCCCTACAAAAGGAATTGCTTGCTTCTCTAGAACGCAAGCTGGAAAAAGCTAAAAAAGAATCCCCGAATTGCCAACTTGCAAAAGAGTTGCACGGTATGCTCTGTACTGTGAATCACACCGATGGTTGTTCCTGGTTTTATGAAGTCAAAGATGGCGAGGATGACTGGACCGGATACTCGCACGGAATGTACCTGAAAAAAGCACAAAAGCTCATTCATGAGTGCAAGCAAAAAGGTGTTACTGTGGAACAGGCTCTTGAACTGCACAAATTGCTTAAGGGTATCTAAATGAAACCTTACCAAGAAATGATTCAATTCGTTGTCGATCAAATTGAAAACGGTACTCTTCGTTACACCCAGTGGGCTGCGGTTCTAATTATCGCAGAAGCATATGGAATTAGTTCTGCTATTGTAGGAGCTGACATCAAGGCTGAAAAAGAAATGCGAGAAAATGCTCTCAAAGAAGCTCGTAAAGCAGAAAATCAAAGAAGCAACGAGCAACGTAGACTAGCAAATCTGGCGCGTAAGTAAGGATAATAATATGAAAAAATACGATACATTAGTTTTTATCGGTCGCTTTCAACCGGTCCATTCTGCACACCTCGAAATTATCCGTCGAGCTACGCACCTCGCTTATCAGGTCATTGTCATCGTTGGTTCTGCTAACCAACCCCGCACTTACAAGAATCCTTTCACCTCGCAAGAACGTGAGCATATGTTGAAGGAATCTATCCAAGGCATGTCGGATCAGTTTGGATCGAACTGGTCTGTCAAGATCGAACACAATATCGACACGATTTACAATGATCAGGCTTGGGCCACCCGAGTTCAAGGTTTGGTTGCAAAGAATACCCTTCCTTCTGATAGAGTTGGTATCATCGGACATGACAAGGACCAATCTAGCGCATATCTAGGATTCTTCCCTCAATGGCCATTAGAAGAAGTTGGATTAATTGAGCCGCTAAACGCGACAAACATTAGAGAATTATACATAAAAAATGATGCGAACATGAATTTCATTAAACATGTAGTTCCTGATTCTACCTTCAACTTTCTCGTAGATTTTAGAAAAACTACGGCATTTAAGCAACTTGTCAATGAGCGAGAGTTTATTGACACCTATAAATTGCAGTTTGCTAGTCTTAAGTACCCGCCGGTGTTTGTAACTACTGATGCAGTAGTTATTCAAAGCGGGCATGTATTGCTAGTTGAGCGTAAGTCAGAACCTGGCAAAGGACTTCTTGCACTGCCAGGTGGATTTTTAAATCAGCATGAAAGAATTGTTGACGGAGTAATTCGAGAACTAAAAGAAGAAACTAAGATCAAAGTTCCGGCAGCAGTTCTTCGAGGTAATATCAAAAAAATAGAAGTATTTGACCACCCTGATCGTTCTCTTAGGGGAAGAACAATTACACATGCATGTTTTATTGAACTTCCACATGGAGAATTACCAAAAGTAAAAGGCAGCGACGATGCCAAAACTGCAAATTGGTATCCTCTTAGCGAGATTGACTCGTCAAATATGTTCGAAGATCATTATCAAATTATTCAAACAATGTTAGGGAGTTAAGCGTAACGCACTTCCCAAAATTTATCGTTTAATTTTTTTCTACCGGCTAATCTGTTGCTTATTGCGGGGTGTTTAACTCCAAAATAAGCAGCAGCCGCATTCACTGAATGAAACCTTATTCCATTCACGATCACTGCTTTAAATGCAGGCCGTCGTGCTTTGTTAAGATTTTCAACATGTTCAGGTGTTCGTTCTATACCCTTTAATGCAGTTGAAATGTTTTTCTTGTGTTGTTCTGTTTTCGATTTGCCAGTATGACTCCTTCTTATCTTTTCTCTAATCTCATCTTTAACCTTAATTCCTTCAGAATGGTGTTTATATAAATGACGATTTGAATGAAATTCACTAGTAGTAATTTTTACACGTTCGCTAGTTTTTATCAAAGTAACAAATATAAATCCCTCAGCATGATGCTTGTAAAGGTGTTTATTTCTATGATATTCTTTAGTATCGACTATAGTTGTAATTCCGCTTTTTATTTCCGTAACAACTAATCGTCCTTCTAACACTCCAGTATATCTGTCAGGCTGATTAATAAACTCTTCCGATGTGATCTGTACGGTTTCTCCAGTGTTACAGTCAATAACAGACACCATTCCGGAAGAATCAAACTTTGCATCTCCCGTTGACTTGTTAATGAATTTCGGATTTTTTGCTGCATTGAGTTTTTGTAAAACACGCTGCTCCCATTTTTTACATAATTCTATTCGTTCTTTTTCGAGTAAATCTCCCGAAAAGATTTTTCTAATTTGTATTACATCTGGATCACCATATTTGGTAAAAATTTCTTTAACGTACTTAGACGATGTAAAATAAGATTTCCAAAAATCTGACGGATGACAATTCTTAGCAGTCCGCCGACCATAATAAAATTTATTATGAGATTTCCATCCTATTAAGTATGTATATGGAGTTGTCATAAAATATTCCTTCTTTCTTGTATTTATCTGACAATGTTTTTTGTTGACAATAAAGCATCTTAGTAGTATAATTTTACACATGTACATAGAGAGGTTGTAATGAACGAACTAATCAGAAAGTTTGCAGAACAATCTGAAGGTGATACTATATGCGAATGTGGCTCAACCGGTTTTGATTACAAAAAGTTCGCCGAGTTGATTGTGAGGGAATGTTGTGATATTTTTGTTGAACTTAGAACTCGCCCCGCTGACTTGGCTGTGAAAGATGTAAAGAAACATTTCGGAGTTGAAGAATGAATTTCAAATATCTAATTTGGGCAAGTGTACTGATGATTGCTCTTGGCAGTATGCTAATGATTACGGCTGCATCGATGCGAGAGGATGAAATCAAACAGCAATGCGAAAATGTAGAGCATGGAAAGTTTTTAACTGTTCGCAACAAAAGCCTTTGTCTGAAGTCTGACGCTATTATTTGGATTAAATGATGAATGAACGAATTGCGAAGCTCGCAGAGCAATGCACTGTCAGTTGCATCGATGGGCGAGGTGTTGAACTTAATGAAATAGATGTAGAGAAGTTCGCCGAGTTGATTGCACAAGAATGCATTGATATTCTTTCGCGCCCGCCTGCTGCCATGTTAGGAAAGGTTAAACTGAATAGATATAATCAAGGCTGGGTCAATGGAAGGTTGCTCGGTATAGAACATATCAAAGAAAATTTCGGGATCAAATAGATGAAAGTATTTTGGATGTCGTGTGCGGAGTGTTCTATGACACAGCCGATGCAGCCATGTGAGGCTTGTGTAAATTTCTACACTAGGAAGAGTACCAAATGAAACCTCGCAAACTAAAAGTATTTATCAAATGGCAGTTCAATCAGATGTCTGGTTGGGTTAAAGAACGCAATGAGTTTTACGAAAAACTAGTAATCGAAGATGCATGGTGGGCTGCACTACCTACCATTATGATTGGTATAGTGGTAGCTATTCCGCTAACGGTAGTATCAAGTATGTTTGGTGTTTCTGTGCAACTTTTTGTTTGGCTTTGGGCAATGGTAGGGTTGCTATTAATTGGCAACTACGTTAGAATTTTGCTCAAACAACAATATAAAAAGTTTCTAAAGGAAACGGGAGCTAAAGAATAATGAATCCACGAGTTAAAGAACTAGCAAAACAATCTGGTTTTTATTTCTATGATCTACACAATATTGATGGACAAGATTATGGTGAAACTATCGAAGCTGATAGCTGGACTGCCGCAGAAAAGTTCGCCAAGTTGATTATTCAGGAATGCATCGATATTGCTCACACAGAAGGTGACAAAATTGATTATCTAAAAAACTATTTCGGAGTTGAGGAATGAAAATCGGAGTAACAGGCACTAGAGAAGGAGCGACAGATCGTCAAATCCTTGATGTCATTAACTACATGATTTCTCTCGGATATGACAATGAGCTTCACCACGGAGATTGCCAAGGTGTAGATATTCAAGTTGCTGCTATTGCCAAACAACTGAACTGGCGAATTGTTTGTCATCCGCCCGAATCAGATTACCTCAGAGGATTCTTTGAATACGATGAGTGCAGAGAACCAAAAGGTTATCTAGCCAGAGATCGTGCAATCGTAAATGAAGCTGAATTGTTGATAGTCGTTCCTCTACAAGACGAATGGCAACCCAAAGGGGGCACCTGGTACACTCACGATTATGCGGTAAAGACTGGTAAACCAGTAAAAATATTCTTTCCTAACAAGGAAAATAAATAGTTGACATAGAAATAACATGGTGTTATAATATGTTTTAAGTCGTAGAGATAGACTCTACGCAATCAAAAGTAAAGGAGTTTTACTATGAATTTTGCATCCAATATTATCCTCAACACCGATTCCTATAAAGTTTCGATGTTCAAACAGTACCCCGAAGGTACTACTGGTGTTTACTCTTACATTGAATCCCGAGGCGGTCGCTATGATCGTACCGTTTTCTTCGGACTTCAGGCGTTCATCAAGGAGTACTTGCTTGCACCAATCACTCAAGACCAAATTGATTTTGCAGCGGAAATTCTCACCGCGCACGGTGTCCCGTTCAACCGCGAAGGTTGGGAATACATTCTCAAAGAACACAAAGGATACCTCCCCGTCGTTATTCGTGCCGTTCCTGAAGGTACGATTGTCCCGACCAAAAATGTTTTGGCGACTATTGAAAACACTGACCCGAAATGTTTCTGGCTGACTACTTGGCTGGAGACTGCGCTGCTTCGTGCAATTTGGTATCCCACTACTGTTGCTAGTCAAAGCCGTGCAATCAAAGAGGTTATCCTCGACTATCTGGAGAAAACTGGTGATCCTTCTACTATCGACTTTAAACTTCATGATTTCGGTGCTCGCGGTGTATCTTCTATGGAATCCGCCGGGATTGGTGGCGCGGCACATCTCGTTAACTTCATGGGGAGTGATACTATCACTGGCGTTTTGTTTGCTCGTCAGTATTACAACGCTGGTGTTGCCGGGTTTAGTATCCCTGCCATGGAACACTCCACTGTGACCAGTTGGGGTCGTGAAAATGAGGTAAAAGCCTATGAAAATATGGTCGCTCAGTATGCTAAGCCTGGCGCTATTCTGGCTGCTGTTTCGGATAGCTACGATATCTACAACGCAGCGTCCGCCCTCTGGGGTGAAGCTCTTCGTCAACGTGTTATTGACAGTGGCGCCACCGTTGTTATTCGTCCTGACAGCGGTGATCCTGTTGAAGTGAACGCCAAGCTGATCCAGATCCTTGCAGACAAGTTCGGCTACACTGTGAACGACAAAGGGTACAAGGTTCTGAACAACGTTCGCATCATCCAAGGTGATGGTGTCAATGAACTGACAATCCGCACTATTCTTAGTAATTTTCTGGTGCATGGTTGGAGTGCTGACAACATTGCATTCGGAATGGGAGGTGCTCTGCTTCAGCAAGTTGATCGTGACACCCAGAAGTTCGCCATGAAGTGCTCTGCGGCTCTGGTGAATGGTGAATGGATTGACGTTCAAAAAGATCCGATTACTGACAGTGGTAAAAAGTCCAAAGCAGGTCGAGTTGGTCTTTGGGTCAGCGGCGGTGAATACGAAAGTCGTGTCGGTCCCCCGCTTCGGTGGGTTGACAAAGGCATCGTTTGGGAGAATGCTCTTAAAGAGGTTTATCGTGACGGTAAGCTGATTAACGAGATTTCTTTTGCTGAGGTTCGTGCAAATAGCAATCGATAAACAATAACGGGGAGACGATCTCCCCATTTTTAACTTCATAGTATGAATCCTAAATATACAAAATACTTATTTTCAAAATACGAACCCCTGTATCAGGGACATAAAAAACCAGTAACGCAAAATTTAATGAGTTTTGGGTTCGAGTGTGGTGATGGCTGGTTTAGAATAATTAACAACCTAAGTCACTTGCTCTGCTCAGACTGGTTAGAGGCTTTACAAAAGTTAAGACTTGTTGAAGGTAGAGTAGGGGAATTAATTTACCCCAATTGGAAAAAAAGCGAGTATAATAAAATTATCACCAATCAGATGGTTGATGAAGCTATTAACAACTTGGAAAGTTCTAAATTGGGTGTTCCCAATGCAGTTCAGGTAAAAGAAAAGTTTGGTTCTTTGAGATTTTACTGTTATAATACAACTGAGATCCAAGAGGCTTACATTAGGTCAGCAGAATTTATGTCTGCTGTTACTTGTGAAGTTTGTGGATCCCCTGGTAAAATAAATCGAGATGGTGGTTGGCTTCGCTGTCTTTGCAAAAAGCATAGGAAAGAAGAAAATGGAGTCAAAGACGTTTAAGGAGATCGTTGACCTTATCGAAAAGCAATCTGAAGAAAAATGGAATGCTTTATCAAAGGAGGATCAATTAGATTATTTTTGTGCAGTATCACGGCGTATTATCAAGGGAGAAATCGAACAAAAAGGAACATATCGATACGTTCTTTATAATGTGTTTGGGTTTGGACCTGAAGCATATATGCCTGCGCAAATGGCAGGATATCTTTCTATTCACAATGCAATCTATAGTTCGGAACATGAGCGTAAATTGCTAGAGGGATTTTTGCAGTATATTTGCAAAAAATACAATATGACGTATAATGATGAAGACATTACCTCTTTCTACGAACAAACACTATGAACATTTTCTATTTGGATTCTGACCCAAAACTCGCAGCACAATATCATAACGACAAGCACACGGTCAAGATGATTCTGGAGTATTCGCAACTCCTGTCTACTGCCCATCGGCTCATCGATGGCAAGCCAGTTGCTGCTAAGACTAAGACTGGTCGAAACATTAAACGTTGGCAGTTGAATGATCTTCGTGACGGTATTCTCTATACTGCTACGCATGCCAATCATCCTTCTGCTATCTGGGTTCGTCAGTCAGTCTACAACTATCGTTGGTTGCACAATCTTCTTTTAGAACTTCTGGAAGAATACACTTACAGGTACGGCAAGAATCATAAATGCGAGACTATTGCCCATTATCTGACTATGGCTCCGTTTGGTATGGAAATTGGTTCGTTCACTGAGCCTACCCCTGCTATGCCCGACGAGTGCAAGGTCGCAGGTAATTCTGTGCAATCGTATCGTAACTATTACAACATGCGTAAGCAGCATATTGCTTCTTGGAAAGGCAAGGTAAATTCTCGTTCCGCACCGAGTTGGTTTATTCCTGAGGTAAGTGATGTATCGTAGCCATTGGAACTGCACTAAGTTTGCAGCAAAGATTAGAGGAGTTGCTAAGCCCAAAGCGGCTACAATGGAAGAATGGGATGCGTGGCATCAAGAAGCTAAATCCATGCATCCTGTTCGCTATTGGATAGCGGAAGAAGGACTTAAAAAGCTACAGCACCTAGTGCTTGCACCTCGGCGAATCTTAGATGACCTTCAATGCTATATTTCAAATAGGTTTGTTGTAAAGACTCATGCATTGACCTCTACTTTGAAGAGAGGACAGTGGCATGAGTTTGAGGAAAGACTCCTTTATTGCATGTTTGATGAATTAGTCAATTATGTAGAAGGTGAACTTGCCTGGAAGAATCTCATTACTGATGATGACGTTCGTAAGAAATATGGTATTCCTAAATTCTTCAGTTTTCGCAGCTGGCGAAATCCTAAGCTAGGGCTTGACTATCTTAATTGGGAAACTACTCTAGTTATGGATGAATCTTGTGGATTGTCTCCTGAGGATCATAACTATGGTAAACCAACCAGACAGTCTGAGACTGCACAAACGATTCTAAAGTTGTATATGTGGTGGAAGTATGAGCGTCCTAATAGGCCAGATCCTTATGAATTATCTGGATGGCGTGAAATTTGTGCAAAGAGACCTAGAGGGAAACTTTTCTATATGGAAAAAACTACAGAAGAAAAACAAAATACTAAGGAAGCACTAGACAAACTTCAAGAAATTGAAGAACAGTACAACAACGAGGACACCTCGATGATGATCGAGCTAATCAAACTTCGAAAAGGAATTTGGACGTGAACAAACTTAGGATTAAGTATCTTTTAAAGACATTTGTTACGCCACTTTGTTGGATCAGAAATTATCGTACAGACACTTACTGGGATAAGCAGTTGTGGGGTCTTGTCTCTAATCTACAAAACTTCGAGGCTATTGGATCACATACGGCACTCATTGCTGGAAATATTGTCTGGATTGAAAACTATCCATATGCGTCAGGATGCAAACAAATAAATGGGTTTTCGAATAGCGATTCATGTGGTCGAGCCACGGCACTTTTTCTGCACGATCAGCTTAAGAAGGCTAAGGTTCTCCTTTTGTTAAAAGGGATTGACAAAGAGACATCGGATCATTTGATCTTCGCTCATAAAATTGAAGATTTCAATTGACATTTAATTAATTTGGAAGTATAATTCATACTTAATTATTCTTGAGTGAAAATTAGATGACTCAAACTATTCTAATTCTTCTTGCTCCTTTTGCAATCATGCTGGGTGCAATCATTATTAAAGGTGAGTGGTAATATGCGAGTTTACATCGAACCTAGGCGCGAAGAAGGCTGGCTTCTTCAAATCAAGACTGAAACAAAAGAAACGATTCGATATGTTATTCCCGCTGAGGGAAAGTTCAGAATGGTCAATCCATACGACACCATCAATCCTAGGGGCGTCGTTTGTGAAACGCTTGAACTAGCAATCGAGGAAGCTAAAAAAACGGTTGACAATTAATTAATTTGGATGTATAATAGCTTCATACACTGAGAAAACGGAGTTAAGATGAGCAAAGCAAAGTTCGTTGAAGTCACTTTTCGCTGCTATAACGATGCAGGTGGTTTCGGTCCGAAACAGCATCATTATGAAGCCACTGTCTTCGTTACAGACCGTACGCAAATTCGTCTGCGGTTGCGCGAGGGCTTTGCAAAGGACATGAAACCCGTCGAGACTGCGGGAGCAGGTGTCACTGTGACGGTGGATGGTGTGTGTTATACGCCCATCGAGAACTACAACACGGTGTACGCAAAAGTTACTGAAGCACTCAATCAGGTTCTCTAAAGGTTAAATTAACAAAAGGAGCGGATCATGCGTATGAAGTACCCTCGTACCCCGCATCTTCCTTTTAGTAAAGGGAGGACGAGCGATGACAAAGTTCTGCCCTCCCTGTCTCACTTTGAGGGTCGTGAAATCGTTGTGACTATCAAGATGGATGGTGAGAACACCAGCATCTATCGTGATGGATTTCATGCTCGCAGCTTGGATAGTCGTCATCATCCTAGTCGAGACTGGCTTGCTCGCTTTCAGGCTACGATTGGACACGATATCCCCGAAGGATATCGTATCTGCGGTGAAAATGTGTATGCTCGTCATTCGGTTGCATACGACAATTTGCCTAGCTACTTTATGGGGTTTAGTGTCTGGGACGGCGAACGTGCCCTTAGCTGGGATGACACCCTTGAGTTCTTTGAACTTTTGGGGATCACTCCCGTCAAGGAACTGTATCGCGGTGTGTTCGATCAAAAAGTTCTGGAGCAACTGGCAAAAGACTTTGACACGGAAGCTAACGAAGGATTTGTGGTTCGTGTCGTTGATTCGTTTCAATACAAAGAATTTGGTAAGTCAGTAGCAAAGTGGGTTCGTTCTAATCATGTTCAGACTGATGAACATTGGATGCACTCTGCTATTGTCCCCAACGCACTTAAGGATTAAAAAATGGCTAGGAAAACTGCTGCTGAACGTCAAGCCGAACAACAGGCTAAGCGTCTGGAAATGGAAGCGTTCGAATGGTCTGAACTTGTTAAGACGTATGCCGAGAGGTTCGCTCGACTCATGTTTGAGTACAGCAACAAACCTCGGGCCGTGTTCAAAGTGACTCGCACTGAAGATCCCAACGTGTATCTGTTTGAGTCTTGGCAAGATTGGAGTGATGAGTTTGTTCTTCCCGCTCGTCTTCCTGCTGAGTACAATGAACAACTCATCATGGATCTGAACAGTGCCGAACGGGCGCTCAGTCGGGCCGAAGAAGTTGAGGCTGAAGAAAATCGTCGTAGGCAACTTAAAGCCTCGGCACTTGCTAAACTCACTGAAGAAGAACGTCAAGTCTTGGAGATTAAGTAATGTACGAACTTTTCATGTCTAGTGAAAAAACGGAAGACGGCAATTACATCCTCGAATGGGAAGCATTTAAAGATGAATATGAAAAATGGTTGGATCAATTCAAGTTTCCAGAGGAAGAATAAGATGCGAGTCACTATCATCGAAAAAGTTGTTATCATGATTATCGGTATCATTGTATTCATGATGGCTTTCAATGTGTACAATGGAGTCAGCGGCAATAATACAATCAGCTTCGGTATCAATGGTATGACCGAAATGCGGTGTATCGATGGATATCGATTTATCGTTGGGGAACACGGACAAGTTCGTCAAGTCATGGATGAGTTTGGTAAGGGACTGAAGTGTAACTAAATAGATGCATGAAGAAAGCTAAGTACCTATATGAAAGTGCAGCAGGCCATTATTGGGTTGAATGCATAATTTTGGGGTACTCAAATGAATACATTCATTTGAAGTTTCAAGACCCGTTCATCCCTTCCGTAGTTCACGAACGACTAGCACCTAAACACAAAGTAACATTTGAGGATTGAGATGATTCCTGAAGATTGCCGTGCTGAGATTGTACATACTGGTATTTCCTTTATGCGTTCGATTACCGAAGCATATGGAGCTGAAGAGGGTCAAAAGCTTTGGGATACTATAGCTAACACTCTTGATCCTGATATCAAAGGACAAATCTTTTTCGCAATGTTGACTGGCAACTTTAGTCACAAGGTTGTTCTTTTGGGCTATACTGAAGGCGGCAAAATTCCTGCTATCAAAGCTATTCGTACAGTGACTGGACTTGGTCTCAAAGAAGCAAAGGATATTGCCGATCAACTTGATTATGGCATTAAGCCAGTGTCAATTACGTTGAGTGATCCTACTAAACGTAATGTCGCAGTTAGTATTTTGCGAGAGGCGGGTGTCAGGCTATAAATAAAGTATGCCAGGAGCAACTAGAGAAAGTCAAGATCAAGCAGGGGGAACAAATATTGAAGGTTCTCCCGATGTATTCACGAACGGCACCCCACAAGTAAGAGTGACGGACGACGTTCAGGGACATGGCAAGTGTCCTCATTGTGGTCCTGTTATGGCAGAAGGGTCAGGTACAGTTTTTGTAAATTACTTGGCCGCTTGCAGGGAAGGAGACAAAGCTACATGTGGTTGTCCAGCTACAGGTAGTGGAGATGTTTTTATAGGTGGTTAATTGCCCCGGTGGTGGAATGGTAGACACGGTGGACTCAAAATCCACTGCTGAAAGGCGTGAGGGTTCGAATCCCTCCTGGGGCACCAATTCAATTTACGTCGATAAATACTGTTATAGGAAAATATCATGACAACTTATAACTTTAAAATTGATTCACTAACGTGCGATCAATCAAATCCTAACTATCCGAATTTAGTCAAAACAGTAGGTGTAACAGTATCGGCGGTTACAGAAACAGAAGGTACTCTTTCAGTTAGTACTATCGTGGATGTCAGTCCTTCTGAATCCTTTACTCCATATCAAGAATTAACTCAATCTCAGATTCAATCTTGGATACCTTCTCAAGTTTTGGCTGACCTTCAGTCGATGCTAGAGAAGCAAATATCGGATATCCAACTTGAAAAGGTTAAAGAACAACCTCTTCCTTGGTTAGCTAAATGAAAAAACTCATTAGTGCTCTACTGATGGCACCGTTTATTGTGGGTTGTGCCCATGATACTCATTGGATCGTTCCCGCAGCAGCAGGAGTAGTAGTAGGTGCAGCGGTTATGCATTCTTCACATCATCGAGCACCTCAACCGCATTATCATCATTATCCTAGTAGGCCTACTGTTTACTACTCTCATCCTTACAGTGTTCCTCGACCTGTAATCTATGATCCTTATTGCAGGTGCTATCGATGAAGAAAGTTCTGCTGCTAACACTTTTGCCTGTTTCTGTATTTGCTCAAAGTAATGTAGAATTGGATAAAAAGGTGTTATGCAATAAACCGAGTGCTATACTTTCTGCATTAGCGTCGAATGGATACAAAGAAGTTCCTGTTTGGTCAGGTGAAGAAGGTGAGACTCGTCTATTATTGCTAGCTAACGAAAAAACAGGCACTTGGACTATTGTTCAAATGACTTCCAAAGCTGCTTGTATTATCGGGAGCGGTGATAAGCACAAGATGATCGTAGCCAACAAAGTCTGATAGTAAAAATCAATTAAATCAATAAAAACATATTTTTCAATTAGTGCTTGCTATTGCACTACATATTCGCTATACTCTAATTTTAAGGAGATGTTATGGAAATCACAATGAAGAACCTAGAGAGTGCCCTCGCTGGTGAGAGCATGGCTCATATCAAGTATCGTTACTTTGCTAAGATCGCACGAGAAGAAGGTTTCGAAGATGTTGCGAAACACTTTGAACACACTGCGGATCAGGAAATTCTACATGCTTGGAGTCATCTTGAACTGCTAATCGGTAAACCCTCAACTAAGGAGTGTCTTGAAAAGGCCATTGAAGGTGAAACTTATGAATTCACCACAATGTATCCTGAGTTTCATCGAATTGCACTCTATGAAGGAAATGTCGCTGCCGCTGCTGAAGCTGAAGAGCAGATCGCAGAAAGTAAAGAACATGCTGACCAATTCAAGAAAGTTTTGGCTATCGCACAAAAACGTTTTGCTGCACTAGCTAAAGTTGAAAAACGTCATGCAGAAGCATATCAAAAAGTTAAGGAGAGTCTATAATGAGTGATACTATTAAAATCATGCGGTGCGTAGTTTGTGGGCATGAAATGTCGGTAGAAGACTGGGAAAGTCTTCCTGAAGAAGTTTGCTGCCCTGAGTGCGGTGTCAGTAAACATGACTACGAATTAGTAGAACTGTAATGTTAGACTGTCTCATTATAGGAGACAGTATTGCTGTAGGAAGCCACATGTTCCGCAAGGAGTGTGTGGCTTTTGCCAAGGGCGGCATTACTAGTCATGGTTGGGATAAAACATACGGACAGAATGAGTTGAGCAGTGAAACAGTCATTATTAGTCTTGGAACTAATGACTGGGAAAAAGCAAACACTGTTACTAAACTAACAGAGATCCGTAAGAAGATTAAGGCTAAGAGAGTCTTTTGGATAGCACCACATCAGGGATCTAAATCTAAAGCGTATGCAGATGTAAATCAGGTTGCAGCTATGTTTAATGATACTGTGATTACAACAGAAAGATATCAACCTGATAAGATTCATCCAAGCTGGGCAGGATATAAAGAGTTGATGGAGAAAACTAAATAATTTATAAGGAGAAAAATTATGAACTTAGTAGAACATACTAGAAAACTCTTGAATATAATCAAAGAGGCTGCGGAAGTAGCAATCACGCAAGAACAGCTTGCTAAAATGTATCCAACTGCAAAACCTATGCAGTTTATTAAAAACATTCCGGTTGCATTAGTTCCATTTACACAACTAGAGAAATATGTAGGACCTGACAAAGCAAAAGAAATAGAACAAATTGCAGGTGCCGTGGATAAAACTTCATACGATGACGCATTTAAAAGCGGAGCGTATGTAGTGTTCCAATGGAATAGTAAAGAAAATAAACCTGATTTCTATTTCGCAGATCCTAACTCAGTCAAAGCAGAGTATACTAAGTTTACTGGGCAACTTCCTACTGATCCAAACGGTAGAAGTAAAGTACCTTCATTAGTGGTATTGGATAACTTAGGTATTGATGCTAGTAGAATTCCGATGTTTGTTAAGATAGTTCCTACTCAGATGGTTAGTGCAGACGAGCTAGGGTTAGCAGGTAAGAAGATACAAACACGTTGGGGAGAACCGACGGTTCAGCAAGGTGGATTTTTAGTTAGAGAATACGATGGGCATATCTATACCGTTGCACCAGATGCAAACGGATTACCAATTGGATATGTTAGTGTATGAAAATTAGCGAAATACAAATAACGCCTGACGATACTGAACCATGGGACGCTTCTGGAAGAGTCCCCGAGAAAAAAAGTATGTCGGGATTGAAGTTAGTTCCTGGTAGTGATAGATATGCATACTCTGCGAAAGCAGAAAGTGGGCACACGTTCACAGGAACTGACAAGAACATATTCATCTACGACACAAAGACTGAAAGTGGTGAAATAAAATTCATAGGGTATCTTGGTCTACGAAAGAGAAGTGACTTCCCTTCACCTAAGGCCTTTCAAGTGTCCAATGTAGCGATAGACAGTGCATATCGAGGGCAAGGAATTGGTCAGCTATTATATTCAGTTCCATTGAGAGAATTAGGATATACGTTAATCGCAGATGACACACAAACTGGCGCTGCTATGAAATTGTGGGTCAACCTAAGTAAAGATCCTAATGTGAGTGTTAATGGATATATAACTTATGATCCTGAAGAGGCTAGAGAACCTGAAACAAAGGTTTTCTTAACTAGAAAGCTAAAAGCTACGAAAATGGGTACTAGATCCTATATTTCGTATTATAGTTTTCCAGTTTCTGAAAACGTTGAATTGAAGAGACTACAGGCAGCAGTGAAAAAAATAAAAATCTACAGTAAGGAACATCCTGAGGATCAAGAGCAAATAGTAGGTCTTTATGCGAGATGGGCTAACCAAGAGGGTATTTAATGATAGACTACACAAAGTTTGAAGTACAGAAGAAGATTCTTTTAGATTACCTTCAAGTAATGATTGCACTTGAAGATTGGCATGGCGTAGCAGATTTGGCTATGGACTTGCGTGAATTGGAAGCCAAAAATAACGCTATCAAAGATAAATAATAGTAAAAGGAATATAAAAATGAGCACTGCTAGAGTAAGAAAAATATTAAATCTGTTGGAGTCGGTACAATTACAAAATACCCGTGATGATGTTGGTATACATAAAGTATATCGAAATTCAGATGGTTCTGCTACTGTTGTTTTAGAGTCTGGGCAATCATTATGGTTTAACGCACAGTTTGTTGCAAGAGTTTTGATCAATGAAAACAATAAAATTAATTCTAAATTGATTTTAGAAGCGATAAAACACAAGTCCTTAAATTAAATTGGTGATAAGCTAACCGGGCCGTTTGGTAGATCCGCAATAGCCAAGGTAGAAAAAAGAGCCAGAGAAAGGCGAAACAGTCTTCCTGATTATAACCGTGCAATAAACGCTGATCTTATGAGTAAAGGACCCCAAGAGCTTGAATATTCTCCAAAAGAATGGGCAGAGATAAGAAGACAACAGAAACTAACTGCCAAAAATTCAGATAATGCAGCTGCCAGACTACGAAAACCATTTAACCCAAAGGGGTTGACAGCACCTCTTCAGAAAGTTGGTAATGCACTTTTAAATAGACCTAATAAGTATCCGGGATTCACTGGATCAGAACTACGAGCAGATGCCAAATTTTATGCACAGGAACTAAGAAAGGAAGAAGCAAAGAAAAAGTGGAAAGAAAAGTACCTGTCTAGTGGATTTTCAGGACCGGAAAAACCAATCAACCTAACTCCTTTGAGAAATAAAGTAAAAGATACAAACGCAGAACTTGAACGTTGGGAAGAAACTTTACCGACCCGAGTAGCAAAAAAACGAACACCATAATTTGTTGCCCAACTTTATTGATCAATGCGATAGTAGGAGATATAATATAATCTATTGCTGTATGAAGTGAATTGAAAGACGGGCAAGACTCGGGTTCGACTCCCGACAGGTCCACCATAAGGAGATTGAATAAATACTAGATGCGTATAAATGAAATACTAATCGAATCCACGACTGATGATTTAGTATCTGAATTCTTAAAGAGTATATCACCCAAAGAGTTGAGATACTATTCTCGTAGAGATAACTGTGGTCCTGCCGCACTCCATATGATAAGTTGGGCCAGAGAAAAAGGGTTAGAATTGCAAAGATACGGCGGTTATTTTGTAGCAGATAATGTTGTATACGACAAAGCGGACTTTACAAAAGAAATGAAGCGTGAGTTTTTACAACAAGGACTAGATTTTAATGATCCTCAAGAAAGAAAAGAGTTCATTGAATCAAATCCAGAATATAGTGAAGAATGGAAAAAAGTCCCTCACTACTGGTTACAAGATAAATCGGGAAATGTATATGATCCAACAGGATACATTCAGTTTGTTAATACTGGATTAGCAAAGGATTTAAACGCATCAAGATATTTAGGCAAGCCAAGTTAGTCTTCTTATGATGGGCCTGCAATGGTATCGATTGACGGACGAGTAGAGGAATGGACAGCACGATAGGCGATGATCGTTAATCAAGCAAACTAAAGTAAATGCAAAAGCAAATACTACAACTGGTGAGTACAAAGTCGAAGTAAGCAAGTCTTTCCGTTTCGGAAAAGTTGCTGCCAACGATGACCGTGCTTTACTAGCAGCCTAAACAGCAAGCTAGACCGGGGTGGAGACAACCACCTGGCAACAGAATCAATCAGAAAAGGTCCGAAAGGACCTTTTCTTCCATAAATATGTGTATGAGATATTGGAAAAAAGTTTACGCAGGTGACTATCTAAGTTATTCAAAGAAGATTCTTGATTATGGAAAGGAAAACATTAACTTCGAAAAATGTCCTTTTTGGAATCAACTGAATCTTTCTCGTCTAAAAGAATCTGTTCCGGAGCTATTTGAAGGCGTTGCAGAGTTCGGAGAACCTAAAGTTATTGCACTTCTATACATTAGAATGTATGATGCTAGTACAGTTCACATTGATCATACTGTTGGCTTGAACTTCGGAGTTCAAGCAAGGCTTAACATACCAATTTTGAATACAGAAGGAACAAGAACAGCTTTTTATGAATTGCCGATGCCACAAGTTCTTAACTTTAAATCAAATAGCGATGGTACAAAGTTTTGGCCACAAAGTTATAAGACTAGATTCTCTCCTATCACGGAAGTTGAAGTGGATTCTCCAACTATATTGAGAACTTCGGCAGTACATTCAGTTAAATGTCCTCCAAACGCAGCTATGCCTAGAATTACACTTACTATTGCGTTTCAGGAAGACTTGGTAAAGTATTTGGATATCGAAGATAATGACGAAGAAAAAAAAGTTTAATGTATTGGTAGTAGGAGATAGTTGTATAGATGGATATTGCTATGGGACTTGCGAAAGATTAAGCCCTGAAGCACCAGTTCCTATTCTGAAACTTGCAAGAATGGAACAACGAGAAGGAATGGCTGCTAATGTAAAGAACAACCTTGAAGCATTAGGAGTACTAGTTACATTTAAGACAAATAAAGAAATAATTTCTAAAGTAAGGTTCATAGATGAAAAGTACGGCCAGCATTTGATTAGAGTGGATGAAGATACGTTAGTTGAACAATGGGATGGTGCAGACAAACTAAATTTAACGAGATTTGATGCGATTGTGATCTCAGATTACAATAAGGGGTTTATCAGTTATAACACAATCTCCTCATTAAGACGCCGATTCGAAGGTCCTATTTTCCTTGATACTAAAAAACAAGATTTGGCACAATTCCATGGTATTTTTGTAAAGATCAATGAGCTAGAATACAAGAATAGATATAGCATCAATGACAATTTGATTGTCACTCTTGGAAAATCAGGAGCAATGTATAAAAAATTTAACGATGAAAAGTTCTATGAAACGCCAAAAGTTGATGTAGTTGATGTATGCGGTGCCGGTGATACCTTTTTATCCGCACTAGCATTCAAGTATCTTGAGACTGGTTCTATTGATGATGCAATCAACTTTGCTAATAAGGCAGCATCAATTACAATTCAACATATGGGTACATATGCACCTACCTTAGGCGAGATAGAGTAGTGACTGAGCGAACTTGGCTGATACCCAATATTACTGAAGAAGAAATACAGTGGGTGTTAGATAACAAGCTGCAATGTTATAGCATTCCACCTGAAGTAAACGAACTTGTTTCGTATGGTCAAGTGGTCAAGGTGATGACAAGTCCTAGACATTTTTTTATTATCACTGCTAATGAAAAGGAGGAAATGTGGGTAACTCTTAGGTTTCCAGACAAAATGTTGTTTATTGAAGAATAATAACCAAAGTAGTGTAAGACTAAATATTACTTTGGTAAATCTGATGCTTGTATGTAAGATCAGAGTTTGTTAAAATAGTCAAACTTTATAGAAAGGAAAAACAATGAAAAAACTAATCATCGCTTCACTAATGGCAGCAGCAATTGGAACAGCAAGTGCATACGAGATCGGCGTTACTGCCGGTCGTGATGGTACTGCAGGCGTAAACACCGCAGGTGTTACTGTTGGTCAACGTTGGGACAAAGTTACCGCTACTCTAGGTTATGAGCGTGTTAACTATATCGACAACGAGCAAAATCGCTGGAGTCTCACTGGTGGATATGATGTAGTTAAACTAGGACAACTTACTGTTTCTGCACTAGCAGGGGTGTCTTATCTGGACAATCGTGTTGGTGAAAATGGTTATGCTCTACGAGCAGGTGTTGGTGCATCGTATCCTGTCACTAAGAACGTTGCCCTAACCGCAGCAGCATTCCGTCAGTTTGGACAAGATCGCGTCAGCATGTATGACGGCAACAACGTCCAAGTTGGTCTCAAGTATTCGTTCTAATTTTTAGTTAGTAACGGGAAAAAGGCTCCCAAGGAGCCTTTTTCATTTTGTGGAAAGCTGCTATAATCAATGTATGAAAATTGAAAATTCATTAGATTGGGCAAAGGTAAGTATTTCGTTGATCAAGGATTTGTCCAAGATTCCATACAACAAAGATTTGTATAAGATGATGGATAATATATCTCACATGATAACTGAACTTAGCAAAAAAGAAGTCGCTGCTCGCCAACAACGAAACCCGAATTATTTAAGTGCAGATATAGAAAAGATCAACGGCTCAATAGCTCATCTAGAAAAACTTATTTTTATGGCTACATTAATGAGGTAAACATGTCTAAAGATTGGAAAAAAATTGCAGGTTGGTTGAAGTCTATTCTAAATGAAGAGGTAGTAAAGGTAACGTTTACTAAAAAAGACGGAACTGATCGAGTCATGAATTGCACTAGAAAACCAGAGTTAGTTCCAAAAGTTGAAGTAACAGAAGGTAAAAAAGCCAAAACCGTTTCTGAAGATATTATTGTTGTATATGATGTGGATGTTGAGGGTTGGAGAAGTTTCAACATTAACTCTGTCAAAGAAATTTCTTTCTCTCTTTCAAAGGAACAAGTATGAATGTTAGATACGGGGACACCGTTCAAGTCACTTGTGTTGACAATGGACAAACACTAGTAGCGGATGTACTATCATTTGACCCTGAGAAGTTTTTATCTGTTAGTCTTCAGAAATCAATAAAGTTAGGAATGAAGTACAATACAAATACGAAGGAATACTTTGGAGATTTGTACGGAAAAACATTCACATCCAAAGGGCCAACTGCGACTAGATACACAGTAGGAAGGTAAGTTGTCAAAGTAATAACATATTTTATGTACCATACCTTGCTATATAAGATTCTCTTACTTCAAAATCTAGTCACTAAATATCATCGTTATTGGAAGAAAAACAAAAATGCCTATACATGTATTAAAAAGATCAGGTAATAAAGAACCACTTACTATTGAAAAATGGCAGACGCAGATCGCTAAGGTTTGTAAGGGAATCTCAGAGGTAAGCCAAAGTATGATTGAAATTAAAGCTCAACCTCATTTTTACGATGGTATCAGTACTAGAGAAATTGATGAAATTACTCTAAGAGCAATTGTAGACTTGATCGATGTAGAAACTAATCCAGACGTAGGACATACTAACTATCAGTACGTTGCGGGAAAACAAAGACTTACAATGTTGCGTAAGGACGTATACGGGGATTACGAAGTTCCTCATATTTACGAGATTGTAAAAACCAATGTTAAGGCAGGGTTGTATACTCCAGAACTTCTAGAGTGGTACACCGAAGAAGACTGGAATAAGATGGAGGACATGATCGATCATTCTAAAGATGAAGAATATTCTTATGCTGCTATCGAACAACTAATCGAAAAATACCTAGTTAAGAATAGGGCAACAAATCAATCTTACGAAACACCTCAGATTCGATACATGGTGGCAGCGGCTACAGTTTTTCATAAGGAAGAACCCAACTCAGCTAGAATGCGTTACATAAAGGAATACTACAATGCTGCTTCAGATGGTCTTTTTACCCTTGCAACTCCTGTGTTGGCTGGTCTTGGTACTCCTACTAAGCAGTTTAGCTCTTGTGTTCTCATCAGGTCTGATGATGATCTTGATAGCATCTTCGCTAGTGGGGAAATGATGGCTAAGTATGCTAGCAAACGTGCTGGCATTGGTTTGGAGATTGGTCGTCTACGTCCCTTAGGTAGTCCCATTCGTGGTGGCGAAATCATGCACACGGGAATGGTTCCCTTCTTAAAGAAATGGTTCGGTGATCTGCGTTCATGCAGTCAAGGGGGAATTCGTAATGCGTCAGCTACTGTATTTTATCCGATTTGGCATCATCAATTTGATGACCTCATTGTTCTCAAGAACAACCAAGGAACAGAAGAAACACGGGTTAGACACATGGACTACGGTGTCGTACTCTCGGCGTTCTTTTGGCGTAGGTTTAAGAACAAAGAAAATATTACATTCTTCGACCCGAATGAAGTACCCGACCTCTACGAAGCCTTCTACAGCAACACCGAAGAATTCGAAAGACTCTACCTAAAGTACGAAAAGCAATCAGGTCTTCGTAAGAAGACAATGAGTGCTGAGGAAGTATTCAAAAGTGGCATTCTTAAAGAGCGTACTGATACTGGACGAATTTATCTTGTGTTCGTTGATAACGTAATGAACCAAGGTCCGTTCGATCCAGAGTATCATACAATTTACCAGAGTAACCTTTGCTGTGAAATCCTATTACCGACTGTACCGTTTAAGCGTCTTGATGACAGCAATGGCCGCATTGCTTTGTGTACTTTGGGCAGCATCAATTGGGGCGCATTCCGTAATCCTGAAGATATGCGCCGTGCTTGCCGTATTCTTCATCGTAGTCTTAACAATATTCTCGATTACCAAGACTTCTTGTCGATCCAATCGAAACTAAGTAATGACGAAATTCGTCCTCTTGGTATTGGTGTTACTAATCTTGCATACTGGCATGCTAAACGTGGACTACAATATGGTGAAAAGGATGCTCTTGCAGAAGTTAAATCTTGGATTGAACATCAAGCCTACTATCTAACTGAAGCATCGGTTGAACTTGCTAAGGAAAGAGGCAAGTGCCTTGATAGTGATAAGACTAGGTATGGCAAAGGAGTTTTCCCTTGGGAGCTCCGTGCTAAAGGAGTCAATGAACTCGCTGACTTTACTCCTGAGTTAGATTGGGAACCTCTTCGAGAGCAGATGAAAAAATATGGAGTAAGAAACGCTACTCAAATGGCAATCGCACCAGTTGAATCAAGTTCAGTTGTAATTAACTCAACTAACGGTATCGAGATGCCCATGAGTCTTATCTCCACTAAAGAAAGTAAAGCTGGCTCGTTTACTCAAGTAGTTCCCGAGTACCACAAGCTGAAAAACAAGTATCAGCTAATGTGGGAACAGAAAGACTGTGATGGATACCTTAAGACTGCTGCTGTATTGGCTGCGTATGTCGATCAAAGTATCAGCACCAATACTTTCTATAACCCTGCTAATTTCTCAGATAGAAAAGTTCCTACTACACTAATCGCTAAGAATCTAATGCAGGCTCATATGTGGGGGCTGAAAACTTTCTATTACAGCCTTATCAATAAAGCTGGATCAAAAGCAGTTGCAGAAGAAGCTCCGGCTATGTTAGAAGAAATTGACTTCGATGATTTAGACTGTGAGGCGTGTAAGTTGTAGTATGCGGAACTTTTTAATTACAATAAAAGAAACTATAATTGGTATGTTTCTTTTAGCTAAAGTTTTACTTTTTAGGAAACAATGATATCCGTAACTGATGTTGCTGCGACCAAGATCAAAGACTTTCTGAAAAAGAGAGGAAAAGGTCTTGGTATAAAAATAGGAACAAAGACTACCGGGTGTTCCGGTCTTGCGTATACGTTAGAATATGTAGATGTAGGTCCAGTAACCCGAGACTACTTTCTTTATGAGGACAAGGATGTTAAGATATGGGTCTCAGGTAAAGATTTCGCCTACGTCAATGGAATGACGATTGATTGGGTTAAACAAGGATTAAACGAAGGGTTTGAGTTTATCAACCCTAATGAAAAAGATCGCTGCGGATGTGGCGAAAGTTTTAGGATTTGATATGAAAATTAATGAATTAGCGAACAACCCTAACCCATATGAAGTTGAGTACGAAGACGAAGACGACAAGGTCATCAACAGTTCTGATTTGGCCCTTTCAGTTTATCTTACTAGAGGGTCATTGGGGAAAGATGATAAAGTCAATATAGAATTTAGTGTGATGGGTAGATATGATATAACTGGCGCCGGAAAACAATTTAAGATTTTTTCGACTGTAAACGCTATTTTGAAGGAGCATTTACCTCTTTTCTTGAAATCAAGTGACAGATATGTTGATTTTACCGCAGACAAAACAGAACCAACTAGAGTTAAATTTTATAAAAGTTGTGCCCCTTATGTTTCTAAAATATTAGGCAATAATTGGGAATATATGGAAGAGGATTTACCTGAGCATAATCTAGTAAGATATCTCTGGACTAAGATTAACCGATAAAGATAACTACATGTCAAAACAACAATATAACCTAAATACAAAACCAGATTACCTAAACAGAAAGATGTTTCTTGACCCTGCTGGTCCAGTAACCATTCAAAGATTTGAGGAAGTCAAATACAGCAAAATTTCTAACTTTGAAACTACTGCACGAGGATTCTTTTGGGTGCCCGAGGAAATCTCGCTGACTAAGGACGCACAAGATCATAAGAACGCTAGTGAAGCGATCAAACATATCTTTACCAGCAACCTATTACGTCAAACTGCATTAGACAGTTTACAAGGGAGAGGTCCAAGTCAAATCTTCACCCCTGTTATTAGCCTACCTGAACTAGAAGCACTCGTTTATAATTGGACTTTCTTTGAGACTAATATTCACAGTCGTAGTTATAGCCACATTATTCGCAACATCTATAATGTTCCAAAAGAAGTTTTCAACACAATCCATGACACACAAGAAATCGTTGACATGGCTTCAAGTATAGGAAAGTATTACGACGACTTACATAAACTAAATTGCCAAAAAGAAATCGGAGATATGCTAGTTAGCGAAAAAGATCATATCAAGGCAATCTGGCTAGCCCTACATGCAAGCTATGCACTTGAAGCATTCCGTTTTATGGTGTCATTTGCTACTAGTCTAGCAATGGTTGAAAACAAGATTTACATCGGCAACGGAAACATCATTAGTCTAATTCTACAAGATGAACTTCTACACAAAGGTTGGACTGCATATATCATCAATCAAGTAGTCAAAGAAGATGAACGTTTTGTTAAGGCAGCAGCAGAATGCGAGCAAGAAGTACTACAGATTTATAAGGATGTAATTCGTGAAGAAAAGGAATGGGCTGACTATCTTTTTAAGAAAGGGCCAGTCATCGGACTGAATGCAACGATTCTCAAAGACTTTGTTGACTTTACAGCAGTAGGTGCATTGAAGGATATTGGTATCAAGTATTGGAACCCTGCCCCTAAGACTACACCCATTCCTTGGTTCAACAAGCATTCCGATACAAGTAAGAAGCAGACGGCTTTGCAGGAAAATGAATCGACAAACTACGTCATTGGGTTACTGAGTGACAACCTAGATTACGAACAATTACCGAACATCTAAAAAGTACTTGACAAATAATCCTCAGAGTGTTAGAATGCTAATTCTTGACTTTGAGGATTATTCCATGATCATTCACTCGCCCCGTCAAAAAAGCAAACCCAAAAAGCCTAACGCCAAGCAGCGTGAACTCGACGCACAATGGCAGCAATTGATGAGTCAGTACAAACCGAAAAAGGTAGAAGCAAAAGTGCCACAATATTCTGCACCCAAAGTTCCTGCTAATCGTTCCACCAGGCAATTCAAAAGTGTGGATACTGGTATCGGGAATGCATCCCTGCCCGAGCAAAAAGTCTATACGGGTACGAAGGTCAAAGGTATTGCGACGATGCACAAGTCCAATGCCGTGCCTGTCTTTAGTGATGAGGCTGCGGTCGATATTTCCAAAATGCGGCGTTGACAACAGTAAATAGGTAGTATATACTCTTTTCTCACTCAAGGAGATCATGTATGAAGTTCATCGTTGAATCTGGCAATGGTCGTGTAATCTTCAAAGACTTCACCCGAATGTCTGAGGATTTCAGTAAGGTTTTTCGTTTCATGCTGTCTCTGCAAGCCCGCGAAATGATTCAGGGCAAAATCACCTACAAAATTAAAGTAGAAGGCTAACATGATTAAAAGTTTGTTTGCATTGATTCTTACCTTTGGTTTGGTATATGGATCAATCGAACTGTTTCGTTCGCTCACAAAACGGGAAAAATGGGAGTTTACAAAGCAGGCAGGATATAGTATTATTGTCGGGTTAATCGCGTTTCTCATTCTCTCTCTTATCGTACTCTTCTTTTAAAGGAAATAAACATGAATCGTTTTGCTAAAATTTCTCTTATCGCACTCGCTGTTTCTACCGCTGTTGGCTGCACTCGTATTGAGACCGGTGAAGTCGGTGTTCGAGTCGGCTTTGACAAGCAGATCCAACAAGGAGAACTGCTTCCTGGATCGTTTAACCAGACTTTCTGGGGAGATGTTCTTACGTTCCCTGTGAAGGATGTTAACGTCACGCTGAATGACATGACGCCTGTTGCAAAAGACAATAGCACCATGAAGGATATGGATGCGGTTGTTGTCTACAACATCAACCAAAATCAGGTTGCTGAACTTTACAGCCAGAAAAATCGCAGCTTCCATGCTACCGCAAATGGCGATGTTTATCTGATGTATAACTACGTCACTCAGATGGCACGAAATGCGATTTACAAGGCTGCTCGCAAGTACGAAGCCCTTGATATGGCAGACAATCGTACTGAAATGGAAGCTCTGATTAAGGACGAAATTGTTCGTAATCTTGCCGAAGAAAAGCTCGACGGATCGATCACTATCAGTCAGGTCATGATTCGTAATGTGCAACCTGCTGATGCTGTCACCAAGAGTGCAAATGAACTGGTTCGTGCTAAGAACGAACTGAAGCAGAAAGAGGTCGAAGTTAAGACTGCCGAAGCAGAGGCTCGTCGTATGGCAGCACTGGCTAATCAGTCGAGTCAGTCTATTGCTTACATGCAAGCTCAGGCTATGCTGAACATTTCTGAGGGTATCAAGAACGGCAAAGTTCAGACTATCGTTGTCCCGTCGAACTTTACTGCGCTGATGACTAAGTAAAAATGATAAACTTGTTTGGTTGGTTCAGGAAGAAAAATTCAAATGTAATTCCTTTTCCTAAGCCAAATAAAATTGGAGGGGAGAAAAGAATCCTCCCCTCCCCTCCTGAAAAGGTGCCACAGGTTTATTACACTATCGGGTTTACTGACGACAACCGTGTTTTATTGACAGTTAAGTACCCTGGATTATTAATGAACAAAGAGGGCTGCCAAAAGCTGATTGATAAAATTACTATTTTTATGAACGGACTAAAGGATCAAGAATGATTACGCTTAAAGATTGGTTTGAAGCTATTCAGTACAAGATTACTGAGGGATCTGAGTACGGCTGGAAATGTTACGGTGATAGCCCGTTTCGTCTAACTTCTTTTGCTGGTTGGAAAGAAGGTCAAGAAGGCCCTTGCTCTGAGGTAATCTTCGACACGAATACTCAACAGGTTTTCGAAATTACAGTTTCGGACAATAGACACAATCGTTTCTATCGATGGATCAATCCTGACTATGTTAAAGCATACGAGGATGAGTCCAAGAGTCGTGGTGTGGATGCTAAGGCTGTATTCGATGATTTCGACTTTATCGACCTAGAAGTCGAAGAAGAAATCATCGAAAAAACTAAGTGCATCATGGCAGGTCTTCCGTATGACACGAGGGTGCAAGTTCCAATCGAGCTAGAAGATGAGGAAATTTTTCAACTCATGAAAATGGCTCATAAGTACGATGTAACACTTAACGAATTTGTGGGACGTATTCTTCTAGAGGCGCTCAATAAAACAAAGGAATAACAATGCATGTATGTATCGGCAAGTACAACCGGTGGTGGGGTCCATATCAGATCGCAGAAAAAATTCTGTTTTGGATGGACAAGCATGATGACCGAGTTCATAACTTCGGTACTTGGCTTGCCGATAAAAAAGACGGCAGTGATAGTTGGTTAACCAAAGTTTGTCTTTGGATTGATAAGAAGAAGAGTCGTGAGGTTTATATTAAGATTCATAAGTATGATACTTGGAGTATGGATCATACTCTTGCTCTTATTATCTACCCCATGCTCAAACAACTTAAAGAGCAAAAACAAGGAGCACCGATCGTAGATGACGAGGATGTTCCTGTAGAATTGCGAAGCACCACAGCCCCTAAACCAGAGAATCAGTGGGATACCGATGGCAATTGGTTCAAGCGTTGGGATTGGGTACTCGATGAAATGATTTGGACCTTTGAACAGTTGTCTAATGACGATAACGAAGAACGATTTTATTCAGGTACTTCTGACTTGCAGATGGTCGAGACAGGTGAAACCTATCCTAACCCTGAGACAGGCAAAGAAGAACCTGTCTTCAAGATGGAAGAAGGACCTAATCATACAATGACGATAGATAAGGAAGGTCTTACTGCACACAATGAACGTATCCAGCGCGGGTTGTTATTGTTTGGTAAGTATTTTAGGAGCCTTGCATCTTGAACTATCAAGAACCTGCAAAGGGTATTTCTCAAGTAGGTGATTACGGAACAGCAAAGAGTTATCACGTTGATTGCTCTTGTACTTCACCCGATCACGCATTATCAATGTGGATTGAAGTAACTGGAGACGAAGATGTTAAGGATGTGGAACTTACCTTCTACGGGACGTTTTACACCTCAAGCAAACTAGTCGAATCGTTCAAAGAACGACTCAAGCTAGCATGGACTATTCTGACTAAGGGGGTCTACACTGCTGAACATTCTACGTTACTCAATAAACAAGCTGCCTATAATCTAGCAGAAACTATCAATCGCACTATAAAAGACCTAGAAAAGGTTGAAAATTAATTAAATTGGGTCTATAATAGACTCATAAACTGAACAACACGGGGCAGGTTATGAAGAAAGTTTATTTGCTGATCGAAGAAAACGGCGACAACCTCGATAGAGAGGTTATTGGAGTGTTCTCTAGTCTCAAAAAGGTCCTGAGTGAGCGTGATGCCTACCGTGAAGTGGCTGACACCACTAGCGGTGGCGGCTCGGTGTTCTTTTCTATCAAGGAAATGGATGTTGAGTAGTACTTGACATTATTTTGGTTTGGCTATATAATAGCTTCATACACTGAGAAAACGGAGAATCGAATGGCTTACATGAACCAAGAACGCAAGGCTGTTATTTCTGCTGCACTCAAGCCGATTTTGGCTAAGTACAAAGTCAAAGGTACCCTTTCGGTTCGTAATAATCTCGCTATCACTCTTACGGTGAAATCGGGTGCTATCGATTTCATTGGCAATTGCAACAAAGTTTGCGGTAACAGTCATTACCAAGTTTCTAGCGGATTCCGTCCGATCACGGAAGGGTATACTGACGTTAATCAGTATTGGTATCAGGATCACTTTGATGGTGCGGCTAAGGAATTTCTCGATGAAGCGTTCAAGGCGCTGAAGGCCGCGGGTTGGTATGATGAATCGGATGCAATGACTGATTATTTCAACACCGCATATTACATTGACATTCAAATCGGAAAGTGGAATAAACCCTACGTTTTCACTGCTTAAGGAGCATTACATGGCTTACCGAGTTTTCAAGCACAATCAAGAGTATGGTCCTCGCAAAGGTCTTGAGGGGCCTTTTCACTATCCGAACGGACAGGTTCTCTACTACGATGCGAAAGAAGGTTCGTACTGGGATCCTCGTACTGACTTCTATGTTCCTGCTGACGAGGTTGTGCGTCTTCAGGCTCAGATTTTCGACATCGTGAGGGCTTGATATGCGGCTCACTATGCTAGGTTCGCTGCCTGAAAACCCGATGATTGCATTGAGTGGCGGCGTGGATAGCATGGTAGTCGCGGACTTTATTTCTCGCACTAGGGAAGTTACTTGTCTGTTCTTTCACCACAAAACTGAGACAAGTGAAAAGGCTCATTCCTTTCTAGTGGATTATTGTAAGAGTCGAGATTGGTACTTAATCGTTAAATACTTGTCTGAGGAGAAACCCAAACATGAAAGCTACGAAGAGTTCTGGCGTAATCAACGCTATTCCTGGTTTGATTCCTTTAGTAGAACTGTCGTTACCGGTCATCATCTGGATGATTGCGTAGAGACTTATCTTTGGAGTACTATGCACGGTACCCCAAAGACGATCCCTTATCAACGAAACAATGTGGTTCGCCCTTTTCTACTGACGCCAAAGCAGGCAATGTATGACTGGGCAAAAAGACATAGTATTCCTTGGATCGAAGATGAAACGAACAAGGACACTTCCTACATGCGAAATTTTGTTAGGCATGAACTACTACCCAAAGCATTGCATGTAAACCCCGGACTTCAAAAAGTGGTTGCAAGAAAAGTAAAAGCCTGCTATAATGCTGCTCTTAATTAAATAATCAGGAAACAAAATGCGTCAGCTTGCTACTATCCGAAAAATTGATTCTATCCTTCCCATCGAGGGCGCCGATGCAATTGAGTGCGCGGTGGTCGGTGGCTGGAAAGTTGTGATCAAAAAAGGTGAATTTCAACCTAACGACCTCGCAGTGTACGTCGAGATCGATTCATGGGTTCCTCACGAACTTGCTCCTTTTCTGTCGAAAGGTAAAGAGCCTCGGGAGTTCAATGGCGTCAAGGGTGAACGTCTTCGTACTGCAAAGCTCCGCGGGCAAATCTCGCAAGGTCTTTTGCTTCCTCTTTCTGTCTTCCCTCATTCCCTTGGATTTGAGTACGCAACAGAAAAAACAATCGGCGAAGATGTTACTGAATGGTTGAAGATTCAAAAATGGGAAGCTCCTATCCCTGCTCAACTCGCGGGTGATGTCGAAGGTCTGTTCCCTTCGTTCATTCCTAAGACCGATCAGGAGCGAATTCAGAACCTCGGGGCTGAGTACGATGCTTGGAAGCAAGAAGGTGATGAGTGGGAAGTCACCGAAAAACTTGATGGTTCTTCGATGACTGTGTTTCTCAAGGACGATCACTTTGGTGTCTGTGCTCGTCAGTACGATATTGAAGGGATTTTGCGTTCCAAAGGACACTTCGCCCTGCAAGGTGAATTGATCGGTGAAGGTATTCAAGGCAACCCCTACAAGATCAAAGGACAGGACTTCTTTGTCTTTGATATCTACGACATTGATCAAGGGCGTTATCTGTCTCCCTCGGAGCGTAAAGCGTTCCTTGAAGGCACTGCACTGAAGCACGTTCCGATTCTGAATGAAGCTGAATCGTTCAAGGATCATGTTGGTACTATCCATCATGTTCTTGGTTGGGCTGAAGGGAAAAGCGTTCTGAACGGCCAGACTGAACGTGAAGGATTGGTGTTCAAACGTCGAGACGGTGCTGTTTCGTTTAAGGCAATTTCCAACAAGTTTTTGCTTAAAACGGGCGGTTGACTTTTATTCCTTGCTCTGCTATAATGTTGTTAATGAGTAGAGCAAGGAGTAAATCATGATCAGCGGTAGGACTAAAAAAGAAATCACTTATTCGTACTACCTCGAACTTTGCAGGAAATACTCTGAAAAGACTATTACCGATGACGAAGGATTCGATCTTGAACTCTGTCTTGCTGAGTTCGAAACCGACAGTTGGTTTAGGTAAGGAGTAAATCATGCCTTGCAGGGACTATGAAAGTGATACTTGGGGTTACGGTTCGGGGATTTCAATGAAAGCATACGAAGAGCTTAAACAACAGGCAGATAAGTTGGCGAGGATCGCGTGTAAAGCAATGTCCGCACTTGAACAGGGAACCACACTTAACCAACTCTTGGAAGATCCAGAGGTTTCAAAATGGTGGCCTGCTCACAAGAAGGCGGATGCTGCTAGGCAAAAAAAAGAAGCCGCCGAAAAAATCAAAAAAGAACAGGAAGCACTTCTTAAAAAAGAAGTGTTGGCAAAGCTGACGGAAGAAGAGCTTCAGGCATTTGGTTTGATTAAAAAGAGAAAATCATGACTGATGAAAGAGAAGAAGGTTATTCGCAAGATGATGTTTATCAATACTTGTTGACTCATCGAATTGAAAGTCCGTGGGGAATCGATACTGATAAGATTGCAACCAATCTAATGATCGAATTGCTCAAGGCGAACGGCGGTGTGGTCATGGCTCTATTTCTCAAAGATGACAAGCTTCGGGAATGGTGGAATCGAAGAGTAGAATTTGCAAAGCAAAAACTTTCAGAAAAAGCAGAAAAGATGCGGCTTTACAATGTCAAGCTAGCAGCATATAATAAACTCACTCCTGCTGAAAGAAAGCTAGTTGGCATTCGTAAACCCAGAAAACCGAGTTGATATAATAAATAAAGTATCATGAAAATTTCTGACATTTCCAAAACTAGCCAAAAACGTCTTACGGAAGACCTAAGTAAGGATGAATCTGGATTCCTTACTGAGGATCTAGTAAAAATTGTCCAAGCTCACCAAGCAGACAATTGGTCTGAGCCGATCGATGGAGAGGACTATCTCCAGCTTCTGAAACAAGGCAAATTGACGTGGCAGCGGTAAGAGTCTTAGAATGTGATCTCTTTAGAGAAACTGCTGCGATTCATTTGAAACCGGGATCTTCGACTGAAGAAAGTTTCCAAAATTTTATTGCAACTAAGATTCAAAATCCAATCGCAAGTTACGGTAAATCGGATAAGGCGAACCCAGCAGGAACGCCAATGGCACAATATGTTCCTAAAATTCGTCATGCCCACTTAACGCACGATATCAGCATATTTTATACCATAAGTGGGTCTAACCCATCTGAGCTTAGACTATACGGTGTTTTGACTCACGATGAAGCAGGCACAGGCCAACCAGTTAATAATAAGCGTCAAAAAAGTGTAGCAAAGAGGTTTTCTAACCAAGATTTCAACTAAACGGTTGACAAAAAACCCAAACTGTCGTATAATTTACTTAAGTTAGATAGAAGGGGTAACAAATGTCTGTCAAGCACAATCAACTGAAACCCTCCCCGCAATGGTGGAAGCATCTGCGTGAATGGAAGCGTGTCTTTTGGAAAAAAGAACGTAAAGCGTGGCAAAAAGAAATCAAAAATCGTAAGGATGTCGAATGAAGCTGATTCTGATTCGCGGTCTCCCTGGCTCTGGTAAATCGACGCTCGCCAAAACGCTGATGACCGACAATACGGTCCACGTTGAAGCGGACATGTACTTCATCGATGATGCTAGCGGCAAGTATGTTTTCCATCCCGAACTGATTCGTCAGGCACACGGCTGGTGTCAGAATACGACTGGTGCTGCACTTGCGGAAGGCAAGGATGTGATCGTGTCGAATACGTTCACGACCATCAAGGAGCTTCGCCCGTACTTCGACATGGCGAAAAATTTCGGCATCGTGCCTACTGTGATTCTCGCACAAAACCAGTTTCAGAACGAACACAATGTCCCCGAAGAAACCCTGAAGCGTATGCGTGATCGGTTTCAGTATGATCTCACTCAACTTTTTGCTTAAGGAGCAAACATGAAATATCTTGGTTACTTTCTCGTTATCGCGGGCCTCGCAATTGGTCTTGGATTGCTTTTCGCTCTTCCTGTCATGTTGCTGTGGAATTACTGTCTGGTTGATGCAGTCGATGGAGTAAAAGAAATTACGTGGCTACAAGCGTGGGGATTGAATGTTCTCACTCATCTTCTGTTCACCAAGGCTAGTGTGAAGTCTGACTGATATTAGAAAGTAGTCGAGTTAAATGGAGTTTATGGTTGACATAAACTCCATTTCCATGTATAATGTTTGTATTCTGAATAAGGAAATGCAAATGGATAAGGACTCTCTGCGTCAATTCGTGCAAGACAACCCGAAGCTGGTTACGATGCGTGAAACCTCTACGCCTGGTCTTTTTGTGATCAAATATTCCAAGCGTGTTTTCTTCGACAATCTTTGGAATGAATTCCTCGAAGAGTGTCGCGGCTTGATCGTTGACGCGGACTGGAACCCTGTTGTGCGTCCTTTCAAGAAGGTGTACAATTTCGGCGAGAACGGTGCTTCTTATGATCGTGATCGTATGGTGTATGTCGAGCGTAAAGTAAATGGCTTTATGGGTGCTGCGACCTATGTCTCGTCTGTTGATCAAGTTATCTACTCCACGACTGGTTCGCTGGATTCTGACTTCGCGGTGATCGTTCGTAAGTGGCTGTCTCCGTACGAACAGTTTTTCCGCTATCATCCGAATCGTACCTTTTTGTTTGAGGTGTGTGACAAGTCTGATCCGCATATCATCCCTGAAGTCGAAGGGGTGTATCTGATTGGTGCTCGTAATGCTGGAAAGTGGGACAATGAAGTTCGTTGTGCGAACACTGATATGCTGGATTGGTATGCGAAATATATGGGCGGCGGAATTCTTCGTCCTTCGCACTCTGTTCAACGGTTTGGTGATGTGGTTCAGCAAGTCAAGACTTGCTACCATGAAGGGTTCATTGTGTATCCGGTAGATTCTTGGGAGACTGATGCGGGACTGAAGATCAAGTCCAAGTACTATCTGATTCAAAAGGCGTTGGCTCGTAAAAAGGATATCATGACCCTGAACAAGCAACTGCTGGATGAAGAATTCTATCCGCTCGTTGATCATCTCAACGGAATGAAGGACGAGTTTAATGCTATGGACGAGCAGTCGCGTCTGGATTACATGCGTAAGTTTTTGCAAGCATGATCTATAAAGTAAAGATGCCCGAAGCATATGCTAGGGTCGAGTGGTGCAAGAAACATCTGGGTACCTCTATTAGAGGTGAGAACTGGTGGAGACACAAAGGACATCTTTACTTTTGTAACGAAAAAGATTATACTTTCTATTTACTGAGGTGGAAGTAATGGCAAGAGTTGAAGTTTGGAAGTGCGATCATTCTGGTAAACTTTTTGAAGATAGGAAAAGGTACGTTGCTCATCTTCGAAAGTTGGCGAGGGTGAATAGGTATGAAAGACGAGTTCAGTGCCTCAATGAAGAACGTGATGCGCTTATGACTACAATGGGAGATACGGTCAAGTACATGGACCAGCTTGTTCAGTTCATCAAAGACAACTGGAAGTGGTTTTTTTATAACGGGTTGCGGCACGAGCCTTTCAATCGTGAAAAGACTGAAGATTGGCATGAACTAGTGTCTTTGTCTTTTGAGCAGATGCGTTGGAACAATAATGCTAGTAACAGTCACGTTGCACCCAAAAATGGTGTTCTAAACTGGTCTAAAAAAGAAACCTTTCCCGATGGAACTCCTAAACCCACTGGATATCCTGGCTGGACCGGACAAATGAAAATATCAATCCGCGGTGACAAATACACCTATCGAGGAAAAGAAAAGTTCACTACCGGATTCGGTAGTCGCTATTTCACCGACACTCCAATTAAGACTGGTTCAGGAGGAGGTGGACCAGACGTATTTAATTACGGGGTTACTCTTTTTGCTGATGACTTCCCTGCTATGGCAGAGCAGCGTGAAAAGGATCTCATCTGGGATAAGATAACTGCGTAATATGGATCTAAACACTCTTCTTTATAGATTGCATGTCAAGTACTTGGGCTCAGTATGGGATGATGTCACGTTTAAGCATATGAGTGAAGATGTAAAAACCGTATTCCCGCAAATTAGACGAATTGAGTTTGATCGCACACGAATGTACCCTACAGTACTTGACATCGAATTTAATACCGAAGAAGATAAGATTTGGTTTTATCTGAAAAATAAATGATTGTCAAAAAGAAATATGAAAACTCAGTTAATCTAGATGACCCCAATGGATACTGGGAGAACTTCTATGTTCATGTAGTGTCTGAACAGATTATGCAAGCAGCAGGCAAGATGAATAGAATCCCGCCGAGTGTCCTGTATGAGGCGATTAACGATGCTTTGAAGCCATATAAGGCGAAGTTGGATAACGTCTTCACCAACCAATACTTAACTGTGGTGTTTCAAGATGAAGCTGCGTATGCTTGGTTTAAACTGAAGTGGTCATGACTAAGGTTAGAATATCCTGTCCTATAACCTGGTATAAGCAGTGCGAGTGGATTCAGAAAAACTGTAAAGGTTACATAGATGTCACTGAGTGGTCAGCTTGGAATATAGGATACGATGATATTTACTACTATCTTAGTGATGAAGATGCTATAATCTTTTATTTGATGTGGTCGTGAAGAAAATAAATCTAAAATTTAGTCGAGCAAAATGGCATATCGCCGAAAGTGTTCTCCGCCCGAATTGGTTTTTTTCAGGTGAAGAAGCTCAAGAAAAAGTTAGATGGTGTCAAGAACAGTTCGGTCCTGTAACCTATCCACCTAATGGCTATACACGATGGTATGTTAGTGGGCTCGATGTTAGATTCCGTGACGAAAAAGATTACATTCTGTTTCTATTGAGGTGGACATGAGCTACATCTTTAGAAGACCTGTTAACTCAGGTTTTAAAGAGACAGAAGAAATGACCAAGTGGGCTGTACAACATTGCCCGTCGTATATTGCCAACGATGTAGACCAGACGGGTGAATGGTGCTACCGTCTTTATTTTAGTGACGAGAAAGATTACCTTATGTTTGTGTTGAGGTGGGCATGAGTTATAATAGAGCAGCATTTTTTGGTCCAATGGATACAGTTCTTAAAATGCGATTGAAATTGTTAGAAGAGTTTGGTACGATAGATACATTTTGGTGGAAGTTAGTACCTGGGGTAGAAATAGAAGTTAAATGGCCAAGGGGTGAGATAGTAATTGACGAATCAATGCCGCAATGGGATTGGACTGTAGGACCAAGTAAGTATATCGTAGAATCTGCTGACCCTAATGATCATTATCGCCCCGAACTGGAACGACTTGTAGGTACACAGAGATGGGATTGGGATTGGAAAATTAATCCAAACAATCTTGATAGACTTACAATAAAGTTTAGAAAGGGGAAAGCAAAGTATGCATCTTACTTTGCTTTGAAATGGACATGATACTTATAAAAGCAGGAGAAATATACTACAATACTCAGGTATATTTTCGCAAACATATCTTAGATAGTCTTCCGAACGATGACAAAGTATGGGAAGCAGAATATAAAAAGTGGCTCAAGGATCAAGGAGCAGTTGTTATAAAACCTAAACGTCAATGTTTAACAACTGCACTTGGTGTAAGTCCATTTTATGATCATTTCGGTTTTGAAAATGATCATGATGCTGCTGTGTTTGTGTTGAGGTGGTCATGAGTATTAAAGAGTATTTGAAAAAGAATCGAAACCAGCACTTGGGTGCTCTTAATTATAGAACTATTCTTATTCGACAAGGTTACCCTAATGTGTTGTTAGGTAATGAAGGCCATAAGAATTGGAAAGAAGTGCATCGATGGTGTAAAGAGCAATACGGAGAAGACCATTATACGTGGACTGGAAGTAGATTTTGGTTTGAGACAGAGCAAGATGCTACGTGGTTCGTAATGAGGTGGGCATGAATGATATAACTAGAGTCTTTCCCAAAGGATGCACTGATTACACTATGATCGATGTTTCTGAAAAACGAGATAGTAACTGGTTAACATGGGAATCAGAAATGTTACGATGGCTAACAGAATTTGACCACGACAGCTGGTTTGCATGGGAGAGACCTGCTAATAAAGTAATCTTTGAAAAAGAAGATATCGCTATTTTATTCGCTTTAAGGTGGTTATGAAGAAATATGTAATAGCGGTTGAAAGATGGGCTGACAGAGACAAGTTTGTTAAATGGTTGGAAGATAACTATGGGCCTGAACACATCCGATGGGGCGTTGAACAAGACTTTAATTTAGAAAACTTGTGGATGGACGAAGATATCTATGTACTATATAAGTTAAAATGGAGTTAAAAATGGCTATTGCGTTTAACGAAATAACTCACTACGTTGAATTTGTAGACTATATTCCAGAGAATGCCAGCGACTCTAAAAAAGTTGTGTTTAGGTGTTCAGGTGATCCTATCAAGATCATTAAATGGTGTCGTAGAAACTTTGGTGAGAGGGGAGACGGTTGGGACTTTACTGGTTCAGGCAAAAAGGTAGATATTATCATTTGGTCTAGCAGACTGATAACTATGTATGAACTATGGCAGAATTAAATGTTAATCAAAAAACTAGACAAACGAAATAAAGGTCACGAATACTTTAAGTACTACATCAAAACATCCTATCCAGTCCAAACAAAAGATCCGGACTACCATGAATTGAGAGCTTGGATGTGGCAAACCTGGGGACCTAGTAAAGAACTAGTAGACTGGATAGATGATGAAAATGAAAAGCACAGGCTAGTAACATATAGAAAAAACATCAGTTGTCAAAATGAACATTGGTGTTGGCAAAATGATGACTATTACAGTAGGTTGTACCTCACGGGAGATGACGAATTAGTTCTGTTTAAATTAAGATGGCAATGATTTTAACCAGGCAAGAGTTCATCGATATGTGGAACTCTTATCGTATTGGTCTAGGAGATTATGATAGTCCTCTTTGGACATTGGAAGTAACTAAGAATTTCCAATGCCATTGGTTCGTGTGCGTTCGACCAATAAACGATATGGAAACTCATAATCAATGGTGTTCGGATCATTGCAAAGGTAAAATGCTATGTTATTCTTCTGACGATGAAAACAATGAAGAATGGTACGGGTTCACAGAGAAAGATGACATTATCTGGTGGCTACTAAAATGGGGTTAAAGGTAAACTTGCCATATGATCCAACTTGGCAAGCAGTAGCGTGGGCAAAAAAGAACTGTCCTAGCTATGTAACCTGTTTCATTACTGAGGACAAGGTTAAAATGACTCAGAAACCTGTTATAGCTTATGTGTTCTCTGACGAAAAAGATGCCACTTTTTTCGCGCTGAGGTGGTCATGATTGATATAACTAGTGTCTTCCCAAAAGGATGTACAGATTACACTGTGATTGATGTTTCGGAAACACGAAGTAATAACCGAGAAATGTTGCGATGGTTAAGAGAATTTGACCATGACAGTTGGTTTGCATGGGAGAGACCTGACAATAAAGTAATCTTTGAAAAAGAAGATATTGCTGTGCTATTCACATTAAGGTGGTTATGAACGTTGTTTAGATGGTTTAGTAAGCGGTTCAAAATAGTACTGGTTTCCTCGAAGGTTCTAGCTAAATAAAAGAACCTTCGAGGAAACCTTCATGCCATTAAACCCATCGATACCGACCCCAGCCGAAACAATAGTTAACATTAACGAAGATCCGGCGTTAGTTAAATTATACGCAAAACAAGCCGAAACGGTAGTAAACACAACTACAAAATCGTCGGCCAAATTTGCAGTTCCTGCACCAACTGTTACAATGGTAACAAAACAGGTGTTTGTTAATAACATAGTTAATAATCAGGCAACAGGAAACATAAATGAACTTCAGTTCAAATCATCAACTGGATTCAGTAGTGATCCAGAGTTATCCTATAATCCAAACCTAAATGAGTTAACTGTGGAAGGTAATATTGAAGCAACTGCTATACTTACAGATAACTATTTTTATAGTAATGGTGTTTCAATATTTTCAACATTAGGATCAGGAAACACTGGTGACATCACGTTCGATGCTACAACTATATCCGCACCTGATGAGAGTACTATTACTATAGAGAGTAAATTTGAAAATGTAGTTAAATCTAAGTTGGTGTTAAATCCAGAGTATGCTATAGCTAAACTCGAATCTAAATCTACGGACCAAAATACAACTTTCTTCAGCGGTGACGGATTCTGGGTTACTGCTAATTGGATTGTGAATCAGTATGGTCGAGGAGAGTTAGTATTTACAGGTTCTGAACAACTTTACAGCTTTTTAAATAGTTCACCTTCTTGGAACAGCGGAGAGAACAAGCGTTTTAGCTGGAATAGCGGCTCTCCTCTACAGTTTAGTGGGTGGGGATACGGTGGCGGAACGCTGAATATAGATGTGGGAACTGAACTACTACCTCCTGTAGATCCTACTGAAATTACAGAAATTTCTTTTATTTGGGACAATGTATCTCGTGTGTCAGTTGACAGTAATGATTATCAAGAATTACAAATTCAAGCTCGCGGAATGAATATTGAAATTGACAGCACTAGCGACGTTAACATCGAAGCCGGTGACGATCTAAGACTAACAGGCAATGATGTTGTTAGTATTCGCAATAGATCCGTTTCTGACCCAATTACTATTGTTACAAACTACAACGGTGCATCTCCAACATGGAGTTTTGAAGCAGATGGTGCCTTAACATTACCCAACGGCAGCTTCATCAGAGAAACCGTAGTGACAGGGAATCCTACTATTGAATTAGAACCTGCCAATGCTGAAGGAGCTAGTCAGAAACTAGTCATCAAAGGTGGTGGCCCAGTTTTCTCTAACACAGAAAACGGTATCACTGTGGAAGTCTTTAATACCATAACTTATGCTCAAGGCGATACTGTCTATATGGGAGTTAGCACAGGACTAGCTCAAGGCACTACACTTTACTGGTGGATTGATAACTATAGCCCAGGAGCACAGTTTACTCCGGACAACGGAGAACTAACTATTAATGAGTTCGGTGGTGCATCATTTAACTTTGTAGTCAATGATGATACTATTCCATTCCGTGTTTATGTAGCAGATACATTATACAACGCCTACATTAATAATCTCGGTGCGGTTAGCGTTGACATGAATGCAGGTGCGGTGGATAACAGCCTACACTTACATTTGACTACTGGTGATTTAACTGCGACCAGCATTTTCTTAGGTACAGACGATCACAACGTTAGAACAAAGCCCAACGGTAATATAGAAGTTACAGTCTACAATTCCGAGGACGGAGTTTCAAAAGCTTGGAACTTCGGTAACGATGCCAAGTTGACATTCCCTTTACCAGTTAACAATGATATTCCATCCATAGAGTTCCCAGTTCCCAATGGCAGTGCTGGAATTGGTGTTAGTCCAAATGGATTTGATATTAGAGTCTTAGATAGCTACTGGACATTTAGCCCTCTACTTACAGGTGAAGGGACTGTTCCTGCTAAGATAACATTCCCGGACGGAACTCAACAAGTTACTGCTTGGGCAGGTGGTCGAGTAGTTAATATTCCAAATTCTAGTACAGGTGCTGCAGGTGACAAGTCAGGAGACATTTCATTTGATTCTACCTTCATGTATTACTGTGTAGCTGACTATACTGATGGATTATCAAATATATGGAAGCGTATAGCTTGGAGTGCTGATACTTGGTAAAAAAAGGTTGACAAAAAATCCCTTTCGTACTATAATAACAAAATAGTTGAAAGGGATTTTTTATGAAAAACATTTGGTTCACCTCTGACACGCATTTCTATCATCGGAACATTCTGAAGTTCTGCCCGAATACGCGGGAAGGTGCGGATTCTGAGGAAATGACTGAACTGATGATCCAGCGCTGGAACGAAAAGGTCAAGCCTCACGACCGCATTTACCATCTTGGTGATTTTTCGTTCGCCAACCATCAGCGTACCCTCCAGCTTCTGCTTCGTCTGAACGGGCAGATTCACCTGATTCAGGGTAACCATGATCATGTGATTGACAATAACGACATTCGCAGCCAGTTTGTCGATATCAAAGCGTACAAGGAGATCAAGGTCGGTACAGAAAAAATCTGCATGTTTCATTTTCCGATGTACGAATGGAACAGGATGCATCATGGTGCGTGGCAGCTTCACGGACACACTCATGGTGAGGTTCAGATCGAAGGCAAATCGCTCGACGTTGGCATTGACGGACCTGTGACGAAGGGTATGTCTCCGGTTCACTTCGATGAAGTGGCTGAATGGATGAGCAAGCGAGAAATTCGCACTCATCATGGAAAACATGGAGAAAATATACTTTGACAGTAAATCCGAATTAACGTATACTTATACATAATTTGAAAGAGGTCAATGATGAACATCCAAGTTATCAGTAAGTCTAAAGCAAAGCGGCCTTTTATTGAAGCGATTGCTTTGCTTTATGAAAACAAATTGAATCTTGGGTCGAACAAAGTTGACCTCTTGATTTATACTGTCGCTAACTTCAGGAATTCTACTGGGTTTAATGGTGCTGCATATCAAATTGATGACAGGACTATCTCCGTGGCACTCGACAGTCGCCTCAAGACCGAAGAACTGGTGCATACTCTTGCACATGAGATGGTTCATGTAAAGCAATACGCCAAAGGTCAACTTAAAAACAAAGTTGATAAAAAAGGAAAAACTTATCAGACATGGCTCGGTCGTCGTTATGACGTTCACTACTATGATCAACCTTGGGAAATCGAGGCATTTAAACGTGAGCGGCTTTTGGCGAACGAAGTAGCCAAACTCGTAATAAACAAAGGAAAATAATGAAAACTACTTCATATGGAGTTCTTATAGTGAACGAAGAGTTGGAGGTTCTACTTGCACATCCAACCCATAATAGATTTTGGAATCTTCCCAAAGGTGGCGCCGATAACGGCGAAAGTCCTATGGCTGCTGCAATCAGAGAAGCAGAAGAAGAAATTGGTGTAAAGTTTAGTCCCTCTGATCTTACAACTTTGGGAAAGTTCAACTACCTTCCATCGAAAGACCTTTATCTATTTTTGGTTAGAGTGAGCAAAGCTGAACTTAACATCGATGATTGTGTTTGCAACAGCACATTCGAATTGTACGGCAGGACATTTCCTGAAATGGACAATTTTGTTTGGGCAACACCAGAGATGGTTCGTGGAATGTGCACCAAGAATTTGTCAAATATCATCCTTCCGATACTAAGTAAAATCGAACAAGGAGAGTATGGTGAAAATTGATAGAATTTTTAACACCGCACAGCAATTTATTCTAGTAAAAGATATGACCTCATTGATTAATTTTGAGGACATCCATGAGGAGTTTGAAAAACTAGAGTATGAACCAAACATTGGCAATATGATTAGTACTGACACAAATTTCTTTGACAAAGAAAAGTTCGTGGATACTAAAACTGCCCTAGAAAATGAATGCAAACAATACTTAAACAATGTATTTGGTCTTCGTTCCTTTTACGAAGGTTTAGTAATGACAAACTCGTGGGGAAATATCACTGGTCCAAATATGTTTCACCATGAACATACCCATCCGTTTAGTGTAGTCAGCGGAGTACTGTTCTTAGATAACCACGCAGGAAATCTAAATCTAACGATTGAGGCTCACCTTCCGCAAATCCCTCATTTTTTGGATCGATCTAGACCTTTTATCTCTCTGCGAAATCTTGCCGACGATGCAGAAGTTGATACTGACATTTTAGAAAATTATAGGCATTGCCTAGTGCTATTCTTGTCTAACCAACATCACTATGTTCGGCAATTGCCGAAAGAAGAAATTGCAAGGAGAAGGACTATTTCTTTCAATACATTTTGGAAGGGAAAAGTTGGAGTAGAGAATAAAGACTTGGCTTCTATCACATTTTAACAATGGAAGTTCCTGTACATCTTGATTTGCTTGGTCGCCCGGTAAAAGAGGGGGACTATGTTGCTGTTTGTCATCATAACTCTTTGATGGTATGTACTGTTAAGAAGCTGATAAACAAACAGATTAGAGTAATTCCTATGAATGGAAAAGGATGGAGATCTGAAGATGGTTATTTAAAATACAGCAACCAATGTGTAATCATCGGTGGTCCTGATCTAATGATGTACATTCTTAAATCTTAAAGGAGTAAACGATGATTGTATACGTGGTGCATTCTACTATTAGCGGGTACGCTAGAGAAGATCCGAAGAATAGTCATGTGACAGGTGTGTATGAGGATGAAAACCTGGCTAAAAATCTCGCAAAAGTCACTCAAGGGCGAGTCACTGCGATTCAACTGAATCATGTGGCCCGCGGACTGAACGATGCTTTGGAGTTATTTGGTCTGAAGGCTTGACAATAAATCCAATTTCGTGTACAATACATGTATTGACGATAAGGAATTGGACATGCAATACACTCTGATTACGAAGTCCGGCAAGATCATGCAGTTTTACATCAAGGCTTTGGCTGAGAGTTATCAAGCTGCATATGGCGGAGTCATCGTCACTGATGCTATTCTTTCCACTGAACAAACTACGGTTTAATTAGGATAATTCATGATTCTGAATAACGCTCCCCAAGATCAAGCAGTTCTTTCCAACGTCGGCCAAATCGGCGAGTTTCGTATTCGCAACTCCGCGAAGGCATTTAGTATTCTGTCTTCGGGGCTGTACGCAAACAAGATCCGCGCGATCATCCGTGAACTTTCCTGCAATGCGGTTGACTCGCACGTTGCAGCAGGCAAATCGGAAACCCCTTTCGATATTCATCTTCCGAATGCTCTTGAGCCTTGGTTCAGTATTCGTGACTACGGTACTGGGCTCGATCACGCTCAAGTAACCAACATCTATACGACCTACTTCGAATCTACCAAAACGGAATCGAACGATTTTATCGGTGCGCTGGGTCTGGGTTCGAAGTCCCCGTTTTCGTATACTGACAATTTCACCGTGACTGCGATCAAGGATGGTCGCAAAGGTATCTACACCGCATTCATCAATGAACATGGTGTTCCGAGCATTGCCCTGATGTTCGAGGAAGAAACGACCGATCCGGCTGGTGTCGAGGTGAAGTTTTCGGTCAACGATAAGCATGACTACGAAAAGTTCAACCAAGAAGCGAGGAACGTTTATGAATATTTCAAGCTGCGTCCGGTAGTCAGCGGTCGTTCGGATTTCAAGTTCAGTGATCCTCACTTTGAAGATCGTGACATCGTTCCTGGTGTTCATACGCTGAAGGTTAATCGTGCTTATGATAGCATTAGTTTTGCTATCATGGGTAACATTGCGTATCCCGTGAATGTTCCGGAAGCTGACAAGACGCTAGGTACTCTTCGCCCGCTGCTTAAGTGTGGTCTGGTGATGGAGTTTGGTATCGGTGAACTGGATTTTCAGGCTTCGCGTGAAGGTCTCTCGTATGTTCCTCTGACGATTGAATCGATTCAGAAAAAGCTGGTCGTTCTGAATGATCAACTGGTTAAGTACGTTGCGAAAGAAGCTGAAAAGATCGAGAATCTGTGGGAACGTGCAGTCTGGCTTGCTAAGAAGCGTGACTATACGCTTTGGCGTAACGCGGTCGATAAGTATGTTACGGATACGAAGTTTCCTCTTGCATCGGGTAGCACGAATCGTTGGGAATTCCTGAACTCGTTTAAGTTCACTGTCGAAGAACTTCGTGAAAAGTACAACATCGTTATTCGAGGCTTTCAGAAGCAATCCGGATATCAGCATATGTCTACGCTGAAACCACGTAGTGTGCATAACTCCGTTTACGGTACTTTTAAGGAAACTTGGGAATTTACGATTGACCTGAACAAATCATTTGTCTTCAACGACACTAATGTCGGAGCACTTGAACGAGCCAAGCATCACTGGAAATCTGCGGATGACGTACACCATGCATCCGTCTATGTCATCGATGCATTTGTCAAAGGTAATCCTATCAAGAAGCAGGAATTCCTCGATGCACTGATGAACCCTCCTTCTAATATGTTTTTTAAAGCTAGCGAACTTGCTAAGAAGGACAGCAAGGCTCGTATTGGCAAAAATGTTTCGATTCTGAAGCTGGAAGAACGTCGTCGCAGTTCTTGGAATACTGAATGGGTCTGGGCTGCTGCTGGTAAGATTGACAGTTTTTCTGACAGTGAAACCTTTTACTACGTCGAAATGTCTGCGTGGGAGCCCCTCGATATTCCAGTCGATATCAAAACTCTCCGTCTCCGACTTTATGAATCGGATGTGTTTAAAGGTTCGATCTACGGAGTTCGTAAGTCTGATATCGAAGAAGTTCGTAGTCGTAAAAATTGGGTCAGCCTGAACGAGATGATCAAGTCCTCGCTTGGTAAGTTGGATACTTCTAATGTGATGGGAATGGTCAAACAATCGGTTGACATCAAGGCACTTTACAAGTATATTAACGTTATCAACAAAGTTGATCAAAATAGTCCGTATGTCAAACTGTACAATGTTTTTAAGGATGTTAAAGATGACAGCCCGGTGAAACGTCAAGCACTAGAGTTTCTCTGCAAGAAATATGGAATCACAACTGCTGCAAAAGTTGATCCGAATGCATTGATTGCTAAGTACAATGGAGAAGTTGCAGCGATTTATATTCGATATCCCCTGCTTCGCAGCCTGAGCCACACGGTCGATTCTCAAGCTGTTGCTGAATACATTAACCTCATCGATCAAAACAAAGGAATTTAAAATGAGCTACCCCTATCTGATTCAAGGAAAGGTATAAATACTAGTACGAGGTACTAGTATGAATTATCAAAAAATATACGACACGCTTATAGCAAGAGCTATCGGTAGGAAAAAAATGAATAAACATGATCCTGGTTATGTTTATTATGAACGACATCATATTGTTCCTAAATGCTTAGGCGGCACCGATTCTACTTTAAATTTGGTTTATCTGACAGCAGAAGAACATTGGATTGCTCATTTATTACTAGTAAAGTTGAATCCCGAAAACAATAAATTAGTGTATGCTTGCCAAGCAATGTCGATGTCTGGTGGGAACAATAAGAGAACTACAAATAAGTTATTTGGATGGATCAGGAGAAAGTACAGTAATGCCACTAGTGAGCGGCAAAAGGGCCGCGTTGTAACGCAGGAACAAAGACTTAAAATAAGCTCATCACTAATAGGTAGGCCGGCTCTTCATCAACAAGGCAATAATAACATATCAAAAAGACCTGAGGTTGCCAAAAAAATAAGCGAGTCAAATAAGGGCAGGAAGCAGAATTTCTCGAACCCTGAATTGCGATTAAAAAGAATAAGTGAGGCTAAGAAAGGAAAACCTCACTTATCAGGAGAATCAAACCCTGCATTTAAAGGATGGATTATAGGTACTCCAGTAGAAGGTGGACCTGAGATAAGAATATCATCCAAAAAAGACATGGATTTTTATGGGTTTACCAAAACATCAGTATATAAGTGCGTAAACGGCATTAACCATCAACACAAGGGTTACAAATTTAGAAGAGAAGAATAGCCCAAAAAGCATTGATATTTGCGACATTTTCAGTTAAAATCAACTTTCGTTAATTACACTAAAAGGAACATCATGAATTCGACTCCGGCCTATCTTATTCAAGGTAACAACATTACCGTTGTCATCGACAACAAACCCTACACGATCTCCAAGACTCATATCACCTACAATAAGGTTCTTGAGGCAATCAAAGCAGGTGACTGGGAAGCAGTCAAAGATGCGATTGAACCTAAGAAAATTTTCTACAAGTTTTCTAATGGTGTGGTCAAAATCGAAGACGGCCAGTTCTTCTGGAAAGGTCAACTCATGCATAATGCGCTGACCACTCGTATGATTGAAATGCTGAAGGAAGATTTTCCGATTGACCCGCTCATCAATTTTATGAGCAACCTGATGTCGAATCCCAGCAAGCGTTCAGTCGATGAACTGTATGGCTTTCTGGAGAAGAACAACCTTCCGATTACTCCCGATGGACACTTCCTTGCTTACAAGCGTGTTCGTAATGACTACAAAGATTGTCACTCGGGTACGATGGATAACAGCATCGGTAGTATTGTCGAGATGGAACGCAATCAAGTCGATGATGACAAAGATCGCACTTGCAGCACTGGTCTGCACTTCTGCTCGCATGAGTATCTGAAGAGTTTTGGTGGCGAACGCACGGTGATTCTGAAGATCAATCCTCGTGATGTTGTCAGCATTCCGTCTGACTATAACGATAGCAAAGGTCGCTGCTGCCGTTATGAAGTTATCGGTGAGGTTGATCACACTCCGGATGAGTCTGTTGAATTCAACAAGCCTGTGCAGTCGAACGCTAACTCGGTAAAATCTGAAAGACCCAAAAAGGGAGACTCTGAATTTTATCGTGGGTATTCAGAAGGATATGACGACCTAGACTTTGACGAAACTGTGTGGGATGATGAGGATGCGGATGAGTATGAAGATGGATTCAACCAAGGGTGTGATGATAGGCTTGCAGGAAATCCTGCACGATACGAATTCGATGACTTTTCTGATGGATTTGAGTTTCCTACCCGCATGCCTTAAATAATCATTTGATCAGCTTCGGTTGACATTAAATAAACTCGGTGCTATAATAGCATTATAGTGAATCAAACGGAGCGTCAGATGGAAAAAGAACTGAATCAGTATCTGGAAGCGATTCGTAATGACTATCGTGCGTGGCAGTCGCGGTGCAACGTTGGCACTGGTCTTGACATTGACCGCAAGATCCGTGACAAGATGACCGAAGAATTCTGCGAGAGCCTCTCCTTCAAGGAAGGTGGCAAGTACATCAAGGTCATCCGCGAGTCCAGCGTTCACTCGTTCATCGTCAAGGAAGACGGTGGCAAGTTCAAAAAAGGTGACATTCTCAAGGCTGCTTCTTGGAATGCTCCTGCCCGCAACTTCGCCCGCGGGAACATTCTGAAGGGCGGTTACAAAATTTCTTGGACTGGTGCAGTCTAAGGTTGACAAAAATCTCAGGCTAGTATATACTAGCATCTCTTAGTTAATCACTTCAAAGGAAAAGCAAATGGCTCAAGTTAGCGATCATATCACTGTCACTTCGATTCAAGCCAAGAAGGCTCTCAACAAAGCTATCCGCGTTCAGCGCCCGGTCGTTCTCTGGGGTCCCCCGGGAATTGGCAAGTCGGATGTCGTTCAGCAAATTGCTGATGACCTCGGCGGTGTCCTGATCGACGTTCGTCTCTCGCAGTGCGAGCCGACTGACATTCGTGGTATTCCGTTCTACAATAAGGACCTCGGCAAGATGGACTGGGCTCCCCCGGTCGAGCTTCCCGACGAGGAGTTCGCTTCGCAGTATCCGGCTGTGATTCTGTTCCTCGATGAAATCAACGGTGCTGCGCCCGCTGTTCAGGCTGCTGCTTACCAGCTGATTCTCAATCGTCGTATCGGCAAGTACGTTCTTCCGAAGAACGTGTCTATCGTCGCTGCGGGTAACCGCGACTCTGACAAAGGCGTGACGTATCGCATGCCGATGCCCCTCGCTAATCGTTTCATTCACTTGGAAATGCGTCCTGACTTCACTAGCTGGCAACAGTGGGCCGTCAACAAAGGCATTCACAAGGACGTGGTTGGTTATCTGTCGTTCGCCAAGCAGGATCTGTACGATTTCGATGCCCGCTCGTCGTCGCGTTCGTTCGCTACTCCGCGTTCGTGGTCGTTCGTTTCGGATCTGCTGAAAGACGAGGATATCGATACTGATACCCTGTTCAATCTGGTCGCTGGTACTGTCGGCGAAGGTCTCGCTACGAAATTCGCTGCTCACCGCAAGGTGGCTGGCAAGATGCCCGAACCGAGTGATATTCTCTCGGGTAAGGTCAAGGACCTCGCAGTCAAGGAAGTGTCCGCAATGTACTCGCTGACGATCTCCATGTGCTACGAACTGCGTGATGCTATCGAGAATAAAAAGGTCAAAAGCAAAGAGTTCCACGAAATGGCTGATAACTTCTTCAGCTTCATGATGGATAACTTCGAAACGGAGCTCGTGGTTATGGGCGCTCGTATCGCTCTCAAGACCCACGAACTTCCGATCGAGCCCTCGCAGTTGAAAAACTTCGATGCCTTCTACAAAAAGTTCGGCAAGTACATCATCGCTAGCAACGAATAATTGCTAGATAAAAAGGGGAGTTTTCTCCCCTTTTTATTTTTGTTGACAAAAAATCCAAGGTTTGCTATAATTATAAAATCAACTTAAGGAGTTTTACATGGCGAACACCGCAGTCAAGAACAAAGATCGTAACACCAGTCTCGACAACCTCGTTGGTTCGACCGACGCTAAAATCGACGCTCAAGCCCGTGAGCGTATCGTTACTTCCCGAATTGGTCTGCTGCTGAAACATTCCTTTTTCGGCAATCTGGCTACTCGTCTGCAACTCGTTAACGCGGATGAGTGGCTCCCCACTGCTGCGGTCGACGGTATTCGCTTCTATTACAACAGTCGGTTTGTGATGAAACTCAAGCCCAAGGAAGTCGATTTCCTGGTTGCTCATGAGATTCTTCACCTGGTCTACGATCACCTTGATCGTCGTCAGAATCGTGATCCGCAGATGTACAACATCGCCTGCGACTACGCGGTCAATGCTGACCTGAAACGTCAACGTATTGGTCAATTCATTACGACTGTTCCGTGTCTGTACGAGCCCAAATACGACGGTAAGGCTTCTGAGGAAATTTACGATGACCTCATGAAGAATGTTCAGAAACTCGACCTCGATCAACTGCTTGACCAAATGATCGATCAACACCTCGACGGTGATGATGGTGATGGTGACGGCGATGAAACTGACGGCGAAGGCAAACCGAAAAAAGGTCCTGCTAAGATGTCGGATGCTGAACGTGAGCAGGCCCGTCAGGAAATGAAGCAGGCAATCATCTCGGCTGCTCAGTCTGCCGAGGCTGGTTCGCTTCCGCGGGGCGTCGAGCGTATGATCAAGGATCTGACTAGCCCGGTCATGCCCTGGCGTGATCTTATTCAGGTCAATCTGACTTCTGCTATTCGCAACGACTATAGCTGGATGCGTCCTTCTCGTCGTGGCTGGCACATGGATGCGGTGATGCCTGGTATGACTCCCGGCGAGGAAATCGATGTTGCTGTGGCAATCGATATGTCCGGTTCTATCTCTGACAAACAGGCTAAGGCATTCCTTAGCGAGGTCGTCGGAATGATTGAATCGTTCGATGGTTTCAAACTGCATATCTTCTGCTTTGACACTAACGTGTACAATGCTCAGGATTTCAGTAGCGATAACCTCGATTCTGTCGAAACTTACGAACCGAAAGGTGGCGGTGGTACTGATTTCACTGCGATTTATACGCACCTCAAGGACAACGATAACGTTCCGAAACGTCTGATTGTCTTTACTGATGGTCTTCCGTATGGTTCGTGGGGCGATCCTGACTACTGCGACGTTACGTGGATCATCCATGGTAGCAAGGATATCACTCCCCCGTTTGGTCAGTGGGCCTATTTCGATGACAAATAAGTATTTGGCAATGTGGTGTTCGGAGGGGCTAGAATGCCTCTTCAACATCACTGAGTGGGAAAAGAAAAGGGTGTGGAGTACGATAAAAGATGAGAAACAACCTCAAGCTCCTAACCTGCAAATGCTAATAATCAGAGCAAGGATGAACACTCAACGAAGGTACGAAATCTACGTCTTTAACGCTGATGAAAGTCTGAGTGAATACGATATTGGAAAAGCCTTTAAGGAAGATCCTCAGTATCTGGTAGACTTTATTCGACAACATGGAGAAAAGTTGTACAGTGACTATTCCCCAAACACTGGTAGACAAGTAATCACTTAACTTAAGCCCCGCAAGGGGCTTTTTTTTCGAAGATATTTTTGTCAGTTAAATATGAGATCAAGGAGAAATAATATGAAATTTTTAAGACATATAGGCAAAGTTGGTGATCGTAAAGTAGCAGTAATTTTTAGGGAAATTCCAGGGGAAGATCATATGTGCCTGCTTGTTCATACCGAACTACTGAACTCGCATATTCATGATCCATTGATGCAATGCATTGAGTCTGATATTGGACAAAACAGTGAAAACTTGGGCGACGCACTTAATCGATCTTTTACAAAAGACGGGAAGATTATTCTTCAAGTACTTCACAAAGAAGGCTTATTGAAAAAGATGCAATCATCACAAGTATTGATGACACCTACCCCGACTACAACCATCCGTTTAGATGAACTAAACAAGATCCTAACTGAAATGAAGCAAGGTGAAGAGGCAGTTAAACGCCTAGCTGAACTTGATCGAGCCGCTGGCATGGGACAACCACCGAGTACTTATGCAAAGCAACTTTATGAAGCTGGTGCTAGGCGAGTTACTGAGCGTCCACAGACACAATCTCAACCAGCGCAAAGTGTCCAGGCAGGCGTAAATGGTGCGCTAGATGACGCTGCGTTAGCGAATAACCTAAGGGCACAGGCTGAAAGAATGACTAGAGAAGCAAATGGATTGATGGCTGAAGCAAGTAGATTACTACAAGAGGCAGCGACGATTGCACCTACAGAATCAGTAACACCAGCAACTACACCTGAACCAGTCACAAAGAAACGAGGTCGTCCCGCAAAAGCAAAGGTCACTGCTTAATTTAGATTATGAAAGAAGAACTATACAAGAAATGGGAAGCTGTTCTTGATGGTGTAGAAAAGAGTCGCATCCCTATTAGATTTGTCAAGAAGTTTGTTTGTAAGTTGGAAGGAAGGAAGCAACATACAATTAACATACAGAATTTACTAAAGCAAGGATTAGATCCTGAAGATATCGAAGATATCGTAAATCGTAAAATCGAAGAACTAGATGAGTCTATGGTAAGCTTTGAAATCATTCTCAACATAGATGAAATTGCTAATGTTGTTCAACCAGAAACTGATAAATTACTCGGGAATCTATGAAGGCAATTATAGCATGTGACCCAAATGGGGGAATAGGATATAAAGGCAAACTACCTTGGGAGAAACTCGACGGCGATCTCCCAAGATTTAAAAAACTGACAATGGGCAAAACTGTTATTATGGGAAGAAATACATGGGATAGCTTGCCATTTAAACCATTGTCAGGAAGAAGTTCAGTAGTTGTCACTTCAAGACCACTTGACACAGAATATGAAAACGTAATTACAGTACCATCGCTGGAGAACTTCAAAACGTATGAGGATGATTGGTTAATAGGTGGAGCTTCACTGTTAGAAAGCAGTTGGGGTTTAGTAGAGGAAGTCCATTTATCTAGAACATTTGCCGAATACACTTGTGATACTTTCATTGATCTGATAAAGTTCACAGAGAGATACTGGTGCGAGGTAACGTATACCCAATCAGATCACACCTATGAAATTTGGAGAAAAGTAGATGAAGCAATACTCGGACTTATTAATTGATATTTTAACTAACGGAGAAGAGAGATCAGATCGCACTGGTGTTGGAACAAAGTCTGTTTTTGGTAGACATCTAAGATTCGATCTTCGTGAAAGTTTTCCTGCAATAACGACAAAGAAGTTAGCATGGAAAGCTTGCGTCGGTGAACTTCTATGGTTCATTGAAGGAAGTAATGATGAACGAAGGCTTGCAGAAATCACACACGGGTCAAGAGAAGGACCAGTAACTATTTGGACACCTAACGCACTTGCCCCGTATTGGAAACATAAGGCAACATTCTTAGGGGATCTAGGAAGAGTCTACGGAGTACAATGGCGTCATTTTAATAAGTACACTGAAGTAAAAGACTATGGATCTGCACACGGCGGTGGCGAAAGATTAGCCGTAAACAAAACTGAAGTAGATCAACTAATTAATTTAGTGAATGGACTGAAAACCAATCCTTACGATAGACGACATATTCTTAGTGCTTGGAATCCAGGAGAACTAGATCAGATGGCACTTCCCCCTTGTCATGTCCTTGCACAGTTTTACGTTAGTAAGAACAAACAACTAAGTTGTCACATGTATCAAAGGTCAGTTGATGTATTTTTGGGATTGCCGTTTAACATCGCAAGTTATGCGTTACTGACTCATATGCTAGCACAGGTGTGTGATTATGAAGTAGGGGAGCTAATTATTAGTACAGGTGACACTCACTTATATTTGAATCATTTGGATCAAGTAAAAGAGCAGCTTACTAGAACTCCGCTGCGCCAACCTGTGCTTTGGTTAAAACCAAATATAAAAGACATAACTAAATTCACTATAAACGATGTGAAGCTGGTTGGATATGAGTCACATGGCCCACTTACTGCGCCAATGGCTGTTTGACAAATAAAATTAAATCCTAGATAAATATCAATATGAATTTTATTTTGAACTTCATTCCAGAAGCCATATTCTATCTAGGTGCTTTTATAGGGATAATAGGAATTCTGATCAGTGTCCTATTATCCGCTTTCCCCTTCATTCAAAAGTTTCAGTCTGCACTTACCATCGCATTTACTATTTTGTTTGGACTTTCGATATACTACATCGGTGGAATAAACCAAAAAGAAATTTGGGAAGCAAAAGTAAAAAACTTAGAAATACAATTAGCTGAGGCAAAAGCAAAAAAAGCTGAAGTCGATACAAAAATAGTAACCAAAGTAATAACTAAACGGCAGGTTATCAAAGAGCGTGGAGATGCCATAGTTGAGTACATCGATAGAATACACCCTGTTCCTAATTGCCCTGTTCCTGAAAAGTTGATAACTGCACATAATGCAGCCGCCAAAAATGAAGCAATTGTGGAAGTTGAAAACAATGTAACTACAACCACGCATGATACTGCCGCTAAAAAACCTACACTAAAGCTAGTACCTAAGAAATGAAAAAAGTAATTATCATCGCAGCCTTGGTGTTGACTGGATGCTCAACAACTCTCCCGGTGAAACAAACTTTTCCTGCGTTGCCAGAAGAGCTTCGAAAACCGTGCGAACCACTCCAAACTGCGGATGACAAGGTCGTTCCTTTAAATGAACTAATAAAGATCGTAGTTCGAAACTATATGAAGCGGCATGAGTGTGCTGCTCGATTGGATGCAGTCATTGAATGGCACGATGAGCAAAAGAAAATATTTGATTCCGTAAATTCAGGCAAATCCAAGTAGTTTTTTGTTCCGAATATTTGATAAATAACAATACATTCGGAACAAAAATATGGCCCAAGAAATAATCAACACCGGTGCATTGCCAAACGACGGAGAAGGTGATCCTCTCCGTGTTGCGTTTACAAAAATAAACAACAACTTTTCTGAACTATTCAGTGAGTCATCATCTGAAGGGTCGAACGGGGCTATACAATATAATCTCGTTACAGTAGGATATGGAGCAACAGCACATTCAGTAATAACTGGTGGAGTTGTTACCGACATAGTTATTGACCTAGTAGGTTCTGGTTATAAATCACTTAATCCTCCTTCTGTTAGTATAACTCCTGCGTCGGGAGACACAACAGGGTCAGGAGCTACAGCAATCGCTGAAGTTACGGATGATTACGTTTCTTCTATTTTAATTACCAATGGAGGCAATAGTTATACGTTGCCACCAATAGTAACACTATCCCAGACGTTTGATAACGAATTGAAAGGTAGTGAGGATTTAGTCTATAACTTGGAAGAGCATTCTATAACAATGGGAGCAAACTTATTAGTATTCACTAATAATACATACCAAATAGGTGATACTCACAATAGAATAAAACAAATCTTTCTTAATCAAGCAGGCGCAACTATAGGTAATGTTTCAGTATCAGAAACAGGGAATACGCTTTACTTTCAAGTAAGTGCTAATACGCAGGTTAAGTCAGACATTGTAGTATCAAATATCACCGCACAAAATATCACCGCTGCTTCTATAAATAGTGGAAATGTTTCAGTTTCTGACAAGGTAACTATTACTATTGATAATGATCCTAATCAATCTATCTTAGAAATACCCGTAAGTGATTTTAGTTATGGTAAATTTATGGTATCATCTAGACAGGCTAATTCTCAATTTTATCAATCTGCAACAGTAGACGGAACAAAGAGTTCAGATGGATCATCAGTAAAGTATATGGTTTATGGAACTATATTCAATGGAACAGTTGTTAACTCGTATGATATGGACATCTTTAATGGGAACGTTAGATTGCTAGTTTCTCCTCAACCAAACGAAGTGGTTACGCATAAAGTAAGTTATCAAATAACTAAATAATCGAGAAAAGAATGAGAGCCAGAGAATTCATAAGAGAAACGACAGAAGGTCATTTATCTAAAAGACAGCAAAATCCTACCGTAGGACTTAACACTTTTTCTGACGGGGAACGTTGGAATACTGATTATGTAGCATATAGGTTAGGGGTCGCTGTAGCTAGTACTGACGGAAAAACTGAACCAAACGTTGACGGGAAAAGTTGGGTAGGAAAACGAAAGACTGCACATCCATATACTAAAGAAGAACAAGCAATGCTGAAGAAAGCTTATAAAGCAGTCGGAGCAGATTATGAAGATTTAAACCACGGAGACATGAAGAGTAAGGAATTAGATTCCACTAATAAAACAAGTCCAGTGTTAGGGTTCAAAGGGTTTAAAAATAAATGACGACCTATAAATTTGAATAAGTAACTCTATATTTTACGGAAAGTAATATGATAGACATAAACAAAACACTAGATGTAGTCAAACTTAGATTTTATCAAGAATGGTTGTATTCTACTCATCTATACGATGAAGGCGAATCACAATTTCATCAATCGTTAACCGGGGAAGTTGTTAGAAGATATGTTGACCCACTAGAATTACCTAAGGACAGTAGAATCTTAGACCTGGGATGCGGCCCAGGATACTTCTTAGATGAGATGAAAGCACGTGGATACAGTAATCTATTAGGGGTCACTCTTAGTGCATCCGACATAGAACTTTGCAAAAGTAAAGGTCATTCAGTGCAAGACTATGACATTACCTTCTTACCACAAAGCGCAGGGTTCACGGATGAAAGTGTTGACTTTATCTTTTTGCGTCATGCATTAGAACATAGCCCTTATCCAATCTTTAGTTTAATGGAATATAATAGACTTCTGAAAAATAAAGCTAAAATTTATATTGAAGTCCCTGCCCCTGATTGTGATAGGAAACATGAGTTTAACTCCAACCACTATAGCATCTTAGGTAGCACTCAACTATCAGCGTTATTAGATAGAACCGGGTTTACTGTTGATTCATTTAACAAAATGGAATTCGATGTTTCTTTGAAAGAAGACGATGGTACTTCCAAGCAAAATCTAAGAGAAGTATACTATTGCGTTATTGCAACAAAAAATAGACCATTGGATATAAAATGACTTTTGACGCCTGGAAACAAGCTGCGATTCAGAATAGTTTCCAGCGAATAAAAGAAAATAAAATTGCTTCGATTGAACCTGTCGAAGATTTAGCTGAACTCAAAGCATTGGCAGGGATCAAAGACAAAACTAACATTTCGGGTGAGTTGTCTGTAATCAATCATAACGAAAAGGCTGAACTTATGCGAAAGCATAATATTCAGCCTGGAACACCAGAATGGTTCAAACTTTGGTTTTCAAAACCGTATTTAACAGGAGAGAAACCAATTAAAGACTAAATACTAGTACTATGAGAGCTACCGATTTTATCAGAGACCTGTTGGACATTATCGACAGGATTGACTGCCAACTTACCGATGATGTAATTGATGTTGAAGTAGATGTCGTTCAAGACGTTGAAGAGCTACCGTTTTCAAACACCCCTGATGAAATGTATGCGGACATTGGAAAAGTAACGGTAGATGCAGGCGGAGGAGTTAACGGTCCTAAACACCCAGCAGACATACGAGCAGATAGCGTGGCAATGTACCCCCACCTAGCTTACCGAGGTAAATCGTAATGGCAAATATTACCATTCAAGTTCAGAGTATGCTTAATACTGCGACATACGATTCATATACGGTTTCGGATGCAATCACAGTCTCAACTCTTAAAACAACTATTCAAGCAGCAACTGGGTTCAACCCTTCTTGGTTCAATTTGTATTTTCAATACGAAACCCTTAGCGATACTGATGTGCTTGCCACTAAAGGTATCGTGAATGGATCAGTTATCAGAACAATAAACGTAATTCGTTCTCTATCTTCCAAAGAAGATCGTCAAAAAGCTAAACTTGCTCTAGCAGCACTCGACAGAACTGCCTCAGGAAATCCACGAGATAGTTTTGATATCACTGAGTTGCCCACTCAATATAGTGGTAATACTGTAGTAGATAACCCAAACGTAGGCGGGTTGGTAGAAGGTAGACCTTGGAACTGATATGGGCGTACAAAATCCTAATTCCACTCCATACATTCATCCTGACGAACCAAACTTAGTAAACCTACACAAAGCAATGGAGTATAACGATCAGGGTAAACCTGTCGTTAGAGTTCAAGGCGGAGCAGATACATATGGTGTAAGTGTTAGTTGGGCAGATAGTCCTAGTATTACTTCATTCGGTAGGGCAAGAATGAGTGACAGTCGAATACTAGGGGAGTATCGATATCAGTATGGTGAAGGCACCCTATTTGAGATGAATGACTTCACTGCCGGTGGCGGTAGTATTTCAATGGACTATACTAGGGTATGTGCGTTAGGAAACATAGGTACTGCATCTGGTGATAGAGTAGTTAGACAAACTAAACAGTACCATCCTTACATATCAGGCACTAGTAATCTATTCTTCATTACCTATGTAATGAATGCTCCTAAAGAAAATCTAGTTCAAGCTGTGGGTGCGTTTGATGATGACAATGGTGTATTTTTTAGACTCAATGGACTAATTCCGCAGGTAGTTATAAGAAAGAATGGGGTCGATACTGAAGTAATTGATCAGGATGACTGGAACGTAGACAGAATGGATGGTAGTTTTGCAACAGATCCAGCAGGAAACCCTAGTCACTTAACAATTGACTTTAGTAAGGCGCAAATTCTTACCCTAGACTATCAATGGTTAGGCATCGGTAGAGTTAGAATTGGATTTGTAGTTGATGGCAAGATACATCATGTACATCATTTTCAACATGCTAACATAGTAACCGAAGTCTATATGACCCAACCTAGTTTACCTATTCGTTGGGAAATAAAGAACACAGGAGTAACTGCTAGTAATAGTCAACTTATGATGATTTGCGGCAGCGCATACTGTGAGGGTGCAGACTACGAAACTGGCTGGCAGCGTAGTGTAAGTACAGGTGCAAGTGCAGTTAGTCTTACTTCTGCAAATAGTGCAGCATATGGTCATTGTGTTTTGGCTGTTCGTTTAACAAACACTCAGCAAGGTAGAGCCAATAGATCATTGGCACGATTAAAAAGTTTTAATTTTATCACTGACGTAGACGTTAGATATAGAGTGGTATTGCTTCCAAATAGTATTGCAACATTTGCTACTGCCCCTACTTGGGCAGATATTCCCGGTGCAGGCTGGACTCAATATGCAACAGACATCGCAATGAATCCCGCTTGGCAAGATGGAACAAACTACACAGTATTGTATGATGATTTTGCATTAGGCACTAAAGGCAACAATAATGCAATCGCAGGCACTGAAGATGTAAAGAACAGAATTAGCACTATATATCAGAATTATGCAGCAAATGATAGTCAGTGTTTTGCTATTATAGGATACTATCTCGGTTCAACTGCTGCCGTTAGGGCAAGTATGTCCTGGTTAGAGGTTAAATAAGAATGAGTAAGCCAAAAAATAACAAAACAGTAAATTTAATTAAGGATCCCTATGTAAAGACTTTCTTTAAGGATGAATCCGAATTAGAGGACTTTGTAAAGTGCTCAGATCCTGTAACAGGGCCAATGTACTTCATGAGCAACTTTTTTTATATACAGCACCCAACAAAGGGAAGTATGTTGTATAAGCCATACCTGTATCAAGAAAAGCTGATAGAAACATATCATAATTATCAATATTGCATCAATATGTTATCCAGACAATTAGGCAAGTCTACTAGCGCAGCTGGATATCTACTTTGGTATGCTATGTTTGTTCCAGATAGTACGATACTTATTGCTGCACACAAGTATTCAGGTGCTCAAGAAATTATGCAGCGTATTCGATATGCATATGAAAATTGTCCTGATTATATAAAAGCTGGAGTAGTTACTTATAATAAAGGCTCTTTGGACTTTGAAAACGGATCTAGAATTATTTCGGCAACTACAACAGAAAATACAGGTCGAGGTCTATCTATTTCATTACTGTACTTGGATGAGTTTGCCTTCGTTAGACCCTCAATAGCTGAGGCGTTCTGGGTATCTATTACCCCTACTTTGTCAACTGGTGGTAAAGCGATTATAACTAGCACTCCCAACTCAGATGAAGACCAGTTTGCTCAAATTTGGCACGCTGCTAATAAGTGCGAAGACGAATATGGTAACTCTACAGAAGTAGGTATTAATGGATTTAAAGCTTTTCAAGCTCTATGGTACGAACATCCTGAGCGAGATGAGAAATGGGCTGAAAAGATGAAGGCTCAATTGGGAACTGAAAAGTTCGAACGAGAAATGAATTGTAAATTCATATCAGCAGATGAGACTCTGATAAATCCGTTAACTCTTGCTACACTTACTGGAATTGAGCCAATTGAAAGACAAGGACAAATAAGGTGGTATAAAAAACCAACAAAAGAGGGAATATACGTTGTTGCGCTTGATCCAAGTTTAGGGACTGGTAGTGATCCTGCTGCTATCCAAATTTTTGATGCAACTACTACTACGCAGATAGGCGAATGGAAACATAATAAAACTGATATACCCTCTCAGATACGATTACTTGCTCAAATTAACAAGTATATCGCAGAGTGCACCGGTAAGCCAAATGATATCTATTATAGTATTGAAAACAACACCATAGGTGAAGCAGCCCTAGTTTCATTGCATGAATATGGTGAACACAATATTCCAGGTATTTTTATAAGCGAGCGAGGTAAGAAAAGAAAGGGATTCTTAACAGGACCAAAAACTAAACTTGCGGCTTGTGCAAAGCTTAAGTCTTTAGTCGAGAGCAAAAGATTGACAATTAATAGCAAGAGTTTAATAAGTGAGTTGAAGGTTTTTGTAGCATCCGGTGGTAGCTATGCTGCAAAGATAGGAGACCATGATGATCTTGTAATGGCTGCTCTTCTAGCAGTTAGAGTAATGCAACAGTTAGGGGATTTTTACTTTGAGTTAGAAAATCAAATCAAAGATCACGAAGAGATCATCATGCCCATGCCTTTCTATGCAGTTATTGCCTAAGATCGAATAAATACAGAACTGAGAAAATATTATGCCAAAGAACACGAAATCTATTAATGCTGAACTATTCAATTTACTAAAGTCCAGGGGCTATTCCCCTACGCCATATGATAGTAATGGAAAAGTTGCCCCTGTCATCGACGATGCTGAAGTTTTTCAATTCAATTTCAAAAAAGACGGGATCGATTATGGACCGGTTACATTGTCGGTAGATGGGACAAATGATTTGAAAATTTACTACGGAGATGAAGTTGCAAATAGCCCCAAATCTCCTCAGCTAACCGAACAAGGTGAGCACCGTGACCTATCATGGTATCAACTACTTAGAAGACTGAAGAAGTTTGCTAAAAATAGACAACTTGGGTTCGAACTCTCTGATCAAGATGATTTAAAGTATGACCTGGCTAAACGAGTTCATACCAAAAATATCTCTGAAGGATATCATCCAATGGGTAAACAGAAAAGTTGGAACGATTCAGTTCCAGCAGTTAAAATGATCCTTAAACATTCTAGACCTATAGGAGAAGGTGAACAACGCTTCAGACATGTAGAAAAAATATTCATAGAAAATGCTGAGGGTGAAAGAATTTTATCACCATCTAACAAGCCAGGAATTGCAAGGGCTTTTGCAAGGCATATTGCAGAAGGAGGATCTCCAAATGATGAGAGATGGAATCACATCAAATCTATTTGTGAAGATTATAATAAGCTCGGTGGATTCGTTCGTGCAACTAAGCACGGACAATTCAACGAATCAGCACAGAAATTAGTAGATGAAAGCGTACAACATTATCATGATTTAAGATCCACTCTTCATAGATTATCTAGCAAAAGAGGGTATGGCACTTATTTTGAGAGTTGGACTCCGACTCTCATAGAGGATGATGATTCTGCGTCAGATGATTTGGAAACTATGTTTAGAAATAGCAGAATTGACCCAAGGATCGAAAGTGCATTACCCGTACTAAAGAAAATATCAAAGAAACTGACAGAAATCTCGTTAAATGAAGTCGATGAGCTAGAAGAATGGGCAAATGAAATAATAGACGAAAATTTGTTACCTAACTCACCAGAAGAAATCGAAAAGATAACTGATCTTCTACTAGATGACGAGCCGTTGACAGCAGGTCCGAATGGACAGAATGCAATTAAAACATTGGATGGTTACTTAGAAGACGATGAACTATCAGACGAACTTAAAAAAGTAGGAAGCAAAGATCCAGATTTGGATACTAAGGATACTATTGCAGATTGGATGCATGGTAGACCTGAACCAAAGTTAAAAAACATCGCTTACAAGTATCAAAAAGAAAAAGCAGGGAAACCAAAACAAGTAAAACCAGATATTAAAAAGAAAGAAACAACTCCAAACGAACCTGAACCCATTGCACCGACTCCTGCACCTGCACCGACTCCTGCACCTGCACCGACTCCTGCACCTGCACCGAATCCTGCACCTGCACCGAATCCTGCACCTGCACCGACTCAGCCGCCATTAAAGGAAAACATTTCAATAAAACAGAAAAAAGTAGGACAATTAGGTCCAACAGAAAGAATAAATAAGTCTAACCCCACACGAGGAAAATTAGTAGGTGTGGCGGAAGGCAGTTATGAAGAAACTGAAGAAACTGCTGTAATAAACATGTTTGAAAAACTTGTCAGACAAGGTCGTGATCCGATTGATATGATCGCACATAAATTTGGTTGGGGATCATACGAGCTTGACCAATTAGCAAAAAACCTTGGGTTCAAGAATAATGCCGACTGGGCACAAGGCGCAAAACAAGGGAAAGGTGTTACACAAATAAACCAAACAATAAAGGAAAACATTTCAATAAAACAGAAAAAAGTAGGCCAATTAGGCCCAACAGAAAAAATTGGTAGGTCTAACCCTACCCGAGGAAAACACGCCGGCGCATTAAATGAAGGGCAAGAGATCAGCGACACCCTTCTCAGTAGAGCAATGGATCTTCCAGGAGCACATGAAATTTTCAATCAAGTTATGCGTAAATTTAAAACTGTACGGGATTGGGAAGAAGGATTTCCGCAGCTAACTGACGATCAAGCAAAATATCTAGTTTATTGGCAACGAGAGTACGAGAATGTAAAAAACACTGGTAGAGATGCGATTATTGCACCCTCAAAAGCCCATATTTTGGCTATGTTATATAAAGTCGAACCTACATTGTTTAAATCATCATCTGCATCTACTGTATCAAGACAAGAAGCTGAGAAGTTAGTACAGGACTACATCGATGCAAATCCTAGATACGGAGGATATTCACCAGAGACCCAAAAACAGATGGTGAATCTTGCAATGACAGACCCTAGAAGAAAAAAAGAATGGGAAGACCGTTTAACATGGCAACGTAGTCAAGGCATGCTATTCGATCAACAAGCCGCCGAGAAGTTAGTACAGGACTACATCGATGCGTATCCTAGATACGGAGGATATTCACCGGCAACCCGCACCATTATGGTGCGGGATGTCCTGAGAGACCCTAAAAAAAGAAAAGAATTAGAAAACGAATTAAAATGGCAACATAGCCAAGGTGTGGCGAAAGAATTAAAAGAAGGACAAGAAGACCTAGAAGCAATACTAAGAATCGTCAGAAGGTAATTCTCCCAAAAGCCGCACTTTTTGTGCGGTTTTCCACGGCTGGGCATAAATACATTTGACGTTCAGATGGCATACATTGTATAATGTTTGAATGTTAGTAGTTGTCTCCGACAACACGACATAGGCATACTTAGGCTCAACATAGGCACATTTTAAGGAGAAAAACAAATGGCTACATTAGCAGAAATCCGCGCTCGTATTGCAGCGCAAGAAACCAAAACACAACAAAAATCATCTGGTCCAAGTGACAACGCAATTTATCCTTTCTGGAATATCGAAGAAGGCAAAACTGCGAAACTCCGTTTTCTCCCAGATGGAAACTCAAGTAATACTTTCTTTTGGGTAGAACGTCAGATTATCAAGCTTCAGTTCAATGGAGTTGAGGGGAACCCAAATTTCAAACAAGTTACTGTGCAAGTTCCTTGTGTAGAAATGTACGGTGAAAATTGCCCTGTTCTAGCTGAAGTTCGTCCTTGGTATAAAGACGAAACACTAAAAGAACAAGCAAACAAGTATTGGAAAAAGCGGTCTTACATCTTCCAAGGATTTGTTCGACAAAATCCTCTAGAAGATGACAAGACTCCGGAGAATCCAATTCGAAGATTTGTCATTAGCCCACAGCTAATCCCAATCATTAAAGCTGGACTTATGGATCCCGAAATCCTTGAGCTACCTACTGATTATCTTCGTGGTCTTGATTTTAACATCAATAAGACAAGCAAAGGTGGATATGCTGACTACAGTACTAGTAACTGGAGTCGCCGAGAGTCTCCGCTGACTGAAGTCGAACAAGCAGCAATTGAGACATATGGTCTCAGTAATTTGGCTGACTTTCTTCCAAAGAAGCCGAGTGAAACTGAACTCCGTATTATCAAGGAAATGTTTGAAGCTTCAGTTGAAGGTCGCCCATATGATCCAAACAAATGGGGAGCATATTACAAGCCATACGGACTTGATATTGGCCCTTCGACTCCCAAGTCAGAAAACAATAAAGTAGAAGAAAGCTCTCCTGTTGTGGAAGACGAAGTTGAGGAACTAGAAACTTCATCTCCAGTCGTCATTCCAAAGAAAACTGGAGCAGACAATGACAAAGCAAAAGATATTTTGGCTTTGATCAGGGCTAGACAAGCAAAGAGCTAAGACTCATAGGGTAGTGGTAACACACTACCCTATCTATTAGGGAGAAACAAAATGACCACATCAGACGAACGTTACCGTGCCCTAAGGCAAGGTAAAAAATTACTAGAGGAACTCTGTGATCCAGGAAAGACTCCCAGAGTTCCTAGTATTGTGAGAGATCGAGCAAAATCAATTCTTCGTCATTACCCAAACGAGTATGAACTGGAGAGGATTGCAGACAGTTCACCAGAGTACTTGGATAAAGTCTCGTATCTTGATAGAATGTATACTCAGAATAAAGGAAATTAGAAATGGCTAATCTGAAAAAACTAGCAAAAGTAAATGATTCTTTTACCATCAATCGCTATGACAATGGTTGGATGGTAGAAGTTAGCGGAAAAGATTCAAGCGGGGATTGGAAGACTTGTAAAGTTATGTGCCAATCGGAGCAGGAACTGTTAGACCTTGTATCAGAATACAATTCAATGGAGGTGGATAACTAATGGCTCGTCCTTTTGATGTTGCAAAGTTTCGCAAAGATATTACCAAGAGTATTGAGGGACTGAGTATTGGCTTCAACGATCCTACTGATTGGGTAAGCACTGGAAACTATGCACTAAACTATCTAATCAGTGGCGATTTCAATCGCGGCGTGCCTCTAGGCAAAGTAACTGTTTTTGCAGGAGAGTCCGGATCGGGTAAATCGTATATTTGCTCTGGTAATCTTGTACGACATGCACAAGCACAAGGAATCTTTGTAGTTCTTATCGACTCGGAAAATGCACTCGATGAAGAATGGTTGCATAATCTCGGTGTTGATACTTCAGAAGACAAGCTTCTCAAACTCAACATGGCTATGATTGATGATGTCGCTAAAACCATCTCAGAATTTATGAAGGGTTACAAAGCAATGCCACAAGAAGAACGACCTAAAGTCATGTTTATCATCGACAGTCTTGGTATGCTACTAACTCCTACTGACGTTAATCAGTTTGAAGCAGGTGATATGAAAGGTGACATGGGTCGTAAACCCAAGGCGCTAACTGCTCTTGTTCGCAACTGTGTTAACATGTTTGGTAGTCACAATGTAGGACTAATCGCTACTAATCATACCTACGCTTCACAAGATATGTTTGATCCTGATGATAAGATTTCAGGCGGACAAGGTTTTATTTACGCTAGTTCAATCGTTGTTGCTATGCGTAAACTTAAACTGAAAGAAGACGAAGATGGTAACAAGGTAAGTGAAGTTCGTGGTATTCGCTCTGCATGTAAAGTGATGAAAACACGCTATGCTAAACCTTTTGAATCTGTACAGGTTAAAATCCCATATAGCACAGGGATGAATCCTTATTCAGGACTTCTTGACCTATTTGAAGGCGCTGGGTTGCTAGCTAAAGAAGGAAATCGCCTGTCATACACTACAAAAGACGGTGAAGTTCTCAAGTTCTTCCGCAAAGGATGGGAATCAAACGAGAATGGCTGTTTGGACAAGGTAATGACTGAATTCCAAGGAATTGAAAAATCTAAGATAAGTAGTGATGTATTAATTGAGGAGATCGATACAGAATGAACTTAGATTTTGTTTCAAATGTCTGGGATGGTATAAAACCATACATTGCTGCAACTGATATTGATGAGGTTGCGGATCTAGTAGTTAACCTATGCATTGATAATGACTTTGATGTATCTGAGATTAAAGAAGCATTTCGCGGCGACAAAGAAATTATCAAGGCACTAAAAGCCTTTACTGATCAATCCGAAGAGTATGATGACTACGAAGATTATGAGGATGAGGACTATGAAGATTGGGACTAATCAATCACAATGACCTGGTACACTAAGGTTACTCAGGATTTATCTGCTATTCCTGATTTTGTTGCACATTATGAATCAGAACTATTGTTAGCAAAGAAAGAGATTGCCATTTACGGAAACGTAGAAAAAAATCTTTCTTTGCTACCAGGAGTTACTGAACATCGGTTCGGACAGCTTCAAGAAATTGAGGCTGTACTGAATTTTCTTAATATTCAACTTCGAAAAATAAAACGAAAGCATTTCCAAATGTATTTGGAAAAATACCCAAAAGCATTGTCAAGCCGCGATGCCGAGCGTTATGCTGACGGCGAAGATGAAGTGATTGACTTTGAAATACTAGTTAATGAGGTCGCTTTGCTTCGAAATCGATTTTTGGGCATTCTCAAGGGCCTTGAATCAAAGGGTTTTACATTAAACAACATCACCAAACTGCGATGTGCAGGAATGGAAGATACTTCTCTTTAGGATTAAAATGAAAACTATTTTTGGTAGACACACTGGGTTATTGAGTATCCTCGATGCTTATGACAATGCTCCTTTGGAGGAACACCCTGGGCTAGTAAAAAAAGAAAAATACGAGTCAAAAGAAGATATTCTAGTATTAGCTGCTGCATGCCGTCGACTTGCAAAAGAAGGGGCAAATTTTACATTAACTGATCCCAGTGTGTACAAAAGAATCACTGAAGAAGATCGTGCCAAGGCTCTAGAAATTAGAGAATATTACAAACGTAAACTCACGTGGTCTGCTCTATCCTCCGATCGACCTGAAAGTGGCTTTAGGACTGACTTAGGAAAAATTCTAAATTCAGACGGAAAGTCGTTTGAACCAAATGACTGCAAAGTAGCATATTACATGCCAGATTTCTATGAGTATGACATGACTATCGAAGAATTAAAATCTAAGGTAGTATCAGCATACATCAATGAAAACCCGCATAGTTTTGACTTGTGTACGTTAGAACTTACCCCTGAGTTATCGTTGGCTAACGCAGGAAAAAGAAAAAGACAGGAGTACTGGTTCAAAGACGATAAGAATCGTCCTGCTGTGATTCAAATCAATACACCGAACCCATTGCTTAATGTATGGGAAAGGTTATTTCAACAATCGAAGTCTGTTAGTATTAGGGGACGAGTCCTGCAAAAGACTAGGGATGGATTTAAATTTTCTGTAATTGCAAATTGGGAATTGGTTGACAATCAATAAAAACGGTGTTAAACTGTTGTTCTCTTGAGTGAGATAAATTATGGCATGGATTCAAAACGTTCCTCTCTCTGCTATCCCGAAAGGGCACCACTTTGATGCGGGCGTCAATTCCATGCTCATTCAGATTGTTGACCCTGATCTGGATTTCCCTGTTCCGAAATATGAGTTCAAGGAGATCCATCAGTTCAAGTTTCTTGATCTGGAAAAGGATGATGCTTATGGCGAGGAATTTAAGATCACTGATGCTCAGGCAAAGTCGCTGGTCCAGATTCTGCAACATGCACTTGACAATCACATGAACGTCATCGTTCATTGTGTAGCTGGTGTCTGTCGTAGTGGTGCAGTAACAGAGGTTGGAATCATGATGGGTTTCGATGACACCGAAGTTCATCGTAGTCCCAACCTGCTGGTCAAGCACAAGATGATGAAGTGTCTGGGCTGGACCTATGATGAAGATGAGCCCTATACTGAAAATGGGGCTCCCTTCTACTACGATGAACTCAATAACAAGGTTTTTCTGAGCGACCCAAAGGCTTGACAATAAATCCAGTTTTTGCTATACTTATGAAAGTCGAGTTGCAGGGAATTTGGGTAGTAAAGTTGATCTGAGCAGTAGTAGAAAAAAGGTTGACAATAATACCCAAACTCTGTATAATACTCATATTGACAGTTCAGACAGGAAATCGCAAAATGAGCAAAATCATCGTTCTCTCTGGTTCTTATCGCAACAAACCCGTCATCAACCAAGAATTCGTGCTTGTCAAGGGATTTACGTCCGGCAAGAAAGGTAACTATGTGACCGTCAAAAATGAAGGTCACTTTGATGTTGACATTTCGGAGATCAAAATTAAAGTCGATTCCATTGATCAAATTCGCTTCACGGGCGGTGCTGTCATCACTTCGCAACCCGAAGCTCCCCAAGTTGTTGTTCCCGTCGAGACTGACGAGGAAGCGATGAACCGTATCGCTACCCGTTTCTCGATCCTCGATGAAATGTCGAAGGCTTGCATCAACGGTGACATCCGCGCGATGATCGTCACTGGCCCCCCGGGGGTTGGCAAGTCGCACGGTGTCACTCAGCAAATGGAGAAAGCCTCGATGTTCGACAAAATCGTTGGCAAGAAGCTCCGCTTTGAGATTGTCAAAGGTACGATGTCCGCGATCGGTCTGTTCGCTCTGCTGTATAAGTACTCCGACAAGCAGAACGTTCTGGTGTTCGATGACTGCGACATCTGGGAAGACCAGGATGCGATCAACATCCTGAAAGGTGCTCTGGATTCGGGCAAGACTCGTCGTATCTCGTACAACAAGGATTCGCGTCTCCTGCGTGAAGAAGGTGTCCCGAACACGTTCGACTTTCACGGTTCGATCATCTTCATCACCAACAAGACGTTCGATAGCAAGCGTACTACGAAAATTCAGCCTCACCTCGATGCTCTGCAATCGCGTAGTCACTTTCTGGATCTGACGATCAACACCGAGCGTGACAAGATGCTCCGTATCAAGCAAGTGCATCGTGATGCTGATCCGGGTCTGTTCGTTGATTATGGTTTCTCGACCGAACAGGAAGAGACGATTCTGAACTTCATGTGGGACAATCACACCAAGCTGCGTGAGATCAGCCTGCGTATGACCCTGAAGATCGCGGATCTGGTCAAGATCAGCCCGAACAACTGGCAAGCTCTCGCTGCTGCGACTTGCATGAAGGCTTGATTGGTTGGGGCTTCGGCCCTTCCGTCATTCTAGGAATAGAATATGATCTTCTACAAGATTCGACACAAGATTACAGGACAATTCAGTAAAGGTGGTTCTTCAGTTCATCCCGATGGAGTATATGGTTGGGCCAAGACAGGCAAGACCTGGGACACTTTAGGAAAACTCAGGGCTCATATCACACAACACTTGGGGTTAGATGAATACAGAAAACCAACTGATATGTCTAATTGGGAAGTAATCGAGTATCACTGTGAACCGCAACCGCCAAAAGGTATCCATGAGGTAATCGATCCTAAAAAGTTGGTAATTCTTTTAAAGAGATAAATCTTAAACTCTCATTTCCCCAAGGGCTTAACAGGCCCTTCCTTTTTGTTTGTGTCGGCCGTCGCTAAGTAGTATACTCACACTTTAGGTCCACAAACAAAACTATATGTCAAAACAATGTACCATTATCATCACAGATGAAGTCAACTGCAAGATACAAGGCTTAACACCTGAAGATAGACGCACACTAACCAAAATGTTCTCATATGAAAAGCCAGGGGCGAGATTTATGCCTGCTGTGCGACTAGGCAGGTGGGACGGAAAAGAAACCTATTTTGGGTTAGGAGGTGGAACTTACATAAATCTATTACCTGAAATCGTTCCATTATTAGATCAAGCCGGATACGATATTGAGCTTGACGATCAAAGAACTTATTCAGGAAAGTTCGAATTTGATAAAGTGACAGAATCAACCTTTTCTAGTCACAGTTGGCCAAAGGGACACCCTAAGGAAGGTCAACCTATTCAACTAAGGGATTATCAAGTCGAGATTATAAACACGTTCTTGTCAAATCCTCAAAGTGTCCAAGAAATTGCAACTGGTGCGGGAAAAACAATTACTACAGCCGCATTAAGTTATAGTGTTCAGTCTTACGGTAGAAGCATTGTGATTGTCCCGAATAAAAGTCTAGTTGTGCAGACTGAAGAAGATTATCGAAATGTAGGATTGGATGTGGGAGTTTATTTTGGTGATCGAAAGGAGTGGGGGAAAAAGCATACTATTTGCACTTGGCAGAGTTTAAATAACCTACTTAAAGATACCACTTCAGGCGAAGCAGAGTTTACAATACAAGACTTCTTGGAGGGAGTGGTGTGTGTAATGGTCGATGAAGTGCATATGGCAAAAGCTAATGCGTTGAAGACGTTACTAACGTCTGTTTTTGCTAAAGTTCCGATTCGATGGGGATTAACAGGAACTATTCCAAAAGAAAAATACGAGAACCAAGCAATCTTTGTTTCACTTGGCAATGTTGTAGGCAAACTAAGTGCGAGTGAACTACAGGATAAAGGTGTGCTTGCTCAATGTCATGTAAATGTAATGCAACTACAGGACAAAGTTGAGTTCAGTAACTACCAAAGTGAACTAAAACATTTACTAGAAGACAAGAAACGCTTAGACGCTATTGCACAAATGGTATTGGAAATAAAAGAAACAGGGAATACTTTAGTATTAGTAGACAGAATTGGAGCAGGAAAAGAGCTTATTAGTAGACTACCAGGTTCAGTTTTTGTCAGCGGGGAAACTAAACTTACTGAACGCAAAGAAGAATACGATGAAGTTGCTACAGCCAGTGAGAAAATTATTGTTGCAACATATGGTGTTGCGGCAGTAGGTATCAACATTCCTCGTATATTCAATCTCGTACTGATCGAACCAGGTAAGTCTTTCGTGAGGGTGATTCAATCGATTGGTCGAGGTATTCGAAAAGCAGAAGACAAGGACTTTGTTCAGATTTGGGATATCACTAGTAGCTGCAAGTTCTCTAAGCGTCACTTAACTAAAAGAAAGCAATACTACACTGAAGCAAAGTATCCACATACGGTAAAGAAAGTAACCTATTAAGTTGACTTTCTACATTGTTTTGTGTAAGATGTGATAATGAAAATTTTAACATTAGATAACCTAAGCTATGATTTATCTACACTGCCGGAAGAGGTAGACGATCTAAGATTTGCTATTTTGGACAATAGCAATCCTAGCAATGTAGACTATTTTTACATTCCACTGATATTCTTGGAGAGCTTCAATAACCCTGCATTAGTACTACAAGTGGGAGATCAAACTATTAAAATGCCAGTAGATTGGCAAATTTTGATTGGAGAACCCGAGATGGGTGATCTAGAAACATTACCATTGACTAGCATCAATGATAGAGGGTTTAAAGCATTTGAATTTAACCCATTGAGTTCATTCAAACCCACTTTCCTAAACGTAGAAATTATGGACATATATCAGGATGTAACTTGGTATGCACCCAGACTAAAAAATGGACAGTTTCTTTGTGTTCCAATCGAAGATGGACCTAAGCCAAGGTGTGTTTATTTCATCAAAGATACGAGCAGGCAAACTGAAATCGTAGACTACAACCAGTGTTTCTAAATGGCTAAGAAAAAGCAACCAGTAAATGCAGACGAGAAACTTGAAGATCAAGACCTAAACATTTTTGATCTTCTTACTTCTGCTGACAAGAAAAAATATGATTTCTTTGATACTCTTTCAGAAGAGCAAAAGAAAAAATTTGCATATTTTATGGTGACTCAATGGATGAGTTCTGTTTCGTCAAAGACAGAAATTCAACAGTATTATCTAATGAGTGTCAATGAATGCTGCAACAAATATATCTTTGATGAAAAAGTTAGAAACCATCCTAAGTTACAATGGCTTCTGTTATGTGCAAGCAGCCCTGGAATAGGCACTCAACGACATCAATGGATTCCTCAGCTATCAGCTAGAATTACCTCACTACGAGACTCGGCAGACAAACCAACTGTAAAAAAGTACTTCAGTGCTATGTATCAAGGTGCGTCAACTGAAAGCATCAATGAGGTTGTAGATGTTTATGTACAAGACCATAAGAAAAAATACTATCTTGCACAGAACTACCCAAACTTGAAGTTAGCAGACATTGAAACGTTGGCTCAACTAATTACTGATGAAGACATTAGGAAAAATGAACGAGACAAAGGAAACGACTAAGTTCGGATGTGATTTTTGCAAGAGAAGCTTCGTCAAAGAAAAGACGATGCTAAGTCACATTTGCGAATATAAAAATCGATGGTTAGATAAAGACAAAAAAGGAAACGTATTAGGGTTTCAATCTTGGTTGCAATTCTATGCTAAGACGACCGCAAGTAAAAAGAAAAACAAAACCTATGAGGAATTCATCAAGTCTGCGTACTTCATCCCATTTGTAAAGTTTGGAAACTATTGTGTGGACGTTCGTGTTATCAATGTTAGCAGATACGTTGATTGGTTGTTAAAATTCAACGTTAGGATTGATGATTGGACAAGTGATACAGTTTACGGAAGATACTTGTGTGATTATCTCAAAACAGAAGACCCGTATGATGCCGTTAGGCGTGGTATAGAATACTGTATGGATCTTGCAGAACAGGAGCATATACAGCCTGGAGACTGTTTGAAGTTCATTCACCCAAATAAAATTTGCATGGCAGTAGCCAACGGAAAGATAAGTCCTTGGCTTCTCTACCAAAGTAAAAGCGGAATAACGTTTATGGAAAAGCTAAACTCAGATCAAGTAAAGATTGTGTTTGACTACATTGATCCTGAGTTTTGGGCATTAAAATTTAAACGAGATCCAGATACTACTAGCAAGATAAAAAGTCTATTGACGGAAGCAGGATACTAATATGAAAAAGATTGCCTTAATCTCAAGTGCAATAATTGGTTGTGGAGGCGGTGGTGTAGGGAAAACTTTGGTGAGCGTGGTTACGGATGGGATTTTTATTTTTCCTATTCGAAAGAAACAGTTCAGTTGTCAATTTGGGATGAACGGATAAAATTTATATATGATATGTGGATTAAGTGATGTATAATGACGGATACACTTGGGATCTTGACCCAAATGATAAAATGGTAATAGTAATCAAACTGAATGGAGACAGAGTTATGAGTATCTATTTGGGTGAAGCTATTGAAAGCGCTGGTTATCATGCGGTCATGAACCATATTGATGAAATAAATCGTTCACCTTGGATTCACGCTTGGCATAGTGAAAGAAAAGCAGAAGTAGTCAAAATTTTAAAGGAATAAAAATGGCTGATCATATTATGATAGACTTAGAAACACTGGATACTGCACCCTCATGCGTAATACTTAGCATTGGTGCGGTAAGATTCGACCCCAAAGGAACTGGCGTAGCAGAGAAGTTCTCGATGAAACCGAATGTCGATGAACAACTTGCACTAGGTAGAACAGTTAGTGAAGATACGCTTGCTTGGTGGGCCAATCAAACTAAAGAGGCACAAGACGAAGCACTAGGAGATGAAGGTAGAGTTCCTCTAAAAGAAGTAATGGAGGCACTCTACCGTTTTTGCTGGAATAAGAAAGCAGTATGGAGTAATGGTGCAGCCTTTGACATTGTTGCTGTCGAGACTTGCCTACGTCAACTCGATATGAAAATTCCTTGGCCCTTTTGGTCTGTAAGAGACACTAGAACCCTCTATGACATTACAGGAGTTTCTCTAAGAGACGGAGGGGCAGTGACATCACACAAAGCAGTAGAAGATGCCGAACGACAAGCTATCGTTGTTCAAAACGGGTACAAAAAATTGATTGATGCAGGATTGATTATCTGATGAATAAACATAGATGCGGGGACGTAGACATTGATTTTGGGAACAGAGACAGTATATTGAAACTTATCAGACATACTCCTGCTGCAATGAGGAAGCTGAACCCAATACGAAAACACGCGACTGGCATCTATGTTACTGAAATTCCATATGACGCTATTAACAATATGGCTAATATAGATTACAGTGAAGCCGAAGATCGCGGGTATTTTAAGCTTGATTTTTTGAACGTGCATGTCTACAGTCAAGTAAAAAATGAAGAACATCTAGTTGAGCTAATGCGAGAACCAGATTGGTCTAGGCTAAAAGATCAAGAGTTTGTCAATCAAGTTATTCATATCAATAATCATTTTTCTTCCCTGAGAAAGATGCCTGAACCTATAAATAGCATAAACAAGTTAGCAATGTTCTTAGCTTTAATCAGACCAGGTAAGAAGCACTTAATTGGTAAACCTTGGAAAGAAGTAGAAAAGGATATTTGGGATAGAAAAGTTACTGGGTATACGTTTAGAAGAAGTCACGCATTAGCGTATGCTCAACTTGTAGTTGTACACATGAACCTAATAACAGAAAATGAATTATTCACTAGTACCTGAATCAGATCCAGTACTTAACTTACTTGCTTCAAGGTGGGATTGGCAAGAAGACGGAGACCCTAGCTCTTTGATAGAAAGTATGTCCACAATCATGAAAGATAGCGGTGGAGTTGGAATTGCTGCCCCGCAGATTGGCGTAAGTAAACGGATTCTACTAATATGTCATAGTCACGGTAATATACAAGAATATATTAATCCAATACTTACTCATGCAGAAGGAGAAGTATTAGACACAGAGGGATGTCTAAGTTTTCCTGGGTTATGGTTAAAAGTAAAAAGATATCAACGAATCGAAGTTCACTATGAAACAAAAGAGAAAATTTCGTTGACTAGGTCACTAGAAGAGTTTGAAGCTAGGGTATTTCAGCATGAACTTGACCACTTAGATGGTACTACATTTACGAAAAGAGTTGGGTCATTAACGTTAGCACTAGCAAGGAAAAAACAAAAGAAGGCTAAATCCTACGGACTAAAGTGATAGATTTTCGTTTGTTTTTTCTGCCACTCAAATCTAGCATACTACATACAGGTCCATGTAATATAGTTAAACTCTTATTATTGAACGTTTTCAAATAGGGCTTGAAAACAGCCCATTCTGTTTTTAGGAAAAGGTTTATGGAGATTTTTCTATTACTTTCTCCCCACCATATATCACCTAATTCCAGAAATTTTTCTTTTAGCTCGGGGTAGATGATTGCACCATAATCATACATTGACGTTATCACATCGTCACGATTTTGAATGATACCTACATACTCTTGACCGGCGTACGAACAAACTGAAATAAACGGGTGTGTATCTGTTAACTTCTTGAAAAACTCGTTGTGATCCATTTATCTCTTTAAAATTATGTTTTATTTATACAAGGTTTCTAATTTGGGAAATAAATATACTTAAAGGAGATTGTCTTGTATTCCACTGCTATGTTTTTCTACGTTCCTCGTCAACAGGTAGTCTTGAATTACGGAAACTCTCCTAGGAGATACAACACTGTGTACGCAAAAAACCTCAAACTACACCGCGGTGTAGACAACAGAATTCAGTTCCAACTGATAAGTCAAGAACAAAAACCAATCGATATCACTGGGAAGGAGATTACGTTTAGGTTGATTGCCGCAGACCGTAAATCTATCCTACTACAAAAAGCATTAGTATCCGTGTTGCCTATTACAGGAATAGTTGAATTGCAAGTTCATGCAAATGAGATACAACACATCAAGCCTCAACTATGTTCTTACTCATTAGAAATACCAGTAAACGAGTTTGATCTTCCTGTATTTGTAGACGCTGACTCCGGTGCAAGAGGTGTAATTGAGGTTGTGGATAGTGTACTTCCAAAATTCACTAGTTCATTCCAAGTTACCATACCTGATCACGGAGCCTCTCCTTACTACAGTAGTGTTCTAATTAACGCAGGAAACAAGACACTAACTGTGCAGTCATATATGACTGACTTCACTGGAAACGTTAGAATACAAGGTTCTACCATACCTGATACAGATTGGTATGACATTGGACCGATCCATACTTATGACAATTCTTCATCCTGTGATTCGTACAACATCGAAGGATTTCACCCGTATTTAAGAGTTCAAATTAATTCTGAATCTGGATCAATAGACAAAATCTTGGTAAGATAAAGTTTGTTTCTTTCACTCTAATCTGCTATACTGATCGAATGTTTGACATTCTATCCATTGTTCCTGGGAACAAAAAACAATCAGCAAGTGGCTGGTACACTTGCAATGGAATCTGTTGCTCACATCGAGGTCATAGACCAGATACTCGTCATAGATGTGGCATTAGACTAGAGAGTAATAATTGGGTAATTCATTGCTTCAACTGCAACTTTAGTTGTTCCTTTATTCTAGGAAAAAGCATTTCTGCTAGAACCAGGCAGTTCTTGACTTGGTGCGGTGTTGATAATGAACAAATACAACGTTGGAACATTGAATCTCTACAGAAGAAAGACTTACTAGACTTCACTACAAGAAAAACAGTAAATCTAAAATTCAAAACCAAGGTTATTCCAGGAGAGGAACTCAACTCATCTAACAAAGATCACAAACCCTTCGCAGAGTATTTGATTAAAAGAAAAGTTCCGCTAAACGCATTGCCGTTTCATGTATCACCCAACGATACAGGAAGGAACGCAAATAGGATAATCATTCCTTATATCTTTAAGGGTAAAGTAGTAGGTCATACTAGTAGATACTTAGACAACAAAACTCCTCGCTACATCAACGAGCAGCAACCAGGCTATGTTTTTAATATTGATGCACAACGCCCCGATTGGCAGGTATGTATTGTAACTGAGGGCATCTTTGACGCTCTTAGTATCGATGGTGTTGCTTTGTTGCATAATGATATCAGTGAAGATCAATCCATTTTGTTGGCTTCTTTAAATAAGAAAATTATCTTTGTGCCTGATCGGGATCCATCGGGGTTAAAGCTGACTGATCGGGCATTGGAACTGGGCTATAGCGTAAGTATACCAAATTGGGATAAATCAGTAAAGGATGTAAACGATGCAGTAGTTAAATATGGAAAACTTCCTACACTACTAAGTATCTTACAGTTTGCAACGAACAGCAAAATCAAAATTGAAATGAGGAAAAAGAAAATTGAGTAAGGATTACGGTATCGATGTGCAGAAGGTGTTTCTAAGGGTAATGATAACCAATGCGGAACTTTATGTAAGAGTCTCTAACATATTCAATCCGCAAAACTTTGATAAGAATTTACGGCCAGTTGCAGAATTTTATCGTGAACATACAGAAAAGTACAAAGTTTTACCTGATCCAATTCAAATTAAAGCAATCACTGGTATTGACATCGATCCGATCGATGAGTTGACTGACGGTCACTATTCTTGGTTTTTAGAAGAATTTGAGTCGTTCACAAAAAGGCAAGAACTTGAGCGAGCGATTCTAAAAAGTGCTGACCTCTTAGAAAAGGGTGAATTTGATCCAGTTGAAAAGTTGATCAAAGATGCAGTTCAAATAAGTCTTCAGAAGGATATGGGAACTGATTATTTTGCCGATCCAAAATCAAGACTAACCTCGTTAAAATCAAGCAATGGACAAATCAGTACAGGTTGGGTTAGCATGGATCAAAAACTGTATGGTGGATTCAATCGAGGCGAACTTCAAATTTTCGCAGGCGGTTCAGGTTCAGGTAAATCGTTGTTTATGCAAAACTTAGCTGTCAACTGGTCACAGCGAGGGTTGAACGGAGCATACATTACTCTAGAGCTAGCAGAAGGGTTATGTGCCATGCGAATTGACTCAATGATGACTGCCACTAATAGTAGAGAAATTTTCAAAGACATTGACAACGTTGAAATGAAGGTTAAGATGATGGCTAAGAAAGCAGGTAAACTTAGGATCAAGTACATGCCTGCTCAATCGACAGTAAACCATATCCGTGCGTATTGCAAAGAACTAGAGGTGCAAACAGGAACGAAGCTAGATTTTCTGTGTGTAGATTATCTTGATCTTTTGATGCCAGTATCAGCGAAGGTTAGTCCTAGTGACTTGTTTGTAAAGGATAAATATGTGTCTGAAGAACTTCGCAATCTTTCGAAAGAACTTAATGTACTGTTTGTTACTGCCTCGCAATTGAATCGATCAGCGGTTGAGGAAGTTGAGTTTGATCACTCTCATATTTCAGGTGGTATTTCAAAGATCAATACAGCAGACAACGTGTTTGGTATTTTTACTAGTAGGCATATGCGAGAAAAAGGTCAATATCAACTTCAGCTAATGAAAACCCGATCAAGCTCGGGTGTGGGACAAAAAATTGAGCTAGAGTTCAATGTAGAAACTCTTAGAATTACTGACCCTGAATCAGATGAAAATGCACCTACCGTAAGCTATAAACCTCTTAGCCAAGGAGGTAGTACCAACAACATTATGAGTAAGATCAAAACCAAATCGGAAGTAATTGATCAAGACACGGGTGAAATTACTGTAGATAGCCCAGTAAAGAAAATAGTGGCGGATGTTCGAGGGTCTAAACTAACATCACTTTTAAACAGTATCAAGAACGATAAATAAGTTTACTATGCAAAGAAAAACTAGGAGTTTGTTAGAGGAACTTGAGGAGCTTGGAAAAAAGCATGATACTAGGCATGTAATTGAGAACCGAGCTTCTAACATCATTGCTAGCGCAATAAATTTACTTGAAATGATCGAAAAGCATTATGGAGTTGATAAGGCTCAGTTGCTTGAGAGAAAGTTACTGAGCGCCATAAAAGCGAAAGATCAGGCAAGATTCTCTAAGTCACTCAAGAAAAATAGCGACCAGTAGATAGTTTTTTTATAATCGGCATAAATACAATCAGAGCATTTAGCTCATATTTTTTAAAGGAAAGATATCATGGCATTTTTTACTCGTACACACGGTGGTTCACAGCCAGTATTCGCAATTGACCAATTGAATGGTACACAAACTGGTACTATTTCTGCCGACGCAACAGTTCAAATCGCAGGTCCAAAGTTAGATTTCTTCAAGATTCTAATCAAGGATGTCGGCGCATCAGCAATCGATCTTCGTGATCAAATGGACACCGGTGGTGTTGTCGAAGTTGTTCTTCGCACATTGACCCAGCTTGCAACTCTTCACTTCTATCAAGTAGAAGGTGATGCAACTGGTCAAATCAGCGTTGCAGTTTATTCAACTGGCGCCTGGGCTGCTGCTGACCTCGAAGACGCAATTCAAGCACTAGGCACTGTTAACTCCAAAGACGTTAGCGGTAGTTTAGTTACAAACGGCGGATTCAAACTAGCTTAATAGTTAGTTACTCACAAAAACCCGAGAATTTCTCGGGTTTTTTTACCTTCATAAATATCTCTATGTTAAAAATACGATGTTACACACTGTTCGATATAGAAAGAACCGGAGTTAACAGCCGTAAAGTCCCTATGGGAACAGCTCCTGAAAAGGTAGTTGAATGGGAAATGAAACGCAACAAGCAATGCAATTTCGATACAGTTTTACAAGTTATCTCTCTTAGAAGCCAACCAGAAAATATTTCCGACCCAGTAAAATTTTCAGTAGAATTTAGCAAACAAGATTACTTTGGGTTTTTATATGAGGGAGAGGAAAATCAGATAGGATGGACGTTTGATTTTACTATTGCACACAAAGATGTATTTGCAAATGAAACGGGAGAATTGGGCGAGTTATTTATAGATTGTGATAATGTGCCCATGATCAAGACTGGAAACGAATGGAGTAAGCTTGACTCGTTGTTATGTACTAGTCCTGACCTTAGGAACATATATTTTGAGGTAATACCTAATGAAGAATGACGATTGGACCAAGCTTGAAAAACTTCTTGATCCAAAGACAATAAGAAGGATCAAAGATATAATCATCTTAAAAGATGAAGAGACTGGTAACTATGAAATATATGGTGACTATACTATTCAAAAAAGAAATGACATTGTATGCGTCACAAAGAGCACCAGTGATACGACTTATTTGTTTGGGTCTATAAAACACGCAATAACATGGATAATCTTAGACAAGAGAAACAAGATACTAGAAGCAAACAGAATTCTCGACCTAGATACTAAACTAGCAGGCGTTGAAACCGATATTTTTATACATAGAAAACTAGAGAAAAAATCTAAAGACCCTGATGCCAAATTCTTGTACTTGACAAAATTACAAGAAGACAAGCTAAAGAAAAAAAGACTTCAACTTGAAATGGAATCGCAGATCGATTCTGTTTACAATTGGCAAATACGAAAGTTTGAAGAACAAGCCAAGAGCAAGTAAATTTTTATTTCTTGCATAAATACACTATCAACATTTTGGAACTACCATGAAACTTAATGAATTTAATAAATCACCTAGCATCGTAACAAAACGTGCTTTGAAAGAACACTATGATGTCAAGTTACCTTTGAACAGGATGAATTTGAGCGAAACTAGCAAGATGCTTAGAAAGGTTAGATCATTGATTGCCGAAGCCAAATCATCTAGCATTTCTCATAGAAGGGAAAAAGATGCTTCTTACATGAAATTGGTATTCATGGAACAAGCACTAGTTCATCACTACGGTAATCTAAAAGCGATGCCTGCATACAATCAGAGAATCGTAGTAGAAAACGAAGAGGTACAAAAATCTCAAGTCATTCTTTCTGCACAAGAGCTATCAGATTCTATTCAAAAAATGATTGAAGATGTTAGTGACATGTTGGTTAAGGAACTTCCTGCAATCACAGATGGCGTCAACAATGAAATCGGTGCAAATGAAGGTTCTCAGTTCAACAGTCAAATGTCCGAGGCACTGACTGCTTTACAATCAGCACTAACTCAAGCTAAAACTGGAGTTGATGGTGCGATTGGTGTAGTAACTGGTCAAGGTGGAATGGACATGGAAATGCCTGGTGAACAAGGTGCAGAAGGCATGCCTGATATGGGCGACGAAGAAATGGGCGACGAAGAAATGGCCGACATGGGCGACGAAGAAATGGGAGGAGAAGCTCCTATGCCCGAAGAAGAACCAGATGATGAAGGTTCTGACGTAGGCAGAGAACTTAGATAATATGCGCCTTTATGAATTTGCTAGTGACGACCCTTACCGTGTTGCATTGACCGCGGTGGTTAGTCAATATAAAGCTAGGTTAAAGGATTCTAACTCAAAACAGAATCCTAGAACTGATGCATTCATAAACTTTTTGGCAGATAATGGATTCCCTGGACTTAACTTAGATGAACTTATCTCAATGCAAAAGCAAGAGCCATTGAAGAATCTCATTAAAAACATAAGTGGGCGTGAAGTAACATTTTTTGATGCAGACGAAGAAGAAATTACTAGTGATATAGATCAGGATAAGAACGAAAAGATCGTACAGAATCTTGCCAAAAAAGCATTAAAATAACCTAAGTGATTGTACTAGTAGTAAAAAACTAGTACAATCACCTTATCATGTACAACCCTAATAAATTCAATTACATCCCTTTCAAAAAAGAAACAGTCGATGGACAACGAAGATATTTGTCTCCTGAAGGAGACAAATTACCTAGTGTCACTACTATTCTTGAAGCTACTAAATCTGAAGAAAGCAAAAAAGCATTATACGAATGGCGAAAAAGAGTAGGCACCGTAAAAGCGCAAGAAATAACAACTGAAGCTGCTAGTAGAGGCACTAGAATGCACAAGTTTCTAGAAGACTTCATAAAAACTGGGCAATTAACCGAGTCAGGATCAAATCCATATAGCATTCAAAGCCACAAGATGGCTGAAGCTATTATAACGAACGGATTATCCAAGTGTAATGAATACTGGGGAACTGAAGTACCGTTATACTTTCCCAAAATTTATGCTGGTACTACTGACCTTGTTGGTGTGCATGATGGAGCTGAATCCATTATGGATCATAAACAAACCAATAAACTCAAGAAGCGCGAATGGATCGAGGATTACTTCGTTCAATTAGCAGCATATGCAACTGCACATAACGAAGTTCATGGAACTAACATACGAAAGGGTGTAATTTTCATGTGTTCTGCGGATGTTGTATACCAAGAGTTTATTTTGGAAGGCAATGAGTTTGACAATTATACGAATACTTGGTGGAAAAGAGTAGAACAGTTCTATCTTCAACAGTAGCCAAATTGATTCTTCCTGAACTATTCGCCGAAGCGGTGATAAATACAACATCAGGAAGAGTTAATAACTATGGCTATTGTCCAAATTTCAAGAATTCAACACAGAACAGGTAGAAACGAAGACCTACCTCAATTAGCAGAAGGTGAACTTGGGTTTGCCACTGATCAACGAAGATTATACATAGGAAATGATGCGATTCAATACCCGGCATCATCCGGAACTACTACTCAAACTGAAATTCTAACAGAATTTAGTGAGATAAGTTTTAGTCAAATTAGGGGAAGTAGCGGGGCAGAACTAAACATAATAGAACCGCTCACTGAAGGTCAAGTACTAGTTGTAGAAGCAAATACAACTGCAGGGTTGACTCCCACATATAGTATAGTAAATAGAGGCGGAGTATCTGGGTATTCAGGCACTGGAAACATTCACTTAGGTGATATCAACAACGTAAAGATCCTAGGTGGATTTAATAGTTGGGTTTTAACAACAAAAGGAAATGGTGACCTAGTTTGGGCTCCATCTGGTCTTACAATTTCAGACATATCAAACATCACGTTTGACAGCGGTGCTGCAAATACCACCCTTATCACAACAGACGATGATCATAACATTGTATTAGGACGTCTAGTTACAATAACGGACGTTGAAGGATTTTTAAATCTTATAACCGGCACAGGCACTATAACTTCAGTAAGTTCAAGTAATCTTGTTACTTCAACATCCAATGCAAGCTTTGGTTCAATTAGTATTGGAGATTTCTTAACTACTAGTGCAAACGTAATACTTGGAACAGTTGATGCTGTTTATTCCGCTAATAGTACAATTCAACTAACCGCAAACGCATCTACATCTTATACCGGTGGATTTAGAACAGGAAAAAATGGAATCAATGGTTATACTCCGTTGTATGCAAAACCAACTGGGATAGGAAACCAATTTTGGGTATATACTGCGTTTGATGCGAACACTAGTACTGCAAGTGGTTCATTTGATTCCACTGGATTTAGTCCATATGTTTCAGGAACAGGTAGAGTAACGTCATCTACAGCCGGTGGAGGCGGAGGTGGGATTACTCTAACAGGCACTACTAATACACAGGTACTGTTCAATAATGCAGGTACACTGGGCGGTGAGGCTAATTTAACATATGACAAGACATCAAAGCAACTATCTGTTACTTCACTAAAACCAAACGTAATTGTTGACGGAAGCTCTTCGTCTGGTACTTCAGGATTCGTTCTGTCTGCAACTGGTGCAGGTATTGCTTGGTTACCGTCGTCTTCATTACAAGGAACATCAGGCTTTTCAGGGTTAAATGGCACCATCGGTGTTAACGGAGCTTCAGGCTTAAGTGGATATAGTGGTGTTTCTGGCTCAGGCATTTCTGGTTTTAGTGGCATCAGTGGATACTCGGGTATAAGTGGCATCAGTGGATACTCGGGTATATCAGGTGGATCAGGATGGAGCGGATTCAGTGGAAGATCAGGATATTCCGGTATATCAGGTTCAAGCGGAACATCAGGATGGAGTGGATTCAGCGGAACATCAGGATGGAGTGGATTCAGTGGTGCACTTGGTACATCAGGCGTTTCAGGTCGAAGTGGTTACAGTGGTTA